GGTTTTTTTCATTTTTTTTAATACAGGTTTTTTTCATTTTTTTTTATACAGGTTTTTATCTATTTAAAAGGCCATAGAGTTTGAGCGCATTAGGCACGGTTGCTCCTCATTTACAGGCTCATAGGCTATAGAGGTTGAGCGCATCAAACACGGTTGCTCATCATTTACAGGCTCATTGTTTACAGGCTCATCATTTACAGGCTCATTGTTTACAGGTTCCTCTTCCTCTTCTTTGTGGCCCGTAAAGCCAAGTCCGTAGTGGATCGTATATTTATCTGTGCGTCCGCCCAGCTCGCTGATGGGGTTAAGCGGTTCTACGCGCCCACTGTGTCTGCGCCCGAGTCCGGAGCCTTTAACGAAGCCCATTTTACTCATTTGGGTAGTTGCACTTTTGCCGTATTTTTCTTCGAGGGTAAGCTCTTTTTCCTCCTCCTCTTCTTCTATTGCAATGTGAACTGGCGAAGTGGAACGGTATTGTTCTTCTTCTTCGCGCCTCGCCTCTGCGTGGCGTTCAAGTGCCTCTGCGTGTTTGGCGCGCTCTTCCTCTTCGTATTTTGCCTCTTCGCGATCCGTCACTTTTTGAATACGGTAGCGAAGTTCGTTCATGGCGCGAATACAGCTTTGGTACTCGCCCCAAAACTGAAACTCCTCCTTTTCGCGGTCGTGGAAAATGAAATCGATGCCGTGATTTTTACTAGTAAGTTTCAAATAATAGTTGTCTTTGCCTGTGATAGCGCTAAACAAGGCATAGCTTCTGGGCGCAATTAAACTGCCAAACGAACTGAACTCACGACTACGAATATCGCGTTGTATCCAGTCGGCCTCGTTTACGGACATGTCAAAGAATCCGTTGCTGTTTAAAGCGATTTGAAACAGGGCTTGGGCCGGTGTTAATTTTGTGAGCTTATAGCGCATTGGTAGAATATTTATTTTTTTATTTTTTTCGGCTGTTGCGTGCCGGGGGCTGTTCTCATGCCGAGAGCTGTTCTCATGCCGAGAGCTGTTCTCATGCCGAGAGCTGTTCTCATGCCGTGAGCTGTTCTCATGCCGGCGGGGGCGACGACTGGCGCGCTCTTCTTCTTCTTCTTGATATTCTCCTCTAAAAGGATTTGGATAGTCGCAATTGTCACTATTGCATTCTCGGGTTAAATAATTGTCTGACGGCGTAAAACTGGTTGATCGGTAAATTGTCTGAGACATGTTTGCTGGTTTCTTTGTTCGGTTAAATACTATTAACTTATAAAATTAAGACCATTTCAATTTTATAATTTCCTATATAAATTTCAATAATTTTTTTAAAATTTTAATACAAAGATTAACTCTATATATATTACAAATGCCGGAAGAATTCAAAAAAGATGGAGACTTGTATAAAAATACATATTCAATTGAGTATTTGAAAAGAAATATTATAGATTTCTCATTATGGGCGATATTACATACACAAATACTTACTCCAGATTTTTGCGTAGAATATCTATTAATTCCTGATAATAAATACGCAAAAGATGAAGATGATGAAGAGATTTATATAAATAATGTTTTATATTGGCAACGACACATTACAAAAGAAGAATTATTAAATTGCGAATTTATGAAAAAATATAAAATAAGTATTGCAAAAAACAAATAAAAAAGGTATTTAACCTCTTTTCTTTTTTTAAAATAATTTATTCTAAGGCTAAAAGCGCACTGATTGTCAATCTTCGGGTGAAAACTTCGCGTTGCATAAGATGGTCGGCCATAATTGATCCAAAGGTTCTCTGATGTATATTTTCAATGGCCTTTTGGCCATTTTCACGCACAAATATTGTTACAGATGTAATGTGCGCATATATGTTTCCCAGGGAAACGGTTAATATGTAGTCTCCAATAATAACGGCATCTTTTCGTTTCTCCTGGATCGTAAATTCTACAATGAGACTCCAAAGTTCCCCAGGCAACCGAGGTAAGTCGGTGTTTTTGGAGACTTCATACGACATCCATGAAGATACATTATCTATTTGTGCCCTATTAATGGCCAATTCGGTAAACGGTGCTTGTTGCTTGCTAATCGGTGCTTGTTGCTTGCTAATCGGCGCGGTCATTTTCTTTTCTTCTTTTGCGTTCTGTGCGGTAAATAATACAAATATAATAAAAAATATAAAACTTTTCAATTTTATATTTTTTCTGATTTTTTTCTGAATTTTTTATAAATTTTTTATTGTTTATTCATCCCATTCAATAATGTGCATGGTGCACCGGCGGCATCTTGGCCAAAAAGGCGAATTTCGCACCTTCTCTATTTCTTGATCAATTTCAGCTGTTGCGCATTTTTTTATATACCACATCGCTTTTTTGCCACTTTTAATTATAATATTCGGTTTTTCGGGCATTTGGTAGGCCAGTGCCCTAACCATATCAAATGTGTATGTTTTATCTATACCATTTGATTTGCGACAACCTTCTCCGTTTACTGGGCGGAGATCCTTGCCCCATTTTAAATCTGCATTGTCCCGTTTTTCATACTTTCTTACGTGTTCCATTTTTGTTGCTGGTTTCTTTGTTCGGTTAAATACTATTAACTTATAAAAATAAGACTATTTCAATTTTATAATTTCCTGTATAAATTTTAATAAATTTTTATAAAAAAAACTAATCTAACTACTTTTAATTTTTTAAATGTTTTTTCAATTTTTTTCAATTTTTTTCAATTTTTTTCAATTTTTTTCAATTTTTTTCAATTTTTTTCTATTTTTTTCTATTTTTTTCAATTTTTTAAAAGTATATATTTACGGATAATACTTACTGTTTACTGCAGTAATCTCGTCGTTTATGTCTAAGGTCAAAATCGCTTCAAGACAAACGGACGGATCCTGTTGTGTGTCGTTTAAGAACACTGGTGCTGTTTCTGCTGCTGCTTCTTGGGTTGCCCTTGCTTCTTGGGTTGCCGCCCTTGCTTCTTGGGTTGCCGCCCTTGCCTCATGGAATTCCTTTGTCTCTTGCTCTATTTCTGGATCTAAGTGCCCCTCCACCAATTTACAAATACGGTAACGGATTTCATTCATGGCCCGAATACAGCACATGCGATCACCCCAAAAATGAAACTGGTTTGTGCCCGCATTGTGCCAGATGAAATCCACCCTGTGGCGTTGGGTCGTGAGCTTTAAATAGTGCCCTTTATATCCGATAATTTTTTTAACAATAGCTTCGTTCGGAGGCGCGGGAATGTAGCCGAAGGTGGTGTACGGGCGACTGCGGATATCGTATTGCATCCACTGGGCAAACTCGAAGGGCAAATCATGAAAACCGCGGGTAAGGCTGGCGATTGTCATAAGTGCTTGATCTTGCGTAATTATCATCAAATCATAACGCATCGGCGCTACTACAAATTTTTTGGTCGGGTTCATTACTGCGGCGGTTTCTTCAAATACGGTCTGTTCTTGTTGTTGAGACATGTTAGTTTCTTTGTTGCTTGTTAATACTATTTACTTTTATAATAGATTCTATTTCAATTTTATAATATCCAGCAATAAAATTGAAAATTTTTTTAAAAATAAAATGCCTTTATTTTTTACTCGAGAGAAACCACGCCCCTTGTAAAAAAGCGTCCGCTAAATCGTCTTTTTTCTTATGGGTGAGAAAAGTGTGCGACCATATACCATTATCAATTATAGTACCCTTGTCGAGTAATTCTTTTACGATTTTCACGCCTTCTTTCTTGCGCTCACTATAACTGGTAGATTTATTTTCACTAAACAATTTTAATTTATTCGCCGAGGAAATAAATGAAATAGTGGGTTTCCCACGCATAATAAAATATTGCGCAATCATCCCCTGTAAGGTCTTCATCCGGTTCGCAATGGGACTAATTTGATTTTCAATGACGATTTGATCAATCGTAAGTAAATTATTTGCTAACACAAGGTCAAACTCGGAGACGATTTTAATACCCATTTGTATTAAAGTCATATCATTTGCCGAGACACTAGAGGTTTTCTCTAATACTTTATCTTTTAAGAAATCATTGATGCTTTTAATAAGCACGTCTTTTTTACTATTTTCTTCAAAGACAATGCCTTTCTCTAAGGCATATGAAAGTAAAGCATCACGCTTCCAACTTTTAATTTTTTTTAAAGAAGCATTGGGTAAAAGAAACCCGGATTGCTTCGCGTGGGTTTGACAATAATAATTCATAATACCATTAATAACTTTGGTATAGGAGGCTTTTTTATTACATAATATAGTATTAACTATGACCCCGATTTTTTTACTCTTTTTACTTTCTTTCTGTTTCAAAGCACAATTGCAAACATGTTCTTCCCCACATAAGTTGATAACATCCCATTGAATAATATTATAACTATTATTTTCTTTTGATTCTAAAATACAATAAGCTAAATTTTTAATACCGACATCAATACTGATAATACGCATATAAATATAATAGAAATGTATTTATACACTTTTAACAACCAACCTTTTAGAAAAGGTTGGACCAAAACAAAACTTTTAGTAAAAAGTGTAGAAAACAGTAAAATACTTACGTAGTGTTTATTGTTTTGGTTCAACCTTTTCTGAAAAGGTTGGGCCAACACAAAACTTTTAATAAAAGTGTAGAAAAACAGTAAAATACTTACGTAGTGTTTATTGTTTTGGTTAAACCTTTTCTGAAAAGGTTGGACCAACACAAAACTTTTAGTAAAAAGTGTAGAAAACAGTAAAATACTTACGTAGTGTTTATTGTTTTGGTTCAACCTTTTCTGAAAAGGTTGGACCAACACAAAACTTTTAGTAAAAAGTGTAGAAAACAGTAAAATACTTACGTAGTGTTTATTGTTTTGGTTCAACCTTTTCTGAAAAGGTTGGGGTTGACTAGTCATCCTCCTTTCTCTCTTTAAAATACTTCATAATATCTGCTTTAAACTCTTCACTAAAATCTTTTGTCGGTATCAAAATACCTTTCTCGTCATAGGTTAAATGTGTAATAGGTGAAAAGGCATGATTCATAATAATTTTCCACCGTTCCGTATATTGTCGATTTTGCTTAGTACCGTGATAATGATGTCGAATTACGCCAGGGGTATAACCGATCCGTAAACCTTTGACTTTCTCCTGAAATTCCAACATACTATTATTATAATCCGAATGGTATTTCGCATTAAACATCTTACTGACTTTATTAATAAAGGCTAATGCCATAATACTATCACCTGAGCCTAAGACGCCTTTATCATATAATCCTCCAATTTTTTCATAGGCTTTTCGTGTCATGGCCCAGGCATAACCGGGATGCCAATAATCCAGTCCTTTTATGGTATAATCTTTCCCCTTCGTGTAACAATAACCTAAACTATTAAATGCATTTAAAGTGGTTTCATCATGGTTCATATCTATACAATGACTAAATAAGTGCAATACGTCTTTACAGCCATTGAGAATTTTTAAAGTGTCGAGAGCCCATGTATTATTTTCAAATTCTAGATCCGCGTCGATCCACGCAAAGGCTTTGTAATTCTTGGGTAGTAAATACTTTACACCTAAATTAACCATATTTTCTTTATGCCAAATCGGCGTATCGGTTTTAATCTGTAAATGATTTTTGTTATTTTTATCTGTGACAACAAATTTTTGCTCACCGTATATCAGTTCCACAATACACAAATTCACATGCTCTTCTTCATTTTCCATACGACTGACAAATTCTTTAAATAATAAATAGCGCTTTGTATAGAGACATGGGTTAGAAATAACAATAATTACATTCAATTTAGCTTCAATTGGATCATTATTTTTAATAGCATATTTAATATCATTGGTCTTATAATTAATATTATCGAGTTCAATACCGTTTATGATTGTCATGATTTGTTTAATAAAAGTAAAGAAAATATATATAAAATTATAAACACACTTTTGGCAAAAGTGTGGCAAAACCTTAAAATAAAATTATCATCCTACAGTGACACTTTTGGTAAAAGTGTATACAAACCTTAAAATAAAATTATCATCCTACAGTGACACTTTTGGCAAAAGTGTATATAAACCTTAAATAAAGGTTGGTTTTGGCGCAACCTTAAATAAAGGTTGTTTAGTTAGCCCTCGCATACCCCTGCCGTAAAATTTGCTCCTGTGTAATAACAGGCGTGACCATGCGTGACTGCAATTGTGTATCCGATAAGTAGAGATTTTTCAAATCACTATTTTCATAACCAAAGGGTTGAGAATTGTCTAAACAGGACTTGTATAAAAAAGGTGTGTTGTTATTTGTGGTAGGTTGTACAGTGCTGGGGTATTTGGCGGGACAACTGCAACAATCGTCACACGCAAACGCCTGGTTAACTCGGATAATATTGTCGGCATTTTCGGTCAAATACTTTCTATACGCCCAGTTCGAATGAATTTTATTATCTTTGCGTATTTCTTCATTGAGTGCCCCACCGGGTTGCCAATTTGCGTAATTTCTGCCATCTTTCATAATCGGCGGAAAATCAAAATGAATATTGTTTGATCCAGAATAACATGTGCCCCAACTCATTTATATATAATACTTTTAGAAAAAGTATCGAAAAACAATCTATAATTTGTGTGTTTTTTTTGCTATACTTTTAGAAAAAGTATTTTTATAAAAAGTATTATATATACACATGCGCGTTAAACAACGTTCCAAAAAACGTAAAGGAGGAGGATTTTTTGATTTTTTAAATAGTGAAGAGTTTAATGCATATACTATCAAACAACAATCAATCGATAAAGAAATTAAAGAAATATGCGACGCCTGGAAAATAAATTATAATGCTAATGATAATTTACTGTCGAGTCAAAATGATTATCTTGCTGTTCCTAAATTACAAGCTGCAAATGACATGAACTCATGGAAACTCATTAAACCGTTGCTTAAACAAAAAAAAGAATATAAAAATAACTTTATGAAGCTTTTAGATAAAAATGGTAAAGATTGGAAGAAAATTAATGATATGGATGATATTATGCAGGAAGATGAGGATACACTATTTGTCTCACTGCCCGCGAGAATTGCAGGATTAGAAAATAATATAAATAAATCAAATTCTTTAATAGATTTAGTGTATTTAATAAAATGGAGAGCAGAAGAAAGGGAAAGAATAGACACATCATATAAATCAGCACATCCGGAAGAATGGGCAGAAGAAGAAGAGAGAAAGAGACAACAGACAGAAGAAAATAAAATAAAACACAGAGAATGGACGGAACAAATGGATATCCGTATGGCTAATGCGCCACCTTATGTGCCGCCTCTTGCGCAACCTATAGAAAACTATTATGACTCTCCTGGCACTAATGAGAACTATTACAGTGGAGGAGGGAGAAAATATAAAAAAAGAAAAAATAAAAAAACAAAGCGCCGTACTAAAAAAAGAAGAATAAGTAGAAAACATTATAAAACGAGACGGCACTAATGCTTAACTTAAATTTAAAATTATATTTAAAAAATATAATTTTAATTATATTTTTCAACACTTTGGCGCAACCTACCTACTACGTTTGAACCTTTTCTACTTGCTTTGCTGATTAAAGGTTGACTTTTCCTGAAAGTGTAGATAACAACTCATTTTTCTTCAATTTCTTAGCCTCTTCTTTTGTAGCTAAACCTTTATCTACGACTAATTTACGGAGAACATCAATTTTTTCATCTTTTAAATTACTGACTTTAGGTGTTACTATTTCTTTTGTTTCAGCTTCGACTACATTAATTTCTTCTACATCAAGTTGTTCAACTTTGATATGTTCTTCACTTATTACATCCTCATCATCGCTTTCACTATCGCTTATATTATCACTATCTTCACTTGCTAAGCTATTTTCACTTGCTAAGCTATTTTCACTTGCTAAGCTATTTTTACTTGCTAAGCTATTTTCACTGGCAGATAACTCAATAATTTTGATATCATCTTTTACTAAATCACACATAACTATTTTTCTAGTATCATTATCACTTACACTATTGTTATCACTTACACTATTGTTATCACTTACGCTTTCGTCGTCACTCTCATTTTCGTCGTCACTGTCACATTCATTGTCTGAAATAGCAATTTTTTCCTCTTGTTGCATAACAGCTTTGATTGCACTGGGAGACGCCAATTCAATCGGTGGCCCCCTGGCACTCATGCGAAATTCATTCTGCACATTGGCAATAAACGATGATAGCACCTGATTTTGTTTCGCTAAAGCTAATTCTAATTCTCTCATACGGGTAGTAAAATAATAATATAAAGCTCCGCAGATAACAACTGATATTCCGGTAGTGATTAAAAAACTTCTGTCAAATAGGTTCATTATTACTAATAATGAATATATTTTTATATTGTTATTTAACGTATACTATAAGTTATTAACGTATACTTATAAAACTATTTCTTTTAATACTGCTACCGTATTATTAATTATTTCCAATGGATAATTTAAGTCTCTTAAGACTTTAACGCCGCCTTTAATCGTCGATATATCTCTCTGCATTTTATAAGTATATTTGAAATCCTCACCTTTTTCATGTACTTCCATGTGATAGTTATGAATGTTTGGTTGTTGGTCTAAGCGTTTACACAAATCGAGAAAATGTGTGGTTAACACAAAGTTGACATTAGTATATTTATTTAAATACGAGAGAAAAGCATACGCACTACCGATGGCTTCGTAAGGATTTGTACCGGAATAGAGTTCATCGAAGACGCAAAGATGGTTTTTCTTTATAGTTGATTCTGTATTAATGCTTGTATCTGCATTAATGCTTGTATCTGCATTAATGCTTGTATCTGCATTAATGCTTGTTAATATATCTTTACACCTTCGCGCCTCCGCCTGAAACAAACTATCCCGGCCCGACGTATCCGGAATATTAATATAACAATGAATATAATCATACAATAGTATTTTCGCCTTTTTATAAAAACCAAACCCGGTTTGTTGCGAGAGAATAATATTAAATATCGTGGTTTTTAACAGGGTGGTTTTTCCCGCGGCATTCGGTCCCGTAATCAGAATATGTTTATTCAGTGCATAAGTATTTTTCACGGGATGGGCGTCAACGAGCGAAGGGAAATAGGCCTCCGTGAACTTTGTATTACTTGTACTAGCAATCTTACAACTATTGATTTGCTTCTGTTTATAGCGCTCACATAATCCCAGTAAATTCTCAATATACCCATTAAAGCCAAAGGAATACTGTAATGTTTGTTTATATTCCGGTTTATTATAGAGTTGATAGAAGCATTTCATGACATGTCCAATTTGTTTAAACTTTTGAAAAGTAAAACCATTGGGTACAACTTCAGCGAATTCACAAACCATAGAAGACAAAACCGCCTTATGTTCTGACATATTCGCAAAAAAGGGTTGATAGGTCGGCAACTGCTTACCAAGCTCACTGAGTAGTTCCATATTTTGCAAGGTCTGTTTCGCGTATTCTCTCATACTAAACAGTTGCGCATGGATTTTCTTCATATTATAATAGTATTTGATACAGGACGTGATGTTTTGGTAAACCTGTAAAATATAGAAGCCAAAAGATGCAATAATATAAATCACTTTGTCCCAACTCACGGAGCCTAAAGTGAAAATCTGCCCGAGTTGATGTTGTTTAAAAAGCATTTTCAATACTTCAATATATTTGGTGAGAGAAATCGGGATACCTTGCAATTTTAAAAGAATAAAAGGAAAAATTAAAAAGAAAATAGGGATAGATAAAGATAGGAGAGGTGAGGTCATATTATACAGACTTAACAGTTGGAGAAACCCGGCACTATTATTAAAGGCTTTAAACCGCTTCCAATCCATGTAATGGTATTTTTCGACAAAACTCGTCTCGGTTTGTATCTCTTGCCAAATGGTATCAACTGTTTCTGTCTTAATCGGACTTAGCGTCTCTTTTTTCTTCGATAAAGTTTTAATAAATGTTTGACTCTGTTTAAGGAAAGCCTTATCGGCCGTGTAATATTCGGCCCACAAAGGCACCGTTTGTTTGCCGAATAGTGTGGTGGGTTGAAAAACGGTGTCATATAAGGTTTTCTCGCCTTTCGGCAAAATTAATTCTAAATCCGTTTTGATATGATTGGCTAAGGGTTGTTTATTGGCAAGGTAAGCAATAGGTAAGCGGAATAGATTGTTATCATTGATTATTTTATCATTTTCAGAAACAATCATTTTACTATACTATTAAAAAAGTATAGGAAAATGAACATATTCCTTTTACATTCAAAGAACTTCTAACATCAGAAAACGTATTAGATAAGCACCAAGCATAAATAAAACTGTATCCATTATGCTATCAATTAAATTACTGCGTCCCGTTAATTTATACGGTTTCGCCATACCGATTAACACTTGCCATAATTCCCAAAAGGTATGTAATGTTAGCAATTTTAATGTATAAGAATGAATGTCGTATTTAAAATATAAATAGAGAAATCCCACAATAATGCCATTTATAAAATGAACAATTGACCACCCAGAAATGTAAAAGGTATTTTTGGATGAACCAATAATATCAATACCTAGTATATGTTTAAGACTTTCAGGTAAAAATACATCACCGCTGTTATATATTATTTTTTTGTAGTAGTCGTTGTTCATATATATATACTTTTAATAAAAGTATTGCAAAATTAAAATACTTTTATTAAAAGTATATATATATATATGTTCTTAACACCGTCTGTTTATGCGCATATATTTAATATATTATTAATATATGCATTTATTTTACTGTATAAAAACTATAAAAAAATAAAACAATTAGAACCGTATAAGCTCGTAATTATAATCCTACTGTTCTCTCTAACCATTGGTATTCATGGCTTATCGCATGTTTGCTCAGAAAAAAGCTATGACAATAATCGCACAGCGGAACCAGTTTCACAAGCGGAACCAGTTTCACAAACGGCGTGGGGGTTTGAACAAGTCTTGGAAACTCTCCCGGAAGATGTGTTGGAAGATGGGTCGGAACTGATTTCTATGGTGATTTAGCAAGAGCCAATTCTTATGCTAGCCAATTCTTATGCTAGCCAATTCTTATGCTAGCCAATTCTTATGCCATCCAATTATCTGACAATTCACTAATTTTTGTCGAATAATGTTGTTCGATATCTTTCAAAGTCCGCGTATCGCGAGGCGTGACAAAATTAATGCCGACACCCTTTCGCCCCCATCGGCCACTGCGTCCTATCCTGTGGAGATAGGTATACAGACAACTGGGTAAATCGAAATTAATCACCGTGCTGACCTGTTGGATGTCAATCCCCCGGGCGGTCACGTTCGACGAAATAAGTACCCGGTGTTTCCCACTTTTGAAATCCTCGTAGCTCTGGTTTCGTTCGGCCTTGTCCATATTGCTATGAATTTGACACGCCGGGAAATTATCGACTTGCATGGCTTGATAGAGGTCATTTACGCGTTTATTGCTATTACAATAAATGATGCTTTGACTAATAGCCAGGGACCCGTAAATATCTTTTAACGTCTCGTATTTTTGCTCGTCATTCTCGAGCGCCACGTAATATTGCTTAATACCCTCGAGGGTAAGTTGCTCCGTCTTCACCAATATTTCGACCGGGTCACGGAGGAATTTTGTCGTCAGTTGGTGGAGCTCGGGAGGTAAGGTCGCACTAAAGAGCGCCACTTGAATATTCGAGGGCATAAATTGAAAAATATTGTAAATCTGATCTTTAAAGCCCGCGGACAGCATTTCGTCGGCTTCGTCCAGGACAAAGAACCGCAAATCGCGACTATTCAATTTGCGGCGTTTCAGCATATCATGTATTCGCCCAGGGCACCCAATGACAACCTGGGGCGGATTATCGTGGAGTTGGCGAATGTCTTCATCCACGGATGTCCCGCCCACGAGTAATTGCGTTTGTAAGAGGGGAAACATACTACCAATTTTATCGACTACCAGCTTTGTTTGGATCGCTAACTCCCGAGTCGGCGCTAATAGGATCGCTTGATGTGTTTTCTTGGTCGTGTCGATTAATTGTAAAGCCCCAATAGTAAAACACGCGGTCTTGCCGGTACCTGATTGGGCTTGGGCTATCACATCTTTTTTCTCGAAGATGGGCAGAATCGCCTTCTTTTGAATGGGGCTCGGTATTTCAAAGCCATAGGCATAAATCCCCCGCAATAGTGGGAGTTGTGCATCTAATTCTTCCCAAGTAGAGAGTTCTTTTAATTGTAGTGGTTCTTTTAATTGTACTAGTTCTTTTAATTGTACTAGTTCTTTTAATTGTACTGATGCATTATCCAATGGTGCATTAATTAAAGGTTCTGTCTCCTTAATCGATTGTGTTTCAGTATAACTATTCAACATAATTTATATAGAAGATAAATGTTTAAGTGTTTATTATATGAATATATTGAAAAATTGATATAAATATAATACTATAATTAACTATAACCATACTTATAAAATGACGAATGTTATAAAGTTTACTCCGTCTGATTTTGAACGCATTAAGAACAATGGCTTCTCTTGCACCCTATCACCAGAAACCATCGCAATTATTCAAGCCCTAGCCGACCAAGTAGGCGCTCCCGAATATATTAAAACCCCTCAATTTATTAAAATGGACATAAAGGAAACACAGCAACAACAGAATAAAAAACGCCGGGGTGGACCCAAATCCTATGAACTAAATGATGAAGCCTGGGACACGGTGCGAAATTTTAAAACGACTTTGATTGTAAAGAAAGAAGGCATGGGTGCCGTTATTGACCAAATTCGTAAACATTTAAATAAAATGACGGCAAAGACGTATGACACTTTAAGAGATAATATTATAAAGGAGATTGCGACTATTACGGAAGGTGTACTGGATAATATGAACACGCTCGATACCGTGGAGGACGAAGAATTTGTCACAGAAATTAGTAAGATTGGGGAGGCCCTGTTTACGATTGCCAGCGGGAATAGTTTCTATTCGAATATGTATGCGAAATTGTACAAAGAATTAATGGCGAAATTCGCATTTATGCAGACAATATTTGAGACGAATTTTAATAAGTTTAATACATTATTTAATGATTTTACATATTGCGACCCGAATAAAGATTACGACCAATTTTGCCTGAATAATAAAGTGAATGAAAAACGCAGGGCCCTCAGCTTGTTTTATGTGAATTTGATGAAAGAAAAGTTGATTGCTTCGGGTGAAATTGAGAAAATTCTTCAACAACTCCAAACAAACCTCATGAAGGCCATAAAAGAACCGGAGCAGAAAAACATTGTGGATGAAATGACCGAGATTATGTTTATTATTATAGTGAATGGTTATCAACAGTTAAAAGAAGTCGATGAGTGGTCGTCAATCGAAGACTTTATTAATCTAGTGGCAACGCTTAAGCCGACGAGTTATCCGAGTATTACAAACAAAACCATATTTAAGTTTATGGATATTCTGGATACCTTGTAAAGATACTTTTAAAATATACTTTTATAAAAAGTATAGCAAAATATTAGCAAAAGATAACTAGTATAGTATTATATGTTTTTTATATAAAAAGAAAACATATTATAATATTAATAATATGGAGTCAATACCCGAAGTAATACCAAGAGCAAATGCAACGCCAAGAGCAAATGCAACGCCAAATGCAAATATTAATTATACGATCGCAGATTTAAAACAACCCGAACCATTTGATATAAAATTGTATGAATTTGATTTGTATAAAGATGAGGAAGAAGTATTTTTTTCTTGTGGTTATGACGAATTGACCATGTTGTATATGTCTTATAGTGTGCGAAGTTTAGTACAAATATTGAATTATTATGGCATAAATAAAAAAAAAATAGTCAAGACGGAAATGATACAAGTATTAGTAATTTTTGAATTAGATAGGAATAATACAGACCTGGTGCTTAAACGGTGGCGTCTGTGGAAAAATATTGAGGAGTTAAGTTTAGAACCATATTTTAAACAATTTATTTTGTTTACGGTATAATATGTTTACGGTATAAGGTAGTATAATTATATATTTTTATAATTATATATGAATAATTTAAAATTAGTAATTAATAGTATTAAAAATGAAAATGAAAAAATAAATAAAGCAAAAAATAGTATGAATGTAGTTTCAAGTTCAACCACAAACAAAATGTTTTATCAAACAAACGGACAGTCAAAAATACAAATAAATAATGAAAGACAACAACCGATTCCATATTCAGAACAAAAATCACCAACATTTACTATTCCTCCGGTTGTTAATACTCCTCCGGTTGTTAATACTCCTCCGGTTGTTAATACTCCTCCGGTTGTTAATAGTCCTCCGGTTGTTAATACTCCTCCGGTTGTTAATAGTCCTCCGGTTGTTAATACTCCTCCGGTTGTTAATACTCCTCCGGTTGTTAATAGTCCTCCGGTTGTTAATACTCCTCCGGTTGTTAATAGTCCTCCTCCAGTTACTATTGCTCCTCCGGTTACTATTGCTCCTCCTATAGTTGCAACTCTTTCATATGAACAAATAGTTAAAATAATCGACCTTTTTGCAACAAAGTTTATAGAAAATATTGCCTTTGCTCTCTCTAAAATTTTACAAGAGACGGGGTTAGAAGTTAATGTACATATTCGCAATATTGAGAATACGGATATCAAAAAATGTAAAGATGAAGAAGGACGGTTTCTGTTTATTTGTTGCCCCCAAACACTCTTACAAGCGAAAAACGGTGCATTTTATCCAAGTAATCTTGACCCATTGCCGACTAATAAATATTTTTTGTATCAATTCGAACAATTAGATACGAGTAATGATAAAAATATGAATGAGCACATTCTAAACTTAATAAGAGGAGCAAAACACACCTTTGATTATTCTGAAGTCAATATGGCTTATTATCCAAAAGATATAGAGGCGAAGGTGAGTTTATTAATGCCACCAGTGGTAGAGTGGTCAGACATAAAGACAACTAAAAAGAAATATGATATTCTTTTTTGCGGTTATAAAAACCCCCGAAGAGAGAAAATTTTGAATGAATTGAAAGAAGCCGGATTTAATGTCTTACACGTGACAAATGTCTTTGGAAAAGAATTGACAAAACTTATTAATGAATCACATATCTATCTTAATCTCCATTATGGTGAGAGTAAATCCTTAGAAACGTGTCGGTTAAATGAGGCGGTAATGTCACCGGATACACATATTATTAGTGAAAAGAGCGGATTAGTGAAAGTAGATAAACTGTACGAGAGCAGAGTTATCTTTACTGAGAAAGAAGTTATAGTAAAAACAGTAAAAGACGTGTTGAATAAAGGAGAAGAGATATTGGGTGTATTTGATATGAACAATACAAATATTAAATTGAGAAAGATACTCTGTAGAATTAATACTAATGCTAATGCTTTAAAAAAAATATCAATTGTAATGGCTTATTATAATAGAAAAATACAATTATTGGCTACGCTAGATAAGTTTGAAGAATTGTATGGAAATAAATACAACATGGAAGTAATCATTGTCGATGACAAAAGCGATGAAAATAATATGTTGGATAATGATTATATTCAAAAATATTCCTTTCAAATAAAATACATTAAACTTCTGGAGAAAACATGGATTAATCCAGTAGTTGCATATAATGTAGGTTTTATGAATATATCATCGGATACAGATTATGTTATAATACAAAATCCAGAAATATATCACTGCGCTAATATAGTTGAACATTTTATCGAGAAGTTACATGATAATGAATATTATACTTATCCAGTATTTTCATCGCCAAATTTTAAAGAAAATGAAAATTTATATAAAATTAAAGATAATTATTTTGAAAACTTTATAAATAAAATAGATTATACAAAATATGATTTTGACTATTCATACTATATAAATAAATACAAGGATATTAAATATTTAAATGAATCACAAGCATATAGACATTTTTTGACTGTCGGATTAAAAGAAAATAGGTCATGTAATATAGAAAATTGTTTTTATAGAGAAGATACTATTTATAAATGGAAAGGATGGTATAATCATGTTACATTAAATAATCGTAATTTACATTTTTTATCAGTTGTCAAATATAATACATTACAGAAAGTTGGGGGTTTTTGTAATGAAATGAAGGATGGTTTATGGTATGATGATAATGATTTTGTATATCGCATGTCACAAGTCGCAAAGGTACATACCATAGATTCAAATAAATATATTGGTATTCATCAATTTCACATATCTGGATCAGATGATCAACATATACATAAACATGTTAATGATTTAGTTAATAATAATAAAATAATTTATGAAGATAATATAAAAAAAAATGTAATATATTGCAGTCCACAAAATAATAATAATATAGAAAAAAAAATATTAGAGAATCACGTAAAAATATCGATTGTTACGGCGTATTTTAATGATAGGAAGGAGCAAACTATAAATACTTTGAATGGTTTTGAAAAAATGTACGCAGGTAAATATCGGTTTGAGGTAATTATTGTAGATGATAATAGTGATACAGAGAATAAACTTGATAAAGTTATAACAAAATATTCTTATCCTATAAATTTAATTATAATTATCGAAGAAGAAAAAGGCGATAGAGTTAATCCATGTATAGCATATAATAGAGGGTTTAAAGAAGCAAAAGGTGAAATTATTATAATTCAGAATCCAGAATGTTATCATGTTGGAGATATTTTAAAACATACAATAGATAATCTAACGGAACAAGATTATTTTAGTTATAGTTGTTATGCTTCTAATAGTTATAATATTAATGAAGAATTATTAGAATCCAATAACGTATATAATTTAATAAATGATAAAGATTTTAAAAATAAAAATTGTTTTGATGTTAAAACAGGACGTGAAATATTAGAGTGGTATAATCATCCAACTATTAATAACAGAAATACCGCATATCATTTTTGTTCTTCTATACATAAATCTAAACTGTCTTTAATAGGAGGTTTTGATGAAAGATTTAAAGATGGTTATTGTTTTGATGATGACGAACTATTATTAACATTGAAATATAATTTAAATTTAAACATACAAATAATAGATATAGTAAACTGTTTTGTAATACATCAATTTCATAAGCTTAATATATCTAATGGAGTTGATAGAAAAAATGAAAATGATAATATAAAAGAAAAATGGGTAAAGAATAAAAACTTATATGAAGAAATTAAAACAACCCATTCTAAATATAATTTTTGTTTTCCAAAATTATTACATTTATATTGGGACGGTTCTCCTTTATCATACCTAAATTTGTTGACTATTATATCTTTCAACGAATATAATAAAAATTGGAAAATAATAGTTTATATGCCTACACATAAAACCGAAACTATGTCATGGGAATCTCATGAACAAAAGTTGAAATATAATAACAAATGTTACATATATAAATTATACGATATTCCTAATGTTATTATACAAAAAATATGCTTAGATTCAATTGGTTTTGATAATAATGCGTCAGAAGTTATTAAAAGTGATTATTTTAGATATTATATTTTACACAAACATGGTGGAATATGGAGTGATTTTGATATTATTTATACTGGTAGTATTGAAAAAAAAATGAATTTTAAAGAAGATAATGTTATATTTAAATGTTTCAGTTTTACAGATCCTAAACAAAAACAGAAATCTACTGGATATATATATTATCCAATTGGGTTTTTTATGTCAAAGCCAAATTCTAAATTTTTTAAATATATTTTAAACCAATGTAAATTTTACTATAACAGAAATAATTATCAGTGTATTGGAGCAACGATGTGGAGTAAATTATTTGTAACAGATGATAGTATATACAAGCTTGATAAATCAATAAACATTTGTAACGAAGAGTATTATTTACCATGGGCTTGGAATGAATTAGATCAATTCTTAGATATACAACATAATATTTTACCAAACAATAATATTGGAATACATTGGTTTAATGGTGCTGACAAATCAAAGCAATATGCGATTAATTTAGAAAATAGATTATCAAATTTCAAACCTATATGTTACTTAGATTATGTTATACAACAATATGTTGTTAAAGACAAAGTAAATTATATAAATACAGTCATTTATGATAATGATAAATTATTTTGTAAAAAAGTTTCTATTGTTATGGCATACTATAACAGAAAGGAACAATTAATACAGACATTAGCAAGTATAAAACAATCATCTTATAAGAATATTGAAATAATTATTGTTGATGATAATTCAGATAAAACACAACGCGTAAATACGTTTATTGATGATGTTAAAGGTGAATTAAACATAAAAGTAATTACTATTGAGTCTCAAGACAAAACATGGGTAAATCCTTGTATTCCTTATAATATTGGCTTTAAAGAAGCAACTGGTGATATTATTATAATACAAAATCCTGAAGTTATGCATGTTGGAGACTGTATTCTTACTATTGTCAATAATATTAAAGAAAATGATTGGATATCTTTCAATTGTTATGGTAGTCCAAGTTTTGATTATAATTATAGTCTTATAAATAAAACATCAGATGAAGTATATAAATTAATTTTAAATTCTACATATAGAATTGGTGGTAATAGTGTAAAAAGAGATGATGTTGGCGGTTGGTTGAATCATCATGATAAACATTTTGTCGCATATCATTATTTATCAGCAATTCATAAGACAGATTTAATTAATAAAATGAATGGTGGATTTAATGAGATATTTAAAAATGGTATAGGGGCTGATGATGATGAATTTATTAAAAGATTAATTTACAATAAATTTAATTTTAAAATAAATGAATTTAAAGAACATGAACCATTCGCCATTCATCAATTCCATGAAAAACCAAATGCCTTAAGAACAATCGATTTTAATATAAACAAAAACATATTTAAAGATTGTTGTATTAAAATGAATTTAACACCAGAAAATAATATTGTTTTAGTCCCAGAAAATGAAAGTCCTATGGCAAGAAGAATAATTATATAATTATATATTTATTTTATATATAATATACTAAATATTTTATTTTATAATATTAAAATGAAATATATTTCTATTGGACCAAATTGTCATTCAGCTGGTTGTTTAAAACTGTTAAAATTAAAAGAATCCAGTTATCCATTTGATTGGATGCTTAGTGATATAAAAATAGTGATTGATTGTATAGAAGATAATTTTGTTAAATTTTTAAATACAGAAAATTATTATACAAAAACAGATGATAAGAAAATATATCATAAATATTATAATAACTTAATTTTTGTGCATAGAGATCCAACTACAGAAAATGATTATTCATACACGTTGAGATGTGTGGAACGATGGAATAATCTACAATATTGTAATGATGAAATATGCTTTTTATATACTACTTATAGAAATAATATAAATATAGAACAAATAAACATATTACATGGATTACTTATTCAAAAGTTTTCAAATATTAGAATATTAATATTTAATTATATTAAAGTAGATCTAGTAAGTCAAATAAAACACGAGTATATTGAAAATGACATATACACAATAATAAATATATATATAGTTTATGATAACAGTATTGAATACGATATTGATAAACATATTATGAACTATCATACTCTTTATAATCCAATTCGCTCATTATATAACTAAAAATATAATTAGTATTAATTATATAATGCCTTGGCCATATAATACAGATGAAATTGGTGTTTCAAAAGAAAGAGAAGGATGTATTAATGATTGTAAAAAATATTATTCATATGAATCACCTTTTCCAGATTATGATATAATAAAATCAAATAAATTAGAATTAAGAAATATTTGTAAATTAAATATTAATTATGAAGAAAATATCGATTTAATGAGAGAAATTACAAGTAAATATATAGATGATTGGAATCCATTGGATTATGACAATAGCATTAATTTTTGTAAAAACCCGAAATATAATGTATCATACCCAGAGTACGACGCATTTATATTATATTGTTTAATACGACATTTCAAGCCAAAAAATATAATAGAAGTTGGTTCTGGTATGTCAACCAGGGCAATGATTGATTCAATGACTATTGAGAATATAAATATAAATATTACCTGTATAGATAAATATACAACAGATGAAATAAAAAATAACTTACGCAACCTAAATATTAATTTTATAGATGAGGATATTATCACAACTGATCTATCTATATTTAATACTTTAGGAGAGAACGACATATGTTTTATAGATTCTTCACATGTTTTAAAAAACTACGGTGATGTGGAATTAGAATATTTAAATATTTTACCGTCTTTAAACAAGAATGTAATTGTTCATATTCATGACATTTTTTTACCATATAATTATCCGGTTATTTGGATAGTTGATTGGAAATGTGTATTAACTGAACAGCAATTATTAGCTGCTTATTTGCATAACAATTCTAAAGTTGAAATATTATCTGCGAATAATTATAGTTTAAATAAAAATATAAATATTCCTGATAAAATAGAATATAAATGCGGAGGCTCCTTATGGTTTAAACAAACATAATAAATATATATTTTCATTATATTATTATATAATGAAAATATATATTTTTGGCTCAAATGGAATGTTGGGAAATTATATGAAATCTTATATTTCGAACTATTATGAAGTTATTTCATTAACAAGAAATGATTATGATTTGAACAATTTGTCTATTGTCTCTTTAACCGAATTTTTAACTAACAAAAATATTAAAGAAAATGATTTAATTATTAATTGTGCTGGTGTTATTCCACAGGCATCAAAACAAAGAGAACAAGATTCAAAACTATATTTTAAAATAAACTCACTATTTCCGGTTATTTTAAGTATGATTTGTGAAAAGTTTAACACAAAAATGATACATATAACAACTGATTGTGTGTTTTCAGGAAAAACAGGAAACTATCATGAAGTGTCTCAACATGATGAAACTAATGAATATGGCATCTCTAAATCGTTAGGGGAATTATGTAATGCCACTATAATAAGAACATCTATTATTGGCGAAGAACTAAATAATAAAATATCCTTATTAGAATGGGTACGTTCTAATGAAGGAAAAAAAATCAATGGGTTTACCACGCATATGTGGAATGGAGTAACCTGTTTACAACTAGCAAAAATTGTTTATCAAATTATTAATGACAAATTATATTGGAACGGTATAAGACATATTTTTAGTCCTAGAAGTGTTAGTAAATACGAATTAGTCTCTCTAATAAATGAAGTTTATCAATTAAATATTGATATCATTCCATTAGAAACAGAATTGTGTGATAAAACTTTGTCAACAGTATATGATACAAATAGTTTATTTGATATACCTGATTTGGTAGAACAAATAAAGAAGATAAAATACAATTATTTTTACAAATAATAAATTAAATTTTAAAAATAAGCTAATAATGCTTCTGATTTAATTATTTTCACACCTTTAATATTATTTATATCACACTCATGTTTTACTTGATGGTCTAAATTCATTATATTATTATAAGAAGGAATATCGTATCTTTTACCATATATTAAATAAAACATTTAAAACACCGCCTATGTAAATACTATTTTTTTTCATTTTATTAGATATAAAATCTCCTAAATACATTGCATATGAACTACAAGAAAGTAAAGCAATGTCAAATTCTAATTTATTAATTTCTTCACACATAAAAATACATTGTTCAATCCATGTATTTTTTAATTCTCCGTCTAATATATCTTCATTATTATTATATGTAATTGGAGTGTTATATACTAATAGCTCAAAATCAGGATATTTATAATTATTTATTAAAAAATCTTTTTTAAAATATTGTTTTTTTATTGTTGTTGAAAATTGTGAAATAATAAGTACTTTTTATTTTCTAATATTATGTTAAATAAATTTAAAAGAGGGCATATTGATTCAATATAACCATAATTTACAATAGGTTTATATTTTATATTATTTAAAAAAACTATATAATTTAAATTATATGTTTGTTTTTCAATTACATCAATAATATTACTACCACCATATGAATAGATTATTTGGTTTAAATATATATTTTACAATAGTTTATAAAATTAGTTTTTCTAATATTTAAATTATCTGATTTATCAAAATATCCATTTAAATTGGATACTCTATTTATTCCATTTATATAATCACTATCAGTTTTATAATATTTATAATTCATAATAGTATCAAAATCTGAACCACCAATACGAGCTAAAAAAAAATGGTTCATGGTTTTTAAAAAGTTGTAAATAAATATCTGTAAAGTTCTCTATAGTATATACATTATAACTCATTTTTTATATATATATAAATAAACAACTTATAGTATATGTATAATGAATAAAACTGTAATGACTATAAGTGGAATCAGACCTGATTTTATTAGAATGAGTTCTATTTTTAAAGAATTAGATAAAAATTTTAATCATATTTTGGTTCATACTGGACAGCATTATGATAAATTATTATCAGATGTGTTTTTTGATGAATTAAATATAAGACAACCTAATTATATTTTAAATACTGGTAAGAATGGTGGTACTCATTATCATCAACTCAGCTATTTATCTATTGCTATTCTAGAATTAATAAAAAATAAAAAATTAAAACCTGATATTATTATATTTTTAGGTGATTCGAACTCTGTCTGCGCAGCACTACCTTTAAGAAAAGAGGGTTATATAATTGGACATATTGAAGCAGGAATGAGATCTTTTGATAAAAGAATGCTTGAAGAAATTAATAGAACTATATGTGATCATTGTAGTAATATTTTATTTGTGTATCATGAAGAATATAAGAAATATCTTTATAATGAAAATATAAAATGTAATGTAAATGTTGTTGGAAATACTATTGTTGAAGTATGTAAACCGTTTATACCTACTGATAAAAAAGAAAATAATATGATATTATTAGATATTCATAGACCTGAAAATTATAAATTTAAAAATCGTATGGAAAACATAATAAAATATGCTAATACTTGTTCAAAAATGTTTAATTTACCAATTAAAATGCTTAAATTTTATGGAACATGCAATACAATAGATAAATTTAATTTAGATTTAGGTTGCATAGAATTAATAGATTTAATGCCTTATAAAAAATATTTAACTACAGTGTATCATAGCAAATTTATAATTTCAGATAGTGGAACTGGACAAGAAGAACCTGCCATGTTTAATACTGCCGTCATTGTACCAAGAGATTATACAGAAAGACCACAATCTATTGATGCAAACTGTAGTTATATGTTAAATATAAATGATCTAAGTAATCAATCATCATCTTTTGAATATTTAGAAGATATATTTTCAGGAAGAAAATTCATAGATATTAGTTGGTTAGGTGAAGGAAATACATCAAGATTAATAATTGATGAATTAATAAAATTCTTTGATGCACAAGATATATTATAATCTATAAACTTCTTTATATTTGTTAGAATCTGCTCTAATAAAACGTAATGTATCTTTTTCTATATTATCAAGGTCCTCTGGTCTTTTAATAAAAAATGCTTTTTCTCTATTATTTTCCATCCCATCTGTATGTTTTTCACTTAAATATGATATAGTTAAAAATATACGTGTTTCATCTTTATTAATGATTACTGGGTCAGGATTACCATGCCATGCGTTATTATTATTTGTAAACATAATCATTTTATTAAATGTAGGTAATATCTGTTTAAAACATTTAAAAATATGTACATCACTATTTATTATATTGTCACCATCCCATAATTCTAAATGTCCTTTATTCTCTTCTTTCCAATTTTTACTAAGATAAATACCTAATGTAACATGTTTTTTTTGTTTTGTTACTGGATGAATCCCTGCATCACTATGAATATCCAAATAATCACCGTTATTATACTTATGAATTCCCCACCAATTCTTATTTGGATCATTATATAATTTTACTCCAACAATATTAGATAAAATATCTAATATTTCGTTCGATGTTAATATATTAAATAATATATTACAATTTAAAGGCAAATGATGTTTATCTCTTAATGTCCATTTTTGTTCAAATGGATTATCATATCTATCCCACAAATCATTTGTAATATTTAATATTTCATCTTGACAATTTACAGCAAAATCATAGTTTAAAATTTCTTCAATTACACAATGAGGATAAAAAGGAGATGATTGATAAATAGTTGGATCAAGAGATTTTAATTTTTTAATGAAATATTCAATATCCATAAATATATTATATTTATACTTTTAAAATTAATTGTAAACTAATTAAATATTCTTTTAATTCATCTTTAGATAGTGGATTAATTGTACTATTGTAATCTCTAATATTTTCAGAATGTGAGACATTCTTATAGGGAGGTTTGATATACATATACCCATCTGGACCCGATACTGTCCGCATTGATTGTGTCTCATTAATTAACGACTCGAGCAACTTTTCACCCGGACGCAAGACGCCTTTTACGATTGGTTTTTTATAAATGTCTGAAAATATATTCATTAAATCAATGATCTTACAGGATATTAATTTGGGGATAACTACATCGCCAGATTCTGCGCATAATAAGGCATGTTCTACCAAATCTACACTTTGTTCTAATGTCATAACGAATCGAGTCATATTCTTATCAGTTAATGTATAGTGTAATATTTCCTTATTCGTACCGATTTTGTGTAACATTGGTATAATACTGCCTCGCGAATTTAATACATTACCGTAACGGACAGAGACAAACTTAATATTGGGAATATATTTCGCTTTTTCAATCATTAAACATTCGGAACCAGCTTTTGTAATACCATAAATATTTACTGGACTACACGCTTTATCTGTACTTATAAAACACACCTGTTTAAGATTGGTTAATAATTGGATATTGTTTTCGATTTCATCCAATACACATTTTGTTCCTAGTAAATTCGTATTTAAACATTCATTGATTTCGTATTCACATTTATCTATATGTTTTAATGCGGCCGCCAGAATTACAATATCAAAGTTATATCTTAATAAGGTTTGTTTTATTTTATCTTTGTCAGCTATGTTTCCAATAATAAAATGCAGTTTGGGGTTATTATTATAATCGATTTCCATATTCCAATGTTTAGATTCATCTCTAGAGTATAAATAAACTTCATTATTTTTAATGTACCGTTCTGTTAATTTATTGCCTAAAGAACCTGTTCCGCCTATTATTAATATTTTTTTATCAAATAACATGTATAATAAATAATAATAATAAACAATATCAATTTAAACCCTAATTGTTAGTTATCTTTAACCGATTAAATTACTAGTAATTATATATTATGTATGATAAGGTCGCTATTTATTCCCCATACGACTATATTATAGGTGGGGGGGAAAGCTATTTAAGTAATATTATTTCATTTTTTATTGCAAATGGTGCCAAAGAAGTTATCTTTTTCAATCATACACCTGACGCCATTTATGAAAAAACTATCAACTATTTCTTTTCCACAGATGAAAGACGAATTATCTTTAAGAAAGAAACAAGAAGTATTTTAAATTATATTAATAAAGGATATTTTGATTATTTTATTCACATGTCTAATAGTAAAGAATCAGAGTTTAATTTTCGACTAGGAAAGAAACAAATATTTCATTGTCAATTTCCATTTGATTTGCATTTGGCTTGGAAAACGGCTGATGCCATGAAAAAAAATTATGATGCAGTACTAGTAAATTCGGAGTTCACCTTAGAGCATTATAAAAAATGTAGTGCAACTATGTTTCCGCCAGAGAGAATACATGTGTTGTATCCCTGTTGTAATAAAAGTATAATAGACAAAAGTATAATAGACAAAAGTATAATAGACAAAAGTATAATAGACAAAAGTATAATAGACAAAAGTATAATAAATAATAAAACAATATTTGTTACTATCGGGCGCATATTTGCCTATCATAAAATGGCGAATAATAAGCATCATGATAGAATCATACGAATATTTAATGAACTAAATAAAAAATACGCCAACTATGAATTGCATATTATTGGCACGGTTCAATCGAACGATTGGAATACATATTTAAAGAGTATTGCGCACGGCAACGGAAATATATATATTCATCCTGATGCGAAGGACTCTGACAAACAACATATACTAGGAAAAGCTCATTATATTATTCATGCGGCGGGGATGGATGAAAATGAAATGATCAATCCGTTTGTCTTTGAACATTTCGGTATCACTCTGATCGAAGGACTAGAAACAAAGTGTATTCCGATTTGCACCAATGGCGGGTTTCCCAAATATTATATTAAGCATGAGGAAAACGGCTATTTATTTAAGGATGGTAATGATTTATATAATATTGTGGATAAAATTCTAGGAGGAAATACTTCATTAGATGTAGATAAAGCTATAGAAACCAATAAGAAAATTGCTGAACGTTTTAATTATAAGAATTATACTTCGACATTAGCGTTTTTATTATTGATCCTATAAATTGTCATATATCTTTGAAATAGTATAAACTTATATTATTATTTTAATAATATACATTATATACTTTATGCCTGTTACCATAAAATTAAATGCTAGTAAGCTAGAGGAGTATAAATTAAATGTAGACAAACAAATATATGCAGAGCAATCCAAGTCTATTCAAACTATCGCACAAGGCACAGGTTTAGAATGCACAGTGGAAATTATCGACTTATTCGGAACGGTTTATATTGCAAATATGGTAGCAGCTTTAGCTAAGATTTTGCGGGAAACAGGCATTACGGTAAATGTCTGTATACGCGATTTAACAAACAGTGATATTTATACTTGTCTAATCGAACCAACCCGTTTTTTGTTTATTTGTTGTCCTCAACACTTTTTACAAGTCTATAAAGGTTCGACATATCCCTCGAATTTAAACGTCTTATCTGAAAACAAATATTTTCTGTATCAATTGGAAAAGCTCGACATAGGGAGTTCACTGTATTTGAGTGAGAATATTGTTGACTTAGTGAAAAACTCCCGTATAACATTTGATTATTCCGGGGTAAATTTACCCTTTTATCCGGATGAATGTAAAGATAAGGTAGTGCATTTATTGCCTCCAGTCGTAGATATGAATGACAATGAAATTGTCGTAGAAAAGAAAATCGATATCCTCTTTTGTGGGCGGTCTACAGAACATAGAAAACTTATTTGTGATGCCTTGCGCCTAGCAGGCTATACTGTTCTCAATGTTACAGATGTTTTTGGAAAAGAGTTGACCGAACTGATTAAGACAGCCAAGATTTTTCTTAACTTGCATCATGACCAAAGTTCTTCCTTAGAAACTTGTCGCTTGAATGAAGCGGTAATGTCTAACGACGTGCATATCATCAGTGAAAAGAGTGGCCAACCGGAATTAGAAAAAATATACGGAACAAGAGTACATTTTATCGAAAGAATAGGGGGGGATAATTATGCAGAATTGTTTCAGAAAGTGAAAGATGTGTTGGGTTTGAAAAAGAACATAGGTATATTTAATATTGAAAAAATGCATGATAGTATTATCGAGAGGTTAGAATACAATATTCTTAGTGTATCTATTTATAAAGATCTGCATAATTTTATAATTGACGGGAAAACACAGTTTGATAATGATACATTTATGTTTATGAAAGATAAATCCTACTGTAATCTAGGAGTAAAAGAATTAATAGATTTACCTGTTTATTACATAAACTTAGATAATTCAACTGATAGATATGAGATGTTTAATTCACAAATAAATAAATACAATATACCTCCTGAACAAGTTAAAAGAATAAGTGCTATTGATGGAAAAACTCTTAATGTAACAAGCATAGTTAATAAAATACACCATGACATAAAAGATAAACCGAATGTTATTTCTTGTACACTTAGTCACATTAAAGCTATTCAAACAGCTTATGAAGATCTATGCGAATATGCAATTATTATGGAGGATGATTGTAATTTTGAATATGTTTTATATCAAAGATACAAATTATCAGATATAGCTAATTTTTTAGGAAAAACATATAATTTAATTCAATTATCATTTATGGGTGATTTTGAATATAACACTAAATTACAATTATCTCCATGTTTTATTTTTAACGGTTATAAAGATTCAACAGCTGCTTATTTAATTACAAGGAAAGGTATGAAGAATATATTAGATTCATTTGCAAATAGAAACATTGAATTATATGTAGCAGATGTTACAATATATGAATTAGCGAAAAATTGTTGTCATTTGACAAAACCTTATTTTATATATTTTGATTCTAAAGTAATAAATACTACAATCCAGACAAATTCAATATTAGAATATGAAAATAAAAATAAAATTTTTTGGGATAAATATTATTATGTAGTATCTCAATTCTGGGATAAAGCTTATGTAATAAATTTAGACATGGATGTTAAAAAATATATAAATATGTGTAAAGTTTTGAATATATTGAATTTAGATTATAATAGCACATTTGTTTCCGCTGAATTAGGTACTACATTAGATATTCCTACATTGAAACAGTCACATATATTAACGGAAGAATCTAGTAAATGGCTTAAAGGGACGATTGGGTGTAATTATACACAATATAAAATTATAAAAGAAGCATATGAGAAAAAATACAACAAAATAATTATATTTGAAGATGATATTTCAATAACGGACAATTTCTTTGAAATACTATATGATTGCAAAACAATAAATCATGATGGATTAGTCTTAGGGCATGTTAATTGGGATAATAAAAAAGATATTTTTAGAAAAAAATATAATAATTGTTATAAGATAAATAAAAAACATTATAATATAGGTGGGTTTTATGGTGTTATATTAAACAAATCAGCTATTGAATATTTCTATCATAATTGGAACCCTGTACACACAATTTCTGATATATATTTACGAGATGTTGCAACTAAGTTAAATATTTATTATATTATTCCGGTAATTGTAAATGTTGATATTGATAAAGATTCTTTAACATCTGTTAATGATATTACTAGTGGGATTAAATATACTAATAAACCAATGTGCACGACATTAGAAAAAATAAAACGTATAATGTTTAAAAACTTACATAACGTCTCTCCTATTTTAATTTTCACTTTTAAATTAGCCAAAGAATACAGTAATGAGGTTATTAAACGAATATTAAAAACACTAGCCTTTAAGAATATACAATATACAGATAATATAGAGGAAGCAGATATTATTTTTATTCATTACCATGAACGTACCAATATAAGACATACAGGATTGAGTATTTTGATTAATGGAGAATCAAGAAATGATTTAGAAATTAACTTTGATATTTATATCGATTCTATAAAATCATTCAATTATTTTCATATACATTATCCAGAAATATTTCAGAGCTCAATGAATAAATTTGATAAAACTTTTCCATGTAATAAAAAAACAAAATTTTGTGCTTATATGTATTCTTATGATATTCCTCATAGAGTAAATTATTTTAAAATTCTATCTACATATAAATTAGTAGACGGATTGGGTAAAAGTATGAATAATATAAATAGAGAGGATGATAGATTTGATGAAAGTTTTAAAGACATAGCAATTAAAATATATTTAGATTATAAATTTGTCCTATCATTAGAAAATGTTAATTGTCAGGGTTATTCAACTGAAAAATTATTGTTACCGTTATTTGCAAATAGTATTCCTATTTATTATGGAGACTCTGAAATTTTTAAATATATAAATAAGAAAAGAGTTATTTATACTGACGATTTTAAATCAGATATTGAACTTTTAGAATATATAAAAAAGGTTGATATGGATGATGTATTATATAATAATATAATACAAGAAGAATGGTTTACTAAAAATCATACATTTGAAACTATAACTACAAAAAAAATGGATAATCGAATTAAAAATATATTTGGATTAACAAAAAGAAAGATATCAATTACAAATAATTTTAATAGTGATGTTTTATATTTTAATTATAATTATACTATTTTTAATAATTTTTTTATTAAAAAATCATTGTTAAATTGGTGTAACGAAGAAGACAAAATTGAATATGACACTAGATTATTAAAAACATTCAATTAATGAATATAATTATGTAAATAAAATTATGTAAATAAAATTTTGTATTTATTAATTCTAATTTTTCGTATAATATACGTATATTATTATATTTATTATTATATAAATGTTTTATTCACAATGTAATCAAGATAAATATTTAGAAGACAATATTTTTAAAGGATATAAAAATGGTTTTTTTGTTGATGTAGGAGCTCATGACGGAAAAAGTATAAATAACACTTTGTATTTTGAAAAATATAACAATTGGAGAGGAATAAATATTGAGGCAAATTTAAAAGTCTATAATTTGTTAGTTAATAACAGACCAAATAGTATTAATATAAATTGTGCGGTATGTAATAATGATGGGTATTCTGAATTCATATGTAATACAGGTTACACAGAGATGCTTTCAGGATTAAAGATTACGTTTGATAATAGACATCTTCAAAGATTATACGATGAAAATATACAAATGGGTTCGACTACACAAATAATTAATGTTAATACAAAAAAATTAGAGACAATTTTTGATGAAAATAATATACAACATGTAAATTATCTATCTATTGATGTTGAAGGAGCTGAATTTGAAGTAATTAAATCTATTAATCACGATAAAGTATTTGTAGATGTTATTGGATTTGAAAATAATTATGATGATAATAGTTTGCATATCATAAATTTTTTAAAAAATAAAGACTATATTGTAATTCATGAAACAACTGATATTTTTATGATTAATACAAAATCCAAATTTTATATAAAGTCATAGTTTAAATATTATTTTGAAAAGTTTATATAATAATATATAACTATTGTATAAACTAGTATATGTTTTATCTAGGTTCTTCTAGATATATGTATGAATATGATTGGAAATATTTTCCAGCAAGGTTACATACAACAAAAGAAATTATTAATTTTTTAGAAAATATTGATAATATACAAACGTTATTGAATAATAATCCACCAGATTTGTCATATCATATATTTGGAGGAATTAATCATCCCGGTGTAATAAATGATTCTATTACATTTATGAATACTACTATAAATAAAAATATTAAAAAACTAATATTATAAATATCTTCTAGAAAAGTATATTACTTCAATAATATACCATTAAGTTATCATTATATTTCTACCGATGAAAATTCAACTCATCTTCTAGAAAAATATAATTTAATTTATAAATATATTAGTGACGAAGAAATTGAAGAAGATTTAAAATATATTATTTCTTTATCACAAAAAATATTTAATGAAAATATAAAACTTCATATAATACCACATTTAAACTTAAAAATAAAAAAAACTCAAGATTATATATTTGAAAGAAATAATTTTATTAATTTATTAGAACATTTATCTAGTAAATACTCTATTAAAATACATAATATCGGTAAACATATTGAAAATAACAATAATTATACATTTTTAGACGACTATATGTGTGATTCAACGCACTATAGTAAACATTATGATAAAGTAAAAGAGTTTTTAATTAGTGAAATAATTAGAACTGCAAATATGTAAAAAATCGTATTTAATTAATAAATTATAATTTATTACACCTTTGCACAATTAAATCGCCGAATTTGTGGGCTTTTATATGTAGACGATTTAACAGTTACCACGCACTTGAAAAGTGCGAAGGTGTAAAATCTATAATATTAATAAAATCTATAATATTAATAAAATCTATAATTTAATTTGTATTTGAAAACTATTTAATATTGCGTCACAGCATGTTGATTCTGGGTGTTCTAAAAGCATTAATTTTTGAACTTCAATTAAATTATTTATTTTATTATGTATATCTAGTTCTGATAAACTATCTAATGTTTTAAATAAAATATGTGGGTCTTCTACAAAATCTTTTTCAGAAATAATAATTGTATATGCTTGTAAATTTATAATGTCATTAAATGGAGTCGCGACTTTTTCAAACATGTCAGAAATAATAACAGGTATACATCCTGCGCCTATTGAATTTACAAATACATGCGACCCTGATGTATCACCTCTTGTCACTATAACATATTTACTATTTTTCATGTTGTGTGAATATTCATTGATAGGTAACCCTAGTCCAATAGAACAATTTACTTTATCGATAAAATATTCTACAGGTAACTTCCGTAATTTACTTGCCCCATGTGCATAATCTCTACAACTCTCTTGATAAAATACATAAAATTTTCTAGTATTCCATTCATCATAATTTGGAATTATTACAGAATTGAAATAATAATTATAAGGTACAATAATACTATATCTTGTTAATTCCCAATTAGGTACCAATAAAGTTAATGCAGGACAAATATTGATTAAGTATTCGGGCGGGCTTATCCATTTATTTTTTTGATATACTTCATACCTTGTAGATGTTACATGTTCAAATGTATCTTGGTACATATCAGTAAACTCTTTATTTTGAAACATATCAGCCCATGCACTTAATTCATAATGATCTGCAAGGATTAAATGATCTTTGCCTTGATTTATTTGAAAGTATTTATTATTTTTAACTTTTAGTATTGCTTGTATTATATTATTATAATGATTTGTTCTATCTGTAAAAAATGATTTTACTATAGGAATTCCAATAATAAATATATTTGCTTTCTCTGGATTGAGCGTTCTCTTATCATGGTTTTTAAAATGATTATATAATTGTTCGTCTAAATGTCCTATTTTTGTATTATTATCACATAACCAATCATTTAGAGTTATTTGTGGATCATCATATAGGTAAAACATAGTATTGATGCGTAATTCATTTTCCATATTATAATATAAGTAAATATTTATTAAGTATTTCGATACACATCAGCTGAAAATAAGTATTTTTGGTCCAACATTTTATAAAGGTTGTATATAATGGTTAAGTCCCTCTTAGTACCAGATATTGACTATATCGAAAATATAGCATTATTGCCGGAAGACAAAGATCAGGAAGTCGCTTTATATGAGATAACACTAAATGGAAAAGATGAAGAAATTGCTTTAGGGCAACCGGTTTATACTTTCATAGAGAGAAACCTGGTTTATTATCCGATTTATTTAGTAAAAAATGAAAAAGTCACTCAACAGATCGGCTTATATGAAGTTTTTGCCGATAATATAGTGAATGTATTAGATGCCGATGGGGATATTGAACTGGAAAAAATGATGCCGCCGATTTTGTATGGTTCGGTGGATATAGACGTGCCTAGTATGTCGAGCACTGAAAAAAAGGAACCGGAGACGGCCGGCGAACCGCTGAAGGAACAAACAGAATTGGATGCAGAGAAAGAACGGGCAGAATATACGCCACAGCAGGACGAACATTGGCTCCAAAGTTACTTTGAAAATAATAATTACCGGATGATTGATAATGAAGGCAAAGGCGATTGTCTCTTTGCCGTCATTCGCGACGCCCTGGCGAAAGTGGGCATATCTAAAAGCGTCGGAGAGATGCGGAAAATTCTGGCGGAGAATGTCACGGAGGATATTTATCAAGGTTACAAAACGATATTCAGTGATTCTTTTGACACGGATGCACAGTTGGTGAAAGAAATAAAAGTTTTGGTGGCGCGTCATAAAGAACTGAAAAAAAAGATCGATACCTTAAAGGACCGGAATGCGAAACAAGCCGTTATTATACAAGCGGATGAAATTAAGAAACGACACGAATTGGCGAAGAGAGAACGGGCATATACAAAAAGTGTGGTTGAGGGCGAGCTGAAGATGATGAAAAATGTGCATAATTTGGCGCAATTTAAAGTGCTTTTACAAACGTGCGCCTTTTGGGGTGATACCTGGGCGATTTCGACACTAGAACGGGTATTAAATATGAAGATTATTTTGTTCTCTGAGGAAAGTTTTTTAGCGGGGGATCTGGATAACGTTTTAACCTGCGGCCAGTTGAATGACACGGTGTTAGAAGAGAAGGGCATCTTTAAACCGGACTATTATATTCTTGCGATTTACCAAGGCTACCATTACCAACTCATTAGTTACAAAGATAAAGGCGCGTTGACTTTTCAGGAACTACCCTATTACATAAAAGCGAAAGTGGTGGATAAGTGTTTGGAGCGACTGGCGGGCCCGTATTATATTATCCCTGATTTTCGGGAATTTATGGAAGTTAAGAAAGGCATCGCGTCAGCAAAACAAACAGGACCAGTAAAACACGCCGAAGTAAAACAAGCAGGGCCGGTAAAACAAAGAGAAGAATTAATGCAATCCGATTTATACGACAATACCACCGTGTTTCAATTCTACAACAAATCGGTTGATAAACCACCGGGAAAAGGTGCGGGGGAAATAATGCCAGCAGGCGAGGCGCCAGAATATAAAGAACTTAAACAAATACCGGATTGGCGCCGTAAATTAGATAACTTATGGCTATCACCTTTTACACTCGATGGGCACAAATGGAATTCCGTAGAACATTATTATCAGGGGTCGAAATTTAAACGCACGAATCCGGATTTTTATTTGAAATTTTCTGCCGATTCGGGGTCGGCGTTATCAAAGGATCCGGCGGAGGCAGAAGGCGCGGGTGGAAAATCAGGAAAATATGGGAAAGAACACGTAAGACCTAAGACGATTAAAGTCGATGATGATTTCTTTACCAAGGGGAGAAATGTTACCGAAATGGAAGCCGCCCAATATGCCAAGTTCTCTCAGAATCCCGAAATGAAAACAATATTAGTAACAACTAAAAAATCTAAGTTGCAACATTTTTCTCGAGGGGCACCACCCGTGATATTTATTGAGTTAATGAAGGTCAGACAAAGACTTTTGTAAACGCACTAAGTATAAACGCACTAAGTATAAACGCACTAGAAGCAATTACATAAGTAAATATTCATATCTTTTATATCTTGAATCAACTTTAAAACTACTATTTCGGTCGTAAGAAGGATCTCTACTATCGAATATTTTGTTACCTTTAAACGTGACAATATTTTTTGTATTAAACAATATCTCTTCAAATAAATAAATTGATTGCGATGTTTTAATACAAATATCTACGGAAATATTATCAGTCCAGCCATTATAAGCATCACTATTGTTAGTTACAAATAACACATTCTCTCTAATTTCATAACTAAAATTATTATTAGATGAAACAAACGTATATTCATGAGCTTTATCGAAGTTATACAAGGCTATTTCTTTAACATTTGTTGTACTACTTCCAATATGTACCGATATTTTTATGTTATTAAAGTTATATAATGTATCTGAGTGTATGTTAATATTATTTAAATTATATTTAATACAATTATACATATCGTGAGTTGGACCATTCGTATAGGTCCATGGTTTATTTCGTATAAAAGAGTGAATAAATTGTAAGAGAAGAGGATTTTTAGGAGGAGTTATCATAAACGCTTGGAATATTGCACCTTTATCTGCATCTAAACAAGAATAATATGTATAATTATCATGCATAAGTGAATCAATTGAGACATACGGTACTAAATCGACATCAGCATAGACACCACCATTGATATAGAGTTTACAAATACGCCATAAATCCGCTTTATACATGCCTCTAGGAATTTGTTTGAATAGCTCGGCTATAGCTATAGTAAAATACTCAGTTAAAAATTCAATACAGTCAGTATCTAGACTAAAATCAATATTATACGATGGATTCAATTTTTTCCATCTTTGAAATACATAAAATGGTGGATTTATTTTATAAGTAAAATAAATAATTTTTGGTATGATAGACATTGTAATATAATCTAATATATTATATTATATGAATGTTATTAAATTATTAAAATTACAAATTATACCATTGAATATTTTTCAAACTTGGTATACAAAAGATTTGCCAGAACACATGAGAAAGAGAGTAGAATTATTGAAAACACAGAATCCCGAGTTTACATATTATTTATTTGATGACAATGATTGTAGAGAATTTATTAAAACAAATTTTGATAACGATGTATTAAATGCATATGACACATTACTCCCAGGAGCATATAAAGCGGATTTATGGAGACTATGTGTCCTGTATATACATGGTGGAATTTATATGGATATTAAGTTGGCATGTGTTAATAATTTTAAATTAATTAAGTTGATATATAATAATCATTATGTGAAAGATAGACCAATAAATTCTATATATAATGCCTTTATGGTAAGTTCAAAAAATAATAATTTTTTATATAAAGGAATTATGCAAATAGTTGAGAATGTTAAAGAAAAATATTATGGATTCGATCCTTTATGTCCTACTGGACCAATTATGTTAGGAGCACTTATTAAAAATAATAATTTAAATGTGAATGTTGATTTAAAACATTATATATTAGGTGGATATATTGTATATAATAACATTAAAATAATTTCAAGTTGTTATCCTGAATATAATACTGAAAGGACAGAATTATATAATAGTTTAAATACAAAAAGATATGATAAATTATGGAAAGAGAGAAAAATTTATATATAAATAAATATTTGTAATATTCATTTATTTATTTAGTTAAACCATTACGTATACTAAACTTTTTTTTTGTAGACATAATCAAACGTGTAAATTCTCTTCTATTAAAGTTACTACTTTCGCGTTCATAGTTAGGATCTCTACTATCGAATATTTGTTTTCCTTTGAAAGTAACAATATATTTTCCTATATAAAATTGTTCTTTAAATAAATAAATTGCTTGTTTCGTTTTGATAAATATATCTACCGAAATATCATCTGTCCAACAATTCGTATTCTCTTGATGTATTTGTTTAACAATTAACATATTCTCTCTTATTTCAAAACAATAATTGTTATGAGAAGAAACAAATGTATATTCATGTGATTTATCAAAGTTATATAAATTAATATATTTTATATTTGTAATACTTGTTCCAACATGTATTGTTACTCTTACTGTATCTAATAAATATAATGTATCAGCAGATAAATTAATATTATTCAAATTGTATTTTATACAATTATACATATCGTAGGTGGGTCCATTAAAATAAGTCCATGGTTTTTTTTGAAAAAATGACTGAATAAAAGATAAGAGTAATGGATTTCTTGGTGGAGTAATCATAAAGGCTTGGAATATTCCATTTTTTCCGGTATCTAAACAAGAATAAAACGTATAATTATTTATTATTAGTGTTTCAACCGACACATAAGGTACTAAATCGATATCGGCATAGACGCCACCACTAATATAAAGCTTACATAATCGCCATAAATCGGCTTTGTACATGCCTTTCGGGATAATTTGGAATAGCTCTGCTATGTCTTTTGTAAAATGTTGAGTTAAAAAATCAATACAGTCAGCATCTAAACTAAGATCAATACTATATGTTGGATTCAATGCTTTCCATCTTTTGAATACATACACAGGCGGTATAGTTTTGTAAGTAAAATAAATAACTTTTGGTATAGCTGACATCATAATATATATTTATTATATAAAAAATTACAGAGGGTTTACGATTAATCCGTTACCACCTGTTGGTACATTATAAATATTTTCAATAGGTGGTAGTCTTATACGTGTATGAGATAAAGAAAGATTATAAATAGCATGTTCCATTAATCCTTCTTCTAGAATTGGATCTAATATTTCGTGTTCCAAACCATTACGAAAACCAAATAATTCACTATTATTCCATTTTGTTTTATGATCTACTTTAGATTGGAAAACAATGTCCGCTTCTCTTACAATTGATAATATACGTTCTACTTCTACATAATATCTTGCAGTGACTTTAAGAATGTGAGTATAATCTTTCAATTCTTCTTTAAAAGTTTCCATAGCAAAAAGAATAGATTTTGCTTCATATTGAGAAGATGAATTTTGGTTTTGTAAATCAAAAGAACATACTTTTAATCGTGTGTTTTTAAACTCAGGAAAAGTATAACCACTGCTTTCAACAATAAAAATAGGTAGATTAGTTTTATTTAACCAATTATGAATTGCTCTTAAATAATAAAACATTTTTGGCTCATTTAAGTTTTTGGAGGTGTGTGTTTGTCTAACACAAGATGTAAGTAGAATCGCCCATATCATACATTATATATATATATATATAATATATATATGAACTTCTCTGCCAATGCCGAACTATTTATTCCTTTATTAAAAACACATAAATTGGATTCAATAGAGAGAGCTTATGAATTACATTTACTTTCTCTCTATTATGATTTATTAGAAGCGGATAAAAAAGTAAAGATTCATGCAAAGAAACCTGCTACCTTAGATATAACAATATTGGAAACCATATCCTCCTTCTTCCCCAAACAAATTCAAACATATATAAAAAATAATCCTTCTTCTCTCTATGAATACAATAGTAAAATACATGGTAGAGAGATAAAGCTTAAATTTTATGTCTTTCCAGGTACTATACTAAAGCCGACTGTAATCGAGAAGTATGCGAAAATGATGCTCATATGGCTAACCATTTGCGCCAAATATTCGCATAAAAAATGTGGGGAAGACATGCTTATTCATATTTATTTAACACCCTTTAAAAAGATTTTACCTGCGAATAAAACAACCGTTTTAGGAGCGGAACATGTGAATACCGCCTTTACAATGAGCTGTGCGCCTGAAGGTGAGATTACTATTTTTCGCGAAGAAGAGTGGTTCAAAGTGTTCTTGCATGAGTCCTTTCACGCCTATGGTTTGGATTTTGGTATGCGTAAATCGACGCCCTTGCACCGGGTTTTATTGAAAACGTTTCCGATTAAAATTGATTATAATGAAAATGAAGCCTACGCGGAAACCTGGGCGCGGATAATCAATGCGGTTTTATATAGTTTCTTCTCTCTTAAAAATAAAAAAGATAAAGATACATTCTTACTTTATACGGATTTCTGTTTGCAGTTGGAACGTTTGTTTGCGATCTTCCAAATGAATAAAGTGTTGAATTTTATGGGGTTAAAGTATGAAGATTTATACGACTTGAGAGAGAACATGGCCTATTTGCGACATCAATTATACAAGGAAAATACACATGTTTTTGGGTATTATATTTTGACGGCGATATTTTTGAATGACTATAAGCAATTTATAGGGTGGTGTCAGGGAAATAATTTATCAAACGGAGTGGGTGCAAACGGAGTGGGTGCAAACGGAGTGGGTGCAAACGGAGTAATAGAACATATTATGAAATTTAACTGCAAAGACAACAGTTTCCAACAAATGGGGGAATATATAAGTACTATGTACAATAATATCGATTTACTTAAAACTATTTCAGTGGTGAGAAAACTAAAAATAACACAGAAAATTGGGGAATTACATAATACTACGCGAATGGCAGTATTAGATATTTTTGATATAAAGTAACAGATATAATGTTTGCTATACTTTTTTAAAAGTACAAGTGTAATAGATATATATTTAAGACAAAGAACCTTAAAAGATTTTATTGTTATCATATAAGAAGTCAGAATGCTTACTGGAGATGATAATAATACTAAAGATGATAATAATACTAAAGATGATAATAATACTAAAGATGATAATAATACTAAAGAAGATAATAATGGAGAGAATATAATAAAAAAACCAAGGATTAAAAGAGTTAAAAAAATAAACAATGATATTATTGTTATTCCTACATGCGACAATTACAATGCTTTTCTTAGTAATAAATTTACTAGTTTACAATTAAAACAAATTTGTAAACATTATCGATTAAATGTAACGGGTACTAAACAGGTCTTAACTAATGTTATTTATAAACATTTATATCTCTCTTTTCATGCTAATATAATTCAGAATTTTTGGCGGAAATACTATACTAAACGGTTTGCTCGACTACATGGTCCTGCACAATTTAAGCGAAATTTATGTGTGAATGAGACGGATTTTTTTACGATGGATGATTTAAAAAGTATTCCTTATACGCATTTTTTTAGCTTTAAGGACAGTGATAATATGATTTATGGTTTTGATATTATGTCCCTCTATAATTTGATTGAAAAACAGGACGATAATAATGTATTAAATCCGTACACCCGTAATCCCTTGGGACGGCATATTTTAAAAGACTTTAAAAGTTTGTTGTTTTTAAGCAAGTTATTGAACGAAGATATACCATTGATTATGAATGAACCTGAAGAAAATAAAAATATGGATAATTTGGAACATAGAGTCATTGCCCTCTTTCATGAAATCGATATGTTAGGCAATTATACAAACCCTTTGTGGTTTCTCGAATTACAGCGTCATCAACTTATAGTTTATATGCGCGAATTATACGATATTTGGACCTATCGGGCGCAATTATCCGACCAGATAAAGAATGAAATTTGCCAAAGCGGTAATCTGTTTCAGAATATTCATATAATAGATTTACCTATTTTAAATTTAAGAGAATTACAAGATACAAGTTTAACATTGATAGAGCGATTAATAAGAAATGGTATAAATCAAAATAGTCGTTATTTAGGATCTACATATGCATTATGTGCTTTAACTTTAGTGAATAGTAGCGCGGCGCAAGCCTTGCCTTGGCTTTATGAGTCGGTGGTTATGCCATTTTAACCAACCAACCTTTGGAAAAGGTTGAGCCAAAATTATAAACAACCTTTGGAAAAGGTTGAGCCAAAATTATAAACAACCTTTGGAAAAGGTTGAGCCAAAATTATAAACAACCTTTGGAAAAGGTTAAAGCGAAGTAGATTGAGCCAAATTAAAATAGATACAAATTAAAATAGATACAAATTAAAATAGATACAAATTAAAATAGATACAAATTAAAATAGATACAAATTAAAATAGATACAAATTAAAATAGATACAAATTAAAATAGATAAATATACGTTTATTTTTATCTATTGTGATACTTTTAGGGAAAGTATTCAACATTCATATAGCATTTACCGTACTAATATATAATATAATGCGTTAAACCACTTAAAAAAGTCTTCTTATAGTAGAGTATAACAAGATGCCCCGAGTAAAGAAATCCGAAACTGTCTCTGAAACTGTCTCTGTCTCTGCCCCTAAGGTTGCAAAAGCCCCTAAGGTCGCCAAGGAAACCGCAGTTGCTACACCAGCTCCTGTCGCTGAGAAGAAGGCTAAGAAGGAAAAGGCATCCGCTACCGCCGTTGCAACTCCTGCGCCCGTTGAGGCTGCTGCCGCTGAATCCACTTCCACTCAAGAAGTCGCCGCTCCTTCGGAGTTCACGGATTTTATGTCCAAGCTTCAACAATTGAGCAACATGATTAATACTCTCAAGAGTGAGTTTCGCACCCTGGAAAAGAAGGCGAACAAGGATTTGAAGACGGTCGCCAAGGCTAATGCCAAGCGAAAGCGCAAGAATGTTAACCGCGCTCCCAGTGGTTTTGTGAAGCCTACCCTGATCAGTGCTGAGTTGGCCACTTTCCTCGGAAAGACCGCCGGTACTGAGATGGCCCGCACTGAAGTCACTCGCGAGATTAATACTTACATTCGCGAGCATCAGTTGCAAGACAAGAGCAACGGTCGCATCATCAATGCGGACACTAAGTTGTCTTCGCTTCTGAAGATTCCTGCTGGTGAAGAGCTCACTTACTTTAACCTTCAGCGTTACATGAGCCCTCACTTTACTAAGGCAGTGGCTACGGCTTAAAACAACATAGAAAATTCAATTTAATAATAGAAAAATCATTTTAATAATAAATAAACATTATTATTAAATTTAATTAAACGGAGAAGGATAAGGATATTTATTATTAAACACAGAACTTATTACAGAACTAATATTTAATTTTTGTGTTGATCCAGTATTATCAAGTACACTTATTTGTCCACTTAATATCGAATGTACAATTCTATCAATTGAAGTTGTGTTTGTAATAATAAATATAAGATCTACTTTAATATTTGAAGCTATTGTATTTCCATTTGCTGTCGCGCCAGTATTTACTTCTTCAACTGTTATATCAATTATTTTTAGTCCCGAAATTTTATTTAAATATATATTAATCCCTGCTATTATTTTTTTTATATCAAACTTAGTTGTTGTAGTTAACAAACTTTTTGTGCCAGTTATATTATTGGCAGGGATTGCTAAAAAAAACGTTAATTCGTGATTGTCTAATACTGCTTCAATCAATAATTGATTATATTTATTTATACCAATTGATCCCTTAATAACATTAGTTGCGCCGTACAGAAACCCTAATACGACCGGTAATCTAAATCGATTATATATATCATGGGTTTTTTTGTAATTATCATTAATTAACCAAAAACTGGACATAGTCAATGCTAACGCACCGCTAACAGTATTTACAACTGATTCATTTCTTAAGTTAGTTAATAATTCTACATTTGCACCTGACATTATATATACTTTTTAAAAAAAAGAATAGCAAAAATTTAAATACTTTTCACAAATAAAGTATATGTTTTCATATAAAAAAAATATTATTAATAATTATTATTATCATAATTACACAAATAAACGTTAGAAAATTTCGAATGCATATATGTTTATCTTTACCATAGTAGCCGTCATGCTCTTGAATATATATAATTGGCGTACGTTCATTAAATATAATATCCGATGGGTTTATTGTATTACCCGATGGGTTTATTGTATTACTCGATGGGTTTATTGTATTACCAGATGGGTTTATAGTATTACCCGATGGGTTTATTGTTTGGTTTATATTATGTTCTAAATATAGTAATTGTTTACAATAGGGACATGTTGGATTTGTTGTAATCCACTTTATGATGCAATTTTCATGTATGCAATAAGAACATTCACACGATTTCAGCAAAGGTTGTATATTTAAAAATTCTTGAATAGTATATATTTTACTACTATCAGATTCCAAACATATTATACATTGATTGTTCATTGTAATATAATATATTAAAATTCTTTTATATTACTTATTCCGTTTTGTTTTTTTCATTTTTTTCTTTGAATTATGACGCTTGGTTTTTTTAGAACGTATCTGTGGGTGTTCTTTTATTGTATCAGATTGTGCTAAAGCTAAAAGTTTTTCATATAATTCATCATTGATAATGCTGGTTTCCTCAATAATATTACGGTCTTTACTATCGTTTATACCATTACTATCGTTTATACCATTACTATCGTTTATATACAATAACCCCGCCGGTACCGCTAAATGTTTAAACCGTTCGCTTACTTTGCCTATATTATCTTTACTTTTCCCCCCTAATTGTTCATCATTATACATTGCCGGTTGTTGTTCATTTAATAAAATCGAATTCACTGAATAACCACCCGCCATGGTTTTCCCATCTGTTGTATTATATATCATATCTAGATCATCCATTATATATATAATTATATATATGTTTATATCCTTGAATATTTAAAATCATTTTTAAGAAAAGGTTGATTTTTGGCTCAGACTACTACGTTTGAACCTTTTCTTAAAAGGTTATTTTTTGGCGCAACCTTTTCAAAAGGTTGTTTTTTGGCGCAACCTTTTCAAAAGGTTGTTTTTTCAAAGGTTGTTGTTATAAGTCCTCTTAATATCCGGTACATACTTTACTTCTCTCGTTTCCTTAATATACTCCATTATACTGGCGACTTGTTCTTCACTCTTTATACAATTTTTAAGACACTCCTCTACATATTTTAAAGTTAAAGGCGCGGTTTGCTTTGTCGAGACAAAACGTAGTTTACCATCAGAAATGTTTACTGTCGCATTATTCATCTTCTTAGTCTCGACATATTCTAAAATAACTTGTTCTGTATTATTCTTTATTTCTCTCAATTCTTTTGTTTTATCATTTAACGTTTTGAGTTGATTATCGACACTGACCCACTTCTTAATGTTTTCTTCTAAGGACATATTATTTATATAATATAAATAATATCTATATACTTTTAAAAAAAGTATTGCAAAAAAAGTATTTAAATACGTTACATTTAACGGCGGTGTCTGCGCGTTCGTTGTGACATTGAACCCGATCTTCGCCCCTGAAAATACTTTTGTAAACCAAAGAGCCCAAAGGGTAATGCTGCCGTGGCGATGACACCTCCCCCGCGACGCGACATCCTTCTACGACCACCAGTGGTGCTCATTGCATCAGAGTCACCGGCTTCGGCAGGTCTATCATATTCTCCACCGCGCATGCGTCGGCGACGTCCACCACTTAGAGGCGCCGTATCAGGATTCATTGCTTCGGTGGGAATCAGAGGATCATTGCCCCCACGCATCTTTCTCCTTCTACGACGGCCGCCCGCCATATTCATATGGTCATCATTAGTCATACTTTCACCTCCACGCATTCGGCGCCGGCGTCTACCGCCTTTTTGCGCATCGTCAAGATCGTCCCCGGTAGTTTCCATAAGAGCGACCGCCTTATCTGATTTTTCAGCTTCACTATCATCTGACAAAGAACCCATGCCGCCTCGCATCTTTCTACCCCTGCGACGCTTTCCCCCATAATAAGCGCCAGGAGGAATGAGACCCTTAAATTGAGTCATATCTATATTATTACCTTCACCGGAAGTAGGGGAGTTATTACGGTCTAAGTTCTGTTGATAGTCGCCACCCTGACCAGAAAGGAATTCACTATTGTCACTGCTGCTGGCGATTAAACTACTATAACTGCTGTCGCCAGTGAGTTTGCCACCGCGCATGCTGCGGTTGCGGCCCATGCTACGACTACGTCTCATAGTTCGACTTCTCCCCATGCTACGACTCATAGATCTTTTCATACTTCTTCGTCTAACCATTTATAGTATATGTTTATAAAATAATATATTTTTAGTTGATTATATTTTTGAGAATATCCCTTTATTTCTCAAAAGTAAAATAAAAATTCCTAAATGAAGTAAAAAACTAATTATAACAAATATTAGACATAAATATAAATAAGGATATATTTGCTTGATAATTAGTTCAATAAACGGGGCTAATATATTTTTGAATTCGGCTTTTACGTCATCTCTCTTTAAAATAATTAAACATTCTTGAATAATTGTATCTTTTAGCATTCTTTATAAAACCCTTTTAAAAAAGTGTAGCCAACTCCAACCAACCTTTAGAAAAGGTTCAAACGTAGTAGTCTGAGCCAAAACACAACCTTTAGAAAAGGTTCAAACGTAGTAGACTGAGCCAAAACACAACCTTTAGAAAAAGGTTCAAACGTAGTAGACTGAGCCAAAACACAACCTTTAGAAAAGGTTCAAACGTAGTAGACTGAGTCAAAACCAACCTAAATTTAGGTCTTGATTTTGGTCCTACCTTTTCTCAAAAGGTAGGGTTGCGTCTTACATACCCTTAAAATTTCTAAAATATCTTTAATGGAAGTAATCAAACCACCTAATACTAATTTTGATTTTAAGCGTATGACTTTAGCAAATCCGGAACCTTTACAAAGTGGGAGTTATTTTACCAAGATTTCACTCGAAAATAACAAACCTTTAGTAGTGCAGATGCCTAAATGTTCTACCAAACAAGGATTAGTCGACACCAAGGGTGTAAAATACTGTGATCTATTGTATGAGCGAAGTGCGCATGAAGAGTTGATCACTTGGTTAGAACAATTAGAGTATGCTTGTCAAGATAAACTCGACGAAAAGAAAAACCTGTGGTTTCAAACCGAATTAAGTCGCGATGATATTGAGACTATGATGTCGCCAATAATGCGAGTATATCAATCTGGGAAATTTATATTAATTCGTATTTCATTAAATGCGCAAAAAATAAATGGTTTAGACAAAAGTATCGCCTATAATGAACAAGAAGTTCCTATTGATTTAGACAAATTAGAAACTTCTGATTCTATTATTCCTTTGCTCATTATTAATGGTATTAAATTTTCTACGCGGAGTTTTGAAATAGATATTAAACTGTCGCAAATGATGGTTTTTGATAAACAGATTGAAACATCATGTTTAATTCAATATAGCGGAGAGAAGACAGGTACATTAGCGGTAAGCAAACCTTTAGTAAGCAAACCTTTAGAAGTAAGCAAACCTTTATTAAGCAAACCTTTAGAAGTAAGCAAACCTTTAGAAGTAAGCAAACCTTTAAAAATAGAAGTAAATATTAAAAAACCTTTATTAGACAAACCAATAGCAGACAAATCGATAGTAGCAGACAAATCGATAGTAGCAGACAAACCTTTAGTGGTAGACAAACCTTTAGTGGTAGACAAACCTTTAGTGGTAGACAAACCTTTAGTGGTAGTAGAAAAATCAACAGTAGTAACTAATCAAGCTTTAGAAGAAGTTTCATTCGAATATGAAAATATATCCGATACGATTAGTCTTAAAAATCCAAATGAAGTTTATTATGATATTTATAAAGTAGCCAGAGAGAAAGCCAAACAATTACGCAAGGCCGCCATGGAAGCTTATTTAGAAGCAAAAGAAATAAAAACAAAATACATGTTGACTGATTTTGATGATTCCTCAGAAGATTCAGATTCAGATATTGAATGATTCACTTTAGTATAAAATATACTTTGAAATATAAATTCAATTTAACTCATATTCATAAAACTTTTTTATCATTAATTTAATATAATGAACTTCTTGAAGAACTTACAGAAAACCATGAAAGCTCATCATCTTTTGGCTTTATTAGGCATAGTGGTAGTTATCTATGCCATGTATCAGTATTCGGGTCAAAAGGGTAGACCTTCAGACGGTTTTAATCCTAATAAAAATGGGGCTATGCCTAGTGGTAATGGCAACATGCAAATGAATGCCAGAATGGGTGTTTCTGCTGCTAATCCTGCTGGACAAAATGAAGTATATTCGTCGGTGACGGATATTAAGACTTCTTCTTATGGATTACCGCCTAGTTGTTCCCGTGGGGCTATTTCTGATCCGGCTGATTTATTGCCGAAAGATACCAACAGCCAATGGGCACAATTAAATCCCGCCGGTTCAGCCGACTTTAAGAATGTTAATCTATTAAAGGCCGGTTATAATATTGGTATTGATACGGTGGGTAGTTCGTTGCGTAATGCGAACTTGCAAGTTCGTTCCGAGCCGCCTAATCCTACGACGGTTGTTAGTCCTTGGTTGAATACCACGATTGAACCGGATTTAATGCGCGCTCCTTTAGAAATTGGTTGCGGTCCTCAATAAGTTTAGGTAAAACAATAAATATTTATATAAGTATCGATTTATATAAATTGGTTTAATATTTATATAAGTATTAATTGTTATATAAGTATTAATTTATATAAGTATTAATTGTTATATAAGTATTAATTGTTATATAAGTATTAATTGTTATATAAGTATTAATTGTTATATAAGTATTAATTGTTATATAAGTATTAATTGTTATATAAGTATTAATTAAAATAAATTAATATAATTAATATTAATATTATAATTAATATTATAAAATCCCTTTAGCAAAAAATTATTTTCTTTTAACTATATATAACAATGTACAGAAGTCGATCTGCATCCCGTAGTGCTGCCCGAAGTGCCTCCCGTAGTGCGTCCCGAAGCCGAACTCAACGCCGATCCAAGACTGGTGGTCGCCGTCGTCGTCATGCCAAGAGTGCTATGGCTGGTGGTCGCCGAACCCGTCGCCGTCATCATTAAACACACAACCTTTAGAAAAGGTTGGACCAAACATAAATAACCTTTATATGCGAAGCAATTAGAAAAGGTTGGACCAAACATAAATAACCTTTATATGCGAAGCAATTAGAAAAGGTTGGACCAAACATAAATAACCTTTATATGCGAAGCAATTAGAAAAGGTTCAAACGAAGTAGACTGCACCAAACATAAACAACCGATGAAGAGGTTAAATTTAAAACTAATTTTTAAGAAATTGTATAGTTTTCTTAAAAATTACCACAATAATTTATCCGCTAGCCAGCCACGGCTGTTTTTAATGTGACGGTCTTTATTGTGCCGTATTCGATAGAGTCTACGTCTAGTTTTAGCGTATTTTAAACCCTTTTTATTTATATAGGTGGGGAAATCATTCATGCCGAGGGCACCGACACTGGCAATTTTCTTCCCTTGCTTATACACGTCAATTTTTTTAGTTTTATTTGTTGAAGGTTTCACTTCTAAACCAAGTTTCTTGGCTTTCTTTAAAGTATAATTGGTTATTTTGTACATATATATATACAACCTTTAAAAAAACAACCTTTAAAAAAGGTTGCACCAAACCCGACATTAATTAAACATAATTCAACCTAAATTTATATTTAATTTTGGATTAAAATCAACTTTGATTTGTTAGTGAATTTGGCGCAATGTTGGGTTGTTTTTGGCTCAACCTTTTCCAAAGGTTGTTTTTGGCTCAACCTTTTCCAAAGGTTGGATGTTGTTTTATAAATCATAATGTGGATTATCGGTAATATCTGTTCCACAATAACGCACCGGATTTTTCTTATAATCGACTTGTTCATAGATATTAATTTTACTGGCTTCGCCTAAAAGAAATTTAAAATTTGTCCAAAATTCTTCGCCATGCCCAACACTCTTGGTGGCAATATGCGACAGTTCGTGCAGGGCAACAAAGGTTAGTGTATTCGGGTCGATCAATTGGTCGCCTTTTTTCTCTTTATTTAAACAAAACGCCATTTTCTCGCCTTTATTTTGACTATATGCCGTGTATTCACTGGTCGGCAGGGTCTCATTTACTGTTTTTGGATTATAACCTTTACACAAGCGTATTACATTTTCTCTTTTGGGGAATGTTTTCCGACAATGTTCGACTAATTTTCCCATTTTTTGATTGACTGTGGCTAAACGATCCGCTGCCAAAACCAATTTACTCCGTTCTCTAACACAATATTTCTTTCCATCTACATCAGAAATAATACATTTAAGATTAAAGGTATCGGAATCTTGATAAATCCTTATACATACAATTAATAATAACGCAATGAAGGCATAGCCTAAATAATTCATTTTCATTTTATATAATGGTTATAAAATAAAATGAAATTAATATTTATTAGACTTTGTAACAAAGTGTAATAAATATAGGCTAGTAATATACTTAGATATTTTTTATAATTTAAATATATAATGGGAAATAAAATATCAGCTGTAATAAATAAATGTAGGAAATTTATTGTAACTGAAGATACGGCTATAGTTAGTTCTGTCCCTGAATCTGTATTAGAACCAGCCGCTCTTGTTGAACAATCTGATGATGTTGTAATTTATGTAAAAGTTGTTCCTGAAGAAGTCTCAGAACCTATATCAATTGAACCAGAAACAAAAATATTAGTGCAGGAAGAACCTGTTGAAATTGAAGCACTAACTACAGAAGAACCAGTATTAGTTCAGGAAGAACCAGTATTAGTTCAGGAAGAACCAGTATTAGTTCAGGAAGAACCAGTATTAGTTCAGGAAGAACCAGTATTAATTGTAGAACCTGTTATAGAACCTATTATAGAACCAGTATTAATTGTAGAACCTGTTATAGAACCTATTGTTAAGAAGAAGAAGAAAGACAGGATAAAATAGTCTCTGACGAATAAATTTTTTATATATTCATACTTTTATATATTCATAATTTTATAAATATATAAGTAGATTGCGCCCAAAGATACTTTTATAAAAACATATATATAATATGGCCGTATATAAAGTAGCACATACGCAAGAAAATAATGAAATAAAACAAATATTTGTCTTTTATGGTAAGCATGACAAAGAATTAGACAAACTATTTGCTACTGATAGTGAAAATAATCTCTTTAAGGATATATTTTCTATTGAAGAACTGCGTATCATAAGAGAGAAAGACATTAAAGTAACATTTATTAATTATTCCATTTATTCCGATGATACGATTGAAGTTATAAAAGAAAAAATATTGCAAAATTGTGGATTGAATAGTTCTTTTAGTGAACTTTATTTATTTGCCCAACAAAAGGAACGACTAAACGCATTATCTATTTTTAAAACCCTTACACAAAATGAAAAATTGGAATTAACTCGAGAGAGACTAGTGCAGTATTTATTAAATATAGATACGGGTACGGGTGCAAACATTGATTTATCTAAACTTACTGATAAACCAGTATACAACTATGATGATATTATAACACTAGAGCTGGATAGTGCAGAAGTGTTGGTTACTGTACCAATTGGGCAAAAATTCGTTGCCTTAGATAAAAATATTCAGTATACCGTAAATCCGTTTGCAGTTTTAACGTATGACGCATTTTTAGAGCGCTACGCCCAAGAAATTACGTCTACGTCGAATAGTAATATTTTAATGAATATTGAAAATAGTAACGGCACTGCCCCTTACATAGTTAATAACATGCTTTATGTCTGTCTGGCCGAAGAGGTTTTAAATTATACAATTGCCAAAGGGTTCTCTCAAGAAAGTACCATAAAGATATACTTTCCTCTCTTATTAAAGAAATCTGTATTAAGTTTAAATCAATTAAAGGAGAGAAAACAGGAATTATTAATAGAAAGCGAGGGATTAATAACGAGAGCATTTGAAAAGAGTAATGCAGTTGTAGCAGTGTTTTATGATATATATAATGAACAAAGTAATAAACAAAGTAATAAACAAAGTAAACCGGCGAAAAAAATAAAATACATTGAGCAAGGCTCTCGCGAAATTGAATTCGTTTTTCACCCGGAAGTGGAGTTCAATTTACCTTTGGATATCGTCTTTAAACTTATTCATGCGACGAGAGAAGTACCTTTGATTAAATATAATCCCGCTAAGAAACAAGATAAATTATATCGCTTATATGCTGATAAAATCGCTACGAATGGGAAGAAAATCCCCTATTTGGATAAATCGGTCATTTTCAAGTTGGCGAAAACTATCGGGAAAACCAAACGGGTATCTGTGTATATTGAGTACAGGTCTGAAGATACAATTACCCCGATTGTCTGTGATTTCGAGAATAATGGCAGTATTCATGTGAGCGCGAATTTTAAAAAATCACATTCTATCGAACGGTTAAATGCTATTTTAAAAGAAGCCATTAACCCCGTTATAGAAGTGGTGAAGAATTATCTCTCACAAAATGGGTATACTATGAATTTGTTTCTCGGTTTAAATATGCCGAATATTGAAATTGTTACGATGGATTACATTGTTCATGTTCCCATTACCAAACCCATTCGCTTAAAGACAATCATGGGATGTGTTTCCACGATTTTTAATGTGATGAGTGATGATTTAAAGAACGGTATTATGATGCGGTTTAAACGAGTGGCAAATTATAATGAAATGGATAGTATTGATGCATTTATTACGGAGATGTTGAATCGCGAACACAATGAAGAAGATATTGTTGGGCAACTGGTGAGCAATTATAATATGACATTGAAGAAGGCGCAGGTGAAATTAGCGGAGTTTGTCAATGCTTTACAGGTGGTACAGGATGCATTCCAGAATAGACGTTTGAAAATTAAAAACAACCCGGGTTTTTTAACGACGATTCGTCAGGAGCAATTTAATAAAAATATAATTATTACCATGAATGGAATAAATAATATGAGTTATTTAAATACGATCCCTATTTACCTCGATTCCTTTGTTAAATTGACGCAAGACAGCGTAAAAGAGTTTGAAGAAGTGTGTAAAGTGGGTGTGGGTACAAATATAGGGGCAAACGAAGTGGGTATAAGTGCAAATATAGGTACAAATATAGGTACAAATATAGGTACAAATATAGGTACAAATATAGGTACAAATATAGGTACAAATATAGGTACAAACGGAGCAAGAGAAGTTGCTCCGCATATTGTCGATATTGTATCGAGTGCGGAGCAAATGAACCCAGAACATAAACAAATGAATATTGTTGCGCAGGAATTAGTATTTGAGACTATTGATGAAATCGAGGCGGAGACAGGAGAAAATAAAGATGAAGATATGTTTAATCTTTTCTTTGGCGATGAAGAAGTAGAAGAAGGCGAAGTAGAAGGCTTAGACGAAGTAGAAGGCGGTGCCAGACCCAAAAAAAATAAAGCCGACGTAGAAAAAATAGAAGAAGAAACCTTAGACCTGGATATTACCGGCAAACGTTTAACCCATCCCAACCCTTTTCAAGAACGGATCGTCAAACGGGACCCCAATGTATTCGCCACTTACAAGGATGACAATTTCAAAGATTATTCTCGTTCATGTCCTTGGAGTAACCGTCGGCACCCCGTGATTTTGACTGATGAAGAAAAAGATAAAATAGACAAAGAACATCCTGGTTCTTACGAGAAAGACTCGGCTGTAAAATACGGCAGTGATGTAGATAAACAATTTTGGTATATATGTCCCCGGTATTGGAGTTTAAAAGAGAATACAAGTCTTACCGAAGAGGAAGTCGAATCAGGTAAATACGGCAAAGTTATTCCTAAAGATGGCAAGAAAGTAGGCAAAGGGGAAGCCATTTTTGAGTTCAATGATGACGTATATCATAAAGGGAAAAATGGGGAGTACGGACAGTTGCATCCGGGGTTTCTTAAACCGAGCGCCCAAGGGAAATGTTTGCCCTGTTGTTTTAAGGAATGGGAAAATGTTGAACAAGCCAAAAGAAGAGATATGTGTGCGGTAGGAGAAAAGGGTGCAAGTGCTAGTGCTAGTGCTACTGCAGAAGAAATGAGTGCAGAAGAAATGGGTGCAAAAGAAATGGGTGCAGAAGAAATGAGTGCAGAAGAAATGGGTGCAGTTGAAACAGCAAAAAAAACAGGCAAAATGAAAAAGTCAAATGTCACAGATGATTATATTAAAGGCCCCGATAAATATCCCCTCGAACCAACACGTTATGGTTTTTTACCATTGGCTATTCAAAAGTTCCTTCATACTGATAATAAAAAATGCCAAATTAGTTTATCAAATACTAACTTGAAACCGGACCATATATGCATGGTCCGACGCGGTGTCGAATTCAGCAAATCCCAATCTTTTATTGCCTGTATTTCAGATATATATACTGGTATTTATAAACTCCCTCCTCAATCGATCAGCGTGTTTAAAGAAACATTAATTGAGGCTCTCGATATTGACGTCTTCTTATCTCTACAAAATGGCAATTTGATTAATATATTTGCCCAAGATGATTTAATCGGTATCAGTGGCACGGTTATGGATTTAAAAGAATTTAAAGAGAGTATCATATTTAAACGGACGGATAAAACGAAAGTTGGAGAGAAAAATACCTTACTTAAAATTGCCCATGCTTTTAATAATTTTAAAGAATATTTGAGAGATAATACAATTGAAATCGATTATGTCTATCTATGGGATTTAATCTGTCAGCCGAACAATAAATTATTTAAAAAAGGCCTGAACCTGGCCGTTGTAGAAATGAATAATAGCGACATTACCAATAATGTCAGTTTGGTGTGCCCATCTAATCACTATGCGACGACTTTTTTCGATGATTATAAAGATACAGTTATTATTATAAAGCATGAAAAGGAATTTGATAATAAAACTTATAATCTTTATGAACCCATTTACGGGATTGAAGAGAGAAAACGTGAATTTGCCGTTACCTATGGTTTTAAACTGAATTCTCTCGTCAATATAAATGAGACGATTGAATTAATCAAGCGCTCTTTTGGTAAATGCGGGACTTATCCGAGTATGCCCAAAGTGTATGAATTTAAACGCAATATTTCTTTGGAACGCTTAGTGGATTTATTAGATTTGAAATCGTATACGGTAGAGAAACAAGTGATGAATTTTAATGGGAAAGTCATTGGTATAATAGCGAAAAAGATGAAAAAGGTCAAAGGCGCCGATGGGACTAAAGAAAAGATAGAAATCAAAGGTTTTATCCCGTGTTTCCCGTCGGCTTTTATTAAACACCTTGATACAGGTTTTATCTGGATGGATGCGGATTATGGTGATACATATGCGAATACCCTGGATTTTTTAAATATGGTTTATAAAGATCTCAATGGACGTATTCCTTGTAAACCGAAAATAAAGGTGATTGAAGATGAATTAATTGTGGGTATTATCACGGAGACCAATCAATTTATTATGTTGTCGGCACCCGTGGCGGATACCTTTGGGGAGGATTTAATCAAGAATGAAAATATGGGCATCGTTACATTGGCAAATGAAGCTATAGATATAGAAAGTGAGGCTATACAGAGTCATAACAATATCGATTTAGACCGTGTTACCTACATTAATAACATCCGACTAGAGAGTAAATTTTATAATCTATTTCGCAACAGTGCCCGTATTTTACTAGGGCAAATGCGCTACCGACCCATAAAAGACCAGATTGAGACCATTATAAATAATCCGACTATGCTATATTTCAATAAATTAAAAGCGGTGGATGCGTTATTTCGGAATTTAATGCAGAACAGCATGGAGTTTAGTGTTTATAAACCAGAATTATTGATCGAATTTGCAAAAAATGATTTAAGTAATTGTAATACCTTGACAAAAGACCAATGCGGAGCGAGTAAATTTTGCCTGGAAAAGCAGGATGGCTCTTGTGCGCTTATTCTGCCCAAAACAAATTTGATTAACGGCACGGATAATGCTATCGTGTATTTCGGGAAACTCAGTGACGAATTGATCCGCTATAATCGTATTAAGTCTTTTATTTTTCAGCAAAACGTGTTTCTCTCTTTTACCCCGGTGAAGTATAATTTAAATTCGACGGAGATTATTTTACTGCAATCTTTGCTTACTCAGGAATACTTTGAGGGGTTAATTATTGCGCCGACAAATGCCTATATTAAAAATAATACATATGATACGGCGCAGCCCCTTAAGAGTCAAACGTATTCGAATGAATTGGTGGCAGAAGTGACAAGCGTAGCAGGTCCAACAAGCGTAGCAGGTCCAAATGTAATAGGTCCAAATGTAATAGGTCCAAATGTAATAGGTCCAAATGTAATAGTCCCGACAAATGTAGAAGCCAAATGCCCCGACCCCACCTCTATCGTGATAACGTCCACGTATTGGAAACCGCTATTTCCGGAAAACAGTGTAGAAATCATTTTCAATGACAGTCCGGCCTTATGCACCTTTGATATTATGTTAATTATTATGAAAAATAGCAAATTGAGTAAGCACAATTTGAAAGAGATCCTGGTTGATGAATACGATAAATATTACTCAGACTATAAATTTGAAATAATACAGACGCTAAAGATGCAAGGAAAACATAAAATTGCGAAACAGCTCATTTATTTCAAGACCACTTTGGCGAATATAATTATGAGCGAAGACTATTACATGACGAATTTGGACATTTGGCTCCTAGCGAAACATTATAATTTGCCTATTGTCTTTTTCTCGGGGACGGAATTAGGCGAAAATGGTAAGAAGTTCCTCGTGGCGAATTCGGACGGTACAGGCAGTTTCTTCTTTATTCATACCCCGGGTATCAAACATGATGTACCAAATAGTTACCGGATGGTGGCGGCGCCCACTTACAATGATAAATTACCCTTAACAGCACTTAAAGCGGACTTTGCCGACAGTATAAAAGAAAATATTAATGCAAATGCGCTAATCGATTACTTTAATAGTGTGTCTTTATGGGATGCGACCAAAAAATTACAAGGGAAAAAGGTGAAAATGGTTATAGAAGAGGAAATCGAGCCTGTAGTAATTTTCCCTGAGATAAAACCTGTGCCTGGAAAAAAGAAAGGAAAAAAAGTAGTATTAACTGAATAAATTGTTAATATATAAAATTATATTTTAACAATAAATAGTATAATTAAAGGGTAAATTCTTGTTTATCTCCCCAACCTGTAGTCTTATAGTGGGGCCAAAAAATCCATTTAGTTGGCGTTAAATGCGATTTTATAGAGACAAATAATTTACTTACATAGGACGTCAAATCATTTCTATATAAACTAACATTATGTGCATCTTCGATACATACACATATAAAACTCATATCTGTCATGTCTATTTGGGGAATATCTAATGTATAACTGTATTCAGTATTCGCTACGGTCCAATCATAATCGTAATCATTAATAGGGGGATTTTTGCCTTTTGCCGAATCTGCATGCATTAGATTTAATTTGAAATTAATACCGGCGTATAATTCATAATCTTCCAAGGTTCTAACTATACCTAATGTGTATTTACCCAGATCAATATTTGGATCAGCTAACTGTTTCAGCAAGACTCGCACGCGATTTTTACTCTTAAAATCAATATCCGACCAAACTTGTTTTGTTATGCCTTCGGCTTTTTTTTTACTATCAAAATCGTCCCAATGTTTTGTTCGTCCGGCTCTAGTATATTCATGCCAGATGATGGTCCTATGTGGATGAAATAAATCATATCCCAATGTATAAGATCGTACTGACAAAGAAATCTCCTCGCCAGTGAAGTATAGTTCCGGATCATATTTACATTCTTCACAATGAACACCATATGTAAAATAATAATGACCACTCACAAACCTAGCTGGTATAGGTTTCAGTAATTTTTCATAATTAGGAATACTTGCTGGGGTAAAGAGAATTATGTCACTCGCAAATTTTCCAATCATATTATAAGGCCCGTGCTGTGTTAAGGTTTCCTCTTTGGGATTATATGGCGCGGCATACGTTGTTATAATTGGTTTTAATGAGTTGGTTTGAGTCATCATTTCAATTAAACGTTCATCCCAATTTTCGATAAATCGGTGATGCGAGTCGAGTTGCAGGGTATATTTCTCTCCTTTCCACATGTTTTGAATATTATGTCTCGCCCAACAAGCCCCCTTGCTTTCGTTCCAAGGCACATCCATAATTGTAAATTGCGGATTATCGATAAACTCGTGAAGATTATCCCATTCATCTTCTTCAGCGTGTTGCCAGCAAATACCGAATGAGAGTAATTCAGGATTCTTGGCTTTTTTAAGACAGTCTCTAATAGTTGGTAGTAATTCAGGGTCTCGATAGGAGGCGATTTGAACGAAAATGGTGTTCATTATAGTATAGTTTATAGTGTTTTGTTTATATATTATTTACTAATAATATATTAACAAAATATTATTATTTACTTATAATAATATATAAGTTTTTATGGTAAAAACAAAAAATCTGGACCTGATATATGCATTATTTTATATCCAATATCTATTAATGGTTTAAAATTATTCTTTGTATATTCAATATCAACCGTTCCATTATGTGAAGACCATGATTCTAAAGTAATTACAGGTCTACATTTTACAATAGTATTCATTCCACCAAAAATAGCCAAAGTTTCATAACCTTCGACATCTAATTTAATAAAATCTAGTTTTTCTAAATTTAATGAATCAATTGTAGTTAGATTTACAGGTTCCTCATCTGTAATTATTCTACAATTAACCGGAAAACCCATCGGATTATTTGCTAAACCAGAAGCGCCAGGATTATTACTAGAAGTCCACTGGAAAAAAGTTTTGCTTATTTTATCGGATAAACCATCTGATGATAAAGTAACATTATTTCTTTCATTTAATTGTAAATTTTTATTTAATACATTATTTGAATCAATCAAAGGTTCAAATGCATATACATGTTTAGCCAAATATGATAATTTAAGTGTATGTGTTCCTATATGACAACCTCCTTCTATAACTATACTTTCATTGTTTATATATTTTTCAAATATAGAATGTAAATGTTTCTCCCATACACAGTTGGTTCTTATAATATTACTTATATAACAATGTTCAATAGTATAAAACTTACATTTTTTTCCTTCATGATAATCATCTACTTCTACATAATCCATATATAATATTAGACAATAGTATAATATCTATATACTATTATATAACATATATAATAGTATAAATATATATGTTATATAATAAATATATAATGAAATTAGAACATTATTCTAGATCGTGTGAAACATCAACAAATAAAGCAATTATTAATGCTGGTGTATCTAATGATAATGTTAAAATAATTGATTTAAACCAAGTGTATAATCTTCCGAGATTTTTTCCTAGGAAAATTGGAGATTGGCCTGATACTTTTGAAGTTACTTTAATTAATAATAATCAATTAAAAATTAGAAGATCTGATGTACTCGTTGGTGGTTGGGGATCAACATTATTAATAGATGTAGAGTATAAAGATAATAATATAAAAGATATACAACCACTTACCGAACAAAAAATACCTCGAGTTATATATCAGACATTTGAAACATATGATGTACCAGATGGACTATATAAAGCAATGCAATCATTTAAAGATATAAACTATGATTATGAACATTATTATTTTTCTAATGAAGATAGAATTAAATTTATTGAAGAACATTTTTCATCTGATGTATTATATGCGTACTTAACATTGATACCTGGAGCATTTAAAGCTGATTTATGGAGATGCTGTATTTTATATATAAAAGGTGGAATATATGTTGATTCAGATATGATATGTTTAAAACCATTTAGAGAATTAATTACAAAAGATGATATATTTATAGCTGCACGTGATGATCCTATGTCAAAAATATTTATATGCAATGGGTTTATAGCATCTATTCCTAGACATCCATTTATGAAAGAACAAATAGATTCTATTGTAAATAATGTTAAAATTAAAAAAAGAGGATATTATTTAGATCTAACAGGGCCAGCATTACTTGGTAAAACTATACATAACGTATGCGGAGTATTAGATAAAAATAGAACGGATTTTGAATTAGGTATTAATAAATTAGGTGATTATACATTTAGATTATTATTTCATGATTGGACTACTAAAACTATTAGAATGAATAATATATCTATTATTTATACCGAATATCCTGAAAAAAATAATGAAATGAGAGTATTAAAATTACCAACCTATTACGATTTATGGAAGAATGATATTTTATATCAAATAATACCAAGAAATATATATTATACAGCAAAAGATTGTATGGATATAAATGATTATATGGTACAGTCATTTACAAAAAAAAATCCATATTGGAAAATAAATTACAATGATGATGATAATTTATTATCATGTATAAGAACAAATAATCAACTCCTAATATCTGAACTAGGTGTAGATGTATTAGCTTATTATTTATCTTTAACAAATGGAGGTGAAAAAACTGATTTATGGAGATATTGTATTATTTATTTATTTGGTGGCGTATATGCAGATTCAGATACTTATTGTAATGTCCCTTTAGATAATTGGATAAAACATCACGATTTGATATTAGGTATAGAAGCAAATCTTGATTTAGAATATGCACGTCAATTTGGTATGGATAAAATTGGATATACCTTGAATAATAAAGTTATTTCTGTATGTAATTGGTCATTTGCTGCTATGCCAAAACATATTTTCTTTAAAAATTTAATTATAGATATATGTTTAAACCCGATAGCTAATAATGTTTTGAATAATACTGGACCTGGTAGAATAACTAAACATGCTGTTTCTTATTTTTCTGGAAGTGATTTATTATTATTAGAAAAACAAGATATAGAAAAAGACAAATCTATTTTATTTAATATTAATAAGTTTGGTTCTAACCAATGTCATTCAGGAGCGTATAAAAATTTTTCAGATCCGTTTGACTGTTCTAATGAAGATATATATATAGTTCATATGTTTACCGGGAGTTGGAGGTTTCAGTACCCTAATAAAAAAATGACAGAATATGAAATGTCTAAGTTAGGTCTATCACATAATTTAACAATTATGAAAACTACTAATGGATATTCAGGTATTAGTAGATTAGATAAGGACACTTCCAGAACAAATTTTATGAAATGCATTGGTGACTGTAGATCTTTATTAGAGATAACATTTGATAATAATTTGGATATTATTTCTGAAGTTGAAAGACCTATTACAAATTACAATAATATTGCTAAATTCGAAGATTTTAGATATTTTTCATTTAATAATAAATCATATTTAAGTGTATCATATATTGATATTAATTTTAATACAAAAGTAGCTATATTAGATGAAAATTATAAATTTTTGGGTGATGTAATTATTGATATATATAATAAAGTATCCTTCGGTACTCCTGATAGACACATATGGGAAAAAAATTGGTTATTTCTTGAAAAAGATGGGCAACTATACTTTATTTATTCAACAATGCCGCGTTATATTGTATACAAATGCAATGATTTTAGTACATTACAATTTAGTAAATATATTGATAATGAATGGACAATCCCAAAAAATGTTCCTAAAAATGAAGTATATTTTACAACATATATTGGATCGGATATAAAAATCTCAACAGGTGGTTCAACAAATCCAATATACATTAAAGAAAAAGACGTTTACATATATTTGATTCATACTAAATTAAATTATGAATGGAGATATAATCATTACATGGTAATATTGGATAAAAATTTAATACCAATTGATTTTTGTCAAACTGCCATAGTGAATAAATATATTAACAAAAATTTATGTTTTATAATGACAATGATAGAGATAGATAATTATTTAGTATTATCTGGTGGTGTTTCTGATAAACATAACTTTACGTGGAAACTTTCAAAAGAAAAAATATTTAAAATGATAGGTATATAAATTAAATATTATTATACATATTTTGCAAGAATATCGAATATTTAAACTTTATCTGTGGTAATTCCTTTAGAAATAATGTTATCATTTTTTTTAATTGATGTAAATTCTGTATATTCTTTGTTAAATTCTAATCTATATTCATTACAATTAATAATGATATTAAGAGTGTAGTCATTTAACAGTATATAATAACCTCCATTTTTGTTATTAATAATACCATCTGGTAAAAATGTTATACATTTTTCATTCCATATAAAAGATTTATTAATAATACTATTATTATTAAAATAATCATTGTGGTTTGAATCATAATCTACAGAATAAATGTTCAAAATATTCTCATTATAATTAATATTATTTAACTCAATAAAATTTTTGAAATATGGTATTCTAATATTTTTCTCAGCTGAATAAATATGTCTCAAAAATTGTCCTTCTTCTTCTAAAAACATCATTGAATCAACAACAGCTATATTATAATTTTTACATATTTTAAATAATGCGCATTGTTCCCATGCATGATGATAATTTTTTTCTGGTATATTAACATTGTACCAATCAGTTATAAATTGTTTTGTATTGTCACATACTTTACAAATATAAAAACCTGAATTAGGCATATGAGTATACCAAGGCTTATCATTTAAAAAAATAACATCATTATTAAGATAAGGTTTTATAAAATTTTCTAATTTTTTAGTAGTATCTTTGAAAATGCAATCACTATCGATATACACTACATAATCATAATTTAACTCTAATGCTAATTGTGTACTTAATAATTTTGACCACGCAGCATGTCTTAGTTCTTTAGTATTTGGGCATATACAATTATATAATGTTATATTAGTTTTATTAAATAAATATGGTCTATAATATATAAAGTCATATCCATGTTTTTAACAATATTCATAATTTATAACAGCAACTAAACTATTATATTCAGAATTATATAAATCGGAAGTAATAGGTCTGTTATCTGACATAAATACTAATATTTTCATTATATATTAGAGAATTAATATAAAATAAAAATATATATTTTTATTTTATATATTTTTTCTTCTTCGTTTAAAACCCCAATTCATATCCATTGTCGGCGCCCATATCAACCGGTAAGATATTTATCGCGTTGCTGTGTATAGTCAAATTGTCAATCGAGCAGACGCCTTCTTCGCTTTTCTTCAGGCCTTCGAATTGTTCCTCAATGAACTTTGAATCGTCTTCTTCGACATATTCTTCGGCTGTGACTTGGGTTATTTTATCCAAGTCGAGCATGACCTGAAAGGCACTCGTTCCAAAATAGCCTTCTTGACCACACATCACATTCGCCGAGACACCGCGCATCGTATCGAGGATGCCGTGTCGTGCCGCTTTTAAGAACATTTCCGGCGTTTCTTCAAAGGAGGCTTTCGCAATCGGCCCAATATCATCCCCGTTAATCCCGTGCCTAAAGATCGAGACCAGTTTATCATTGCAGGTCATCCGGTCACACAGGACGCTCAAGTGGTGATAGTTGATATAAGTACTATCGAATTCAATCACTTCACTAATTTCATTGAGAATCGATTGGCGCGCGGCTTCTACGCCCATCACCCGATAGATTTCCTGAATATCCGTCGTATAAGTGCGGGTTGTATCAACATAATCGAGTGATAAGAGATCCATCAAGTTTGTCCCGACGGTATCCACCACCCACGTTTCTTTCTTCACAAAATTCCCATCCACGGGCAGCAAACTATCAATAATTTTGCGCGGAATGACCTTGCCAATATTATTAATACCACGCAAAATCAAATTGTCGAGCAGTGCATTTTGGAAGGTTTTCAATAAATATATTTCGTCGGATTGATCGAGGGGATTTTGTTTCACCATACCCTTCTTCTTACTACCCAATGCATTAACTAAGCGTAAGCGAAAGACTAACTTGTCGCTATTATAATCGGAGAAGACACAGGACACTTGGTCTCTATAGGCGTTCTTTATAGCAAAATGTACATCATCCATCGTCAAATTGCGATCGAGCATTTCTTCCACGTTGAATGTGAGGCGAATAATCCATTTGGATTTGCCTTCATTTGTTGTTTCTTCTTCTGCTGATTCTGTGCTATTGCAATCGTCGACAAGGGCTTCAAATTCTTTATATTGTTCCATGATTTCACTGTCTTCTTCAATTAAAGTATGCATATCATCGGGGTCAAAGCAAATCTTCACGGTCTCCACAATCGAGCGTAACTTGGTGTGTTCTAATTTATGCATTAATTTCTTGGCGTTTTCTTGGTCCTGTTCTTCATTGGGGAAGAGGTACACAGTGCAGGAGGGATTTTTGGTATTTTCCGATAAAGACAATATTTCTTCAATACGCGGCAGACCCCGCGTGACGTTCGATTTACTGGCTACCCCAGCAAAATGAAAGGTATTCAGGGTCATCTGTGTAGTAGGTTCACCGATCGATTGGGCGGCAATCATGCCCACCATTTCGCCTGGGGCCACAATCGCTTTCTTATACGTGAGAACTATCGTATCGATGAGAATGACCAAGGCTTTTCGGTTGAAGCGTTTCACCATTAATAAGTCCTTGGGGTTCAAATAATAATAATAGAGCGCTTTGAAGAGTGCCGTAGGTGGGACATAGTGAATGAGAGCGATGGTATTAAAACCGCTATCGATAATCTCAAAGGCTTCCATGGGCGTAATATCCACCATGGAATTCACATTAATATATTGTTGGCCTTTGATATTGTTGATGATGTAAGAGAAGGCCACGGGCAGTTGCACAACTTTATTGTCCTTGTTGCCAAACACGTTCTTAATCATGTCTGCTCTCACCTGAATCATCATATCAATCAGGGTTTTGCATTTTCCGGCTAAATCGCCACTCTGTTTCTTTAAACGTTTAATGGTGGGCTTTGTGTAGGCCGTGGTAAAGATGTCATTCTGTTTACTATCATCGAGGGGCATTTGAAAGTGGCCATAAATTTCTTCCAATGTCATCTGCGCGAGCGGGAGCATTTGTTTCTCGACCTTGACTGTGTCAAACCCATCCTCGCCGTAAGAATATTGGATGATTTTGTTTTGATTATTGCGCACGGTCATATCGTATTCGACTTTCAAGTCTTCTAAACCTTTAATCAAGCGCCGTTGAATGTAACCGGTTTGCGAGGTTTTGACGGCCGTATCAATAATACCGATACGACCACCCATAGCGTGAAAGAAGAGTTCTTCCGGCGTCAAACCCGAGATAAAGGAGTTTTCGACAAACCCGCGGGCCGATGGCGAGTCGTCGAATTTCGTGAAATGCGGTAAGGTACGGTTTTCAAACCCGTACGGAATACGTTTATTGTCGACGTTTTGCTGGCCCACGCACGAAATCATTTGGGAAATATTCAAGTCACCGCCTTTGGAACCGGCATTGACCATGATAACAAAACGATTCTCTGAATTCAAACTCTTCTTGCCGATTTTGCCGGCGTCATTGACGGCTTTACTGAGAATATTATTGACTTGGGTTTCAAACTCGATTTCGTTGGATTTACCGGTTTTATTGTCAAAGATACCCAGGTGAATTTGGTCGATTAAATTCTTCACATCGGCCTTTTTGCTAATAATGGCTTTTACGATTTCATCGTTGGTTTTTTTGTCGGCGATTAAATCGCTAATGCCTACGCTAAATGCGCTGGATTTCATATATTCGGTTACAATATTTTGCACATTATCAATGAAACCGGCGGCTTCTTTATTGCCGAAATCGTTGGCAATGCGCTGGATCAAGCCACTACTGCCGTCACCGAAAATGTCTTTGCCCATTTGTCCGCGGACGTATTCACCGTTGTTTATTTCCAAGACATTGTTGGAGGTTTTGTAATCTTCTTTGTCATCAAATCTGCCGGTCTTGTGCTTCACCGTCATGGGAGGCATGATTTGTGAGAGGATGTTGAAATTGCTTATTGTTGCTTCTTCAATACCCTTTTTTTTCTCTTTTTTTTGTGGTAATTTTGATACATCTACCTTATCATAACACATGAGTAAATTCATGGCCTGACGTGGCGTAAAATTAATATCTGGTCTAGTAAAACGATACGCTCCTAACAGCGAATCTTGAAATATACCCACAATAGATTTGTTATTTGCTGGGCTAACTAATTGCCAGGTCACTGCCGCCAAATTCCTCAATTCGGCTTCACTTTCCGGGTCTTGTGGCATGTGTAAATTCATCTCATCTCCCAATGAGGATCCCCTAGCTTTCACAAGGGGCCAGACTGTATCTTAAGCAAACTCAGGTTGATTAGACCATCATTGTTCACCAACACCCGTTCAGTCGTTGAAGGGCTACCATTTCCTATCATATAAGAAACCGAGGTTTCTTAAAATCTTCCTCTGAAGAAGTTATTGTATATCGGAATTAGGTAGTCTCACTGCGGATTGCCCAATCCCTAACATTGTTACCATTGGGTACGGCTATTAACCGTGTTCCCTTTTACAATTTCTCATAAAAGGTGGTAGTTAGGGCTCTAAGGGGTTTCCCGCTGCAAGGTGTTTCGCAAATAAATCAATATATATTTGAGGCAGTTCTATACTATTTTCTATATGGTAGCTAATTAAATTTTTTAAATGTTGTTCTATCTGTGGTTTCAGAATCTTATTATTTTTCGACAAATTTTCTTTTGCAAGTAAAGGCATTGTATTTCGCCAATTAAATGCAATTGAACATTCTTCGTCATTTTCAACGTTAAACTTCGATAAAGGAATTACATGATCAATATGCCATACTTGACCATGATTGTCTAATGTAAAGTTATTTGTGTTAGATAAGAGCCATTTTATATATTCTGGTGGCTTACATCCTAAATACTCGTGCGTATGCTTGGTTTTATTGCCCTTCAAGCAACTATGTATTCTTGACCGAACATAACGTTTGAGTTTATCAATAGGATCATCTCTTTCACAATCTTTACATTTAAGTCTATTATGACGGAAGTGAGTTTTAGCCTTTACCTCATTACAATATTTGCATATTGTATTGTCTTGACCAATTTCTTCTTCTAGTTTTGTAAGCTCAGCCAACTTAATTTCGTCTCTAATAGCCTTTTTCTTTTTTTTATGATTTGTAGCATCAGTAATTTTCCTTATACGAACTTCTTCTTTTTCCTCATATTGTTTTCGTCGGTTAAAATTATTGCAATCTTTACATCTTGTAGATTCCTTACGAATAAATAAAGTAACACATTTTACTATGTTACAACCGGTGCACGTCCTTTGCTCGGTTGGTTCTACTACTTTATTATCTAAAGTCTCTTTCTTTTTTTTATTGCAACAATCTTTACATATATTACGATTTTTAACAATTCTATCAGGATTTTTCTCTTCACCGCATTTTGAACAACATCGTTTGACAATTTCGGGTTTTGTAACTTCTACCATTTTTATAATCTAACTACTATTTCTTTAAGTGTGTTTAACTAAATCTAAATAATTTGCCTCATATATATATAATTAATTTACTTACTAGGAGGTTGCACGCTTTTCACGCCTCCTGTTTTTGACAGAGAATAAGTTTATCAAAATCAGCATTGTAGGGTCGGGTCGCAGCGACATTCATTCGGAACGTGTCGCCTACGGGCATTACTCTAACAATATGGCACATCATGGACATCCGATGTAAAGTCGGTTGCCGGTTAAAGAGAATGGCATCTCCATCCATCATGTGCCGGTGAACAATGTCACCCATTTCCAATTTAATTGAATTGCGGTCGACATAACGCAAGGAAATATTATCGCCATTTTTCTTTTCTAAGATTTTCGCCCCGGGGTATTCATCCGGACCATTTTGCACGAGTTTTTGTAAGAATTGTCGATTGCGTTTATTCACGATTACTGGCTTGGTAATATTTTGCGCAATTTTCATCGGCACGCCCAATTCTTCGATGCCGATATTCGGGTCAGGTGTAATAACCGACCGGGCACTATAATCCACGCGTTTTCCCATGAGATTACCCCTCACGCGCCCGTGCTTCCCGTTCAGCCGCTCTTTAATCGACTTGAGGGGGCGCCCCGAGCGCTGGGCCACCGCTGCCACGCCGGGAATTTTATTATCCACGAGTGTCGCCACGTAATACTGTAAGACCGTGGTCCAATCATTAATCACATTTGCATTCGCGTTGGCTTGGATTTTCTCTTGCAAAGTCTTATTGGTTTTCACGATATTTACCAAAATATGGGTAATATCATCTTCGCTCCGCTGTTGTGAATCGACTTTTACGGAAGGTCTCACAGCGGGCGGGGGGACCGCCATGACTTGACAAATCATCGAATCCGGACGCGACCAGAGTGGACTGAAGCCCATAAACGTGATATCTTCATCCGTAATCCGCCGGAAAAGTTTTAAGACAATTTCTGGGGTTAAATTCATATTCAGACGCGCTGAATCGTCGCCTGTTAAGCCATCGATATTATCCCATTCGGCATTTAATGTTGCCAAGCCTTCCTTGCTAATTTTCTTCGGTTGCTTACAGCCACAGCCATCGCCTGTATCTTCGCCACAACGCTTAATTTTACTGGCAATCGGAAAGACAAATTGCCACCGGTCTTCCGCGGACATCACCATAATATGCTTGTATTTGGTCTTGCTAATCAGTAACTTACTGCATTTAATGCACACACAACGTAAAATTTTCATAATGGTACTGAGATATTGGATGTAAAATATTGGTTTGGCGAGTTCAATGTGGCCAAAATAACCCGGTGTTTGAATATGGTCTAAACCATCTGACGGGCAAATAAATCCAGGATCTTGCACCCCCATTCGCGGATCACATAAGCCACCAATGACGGGTTTATTATTTACATAGGTATCCCGGCTGGTTATTTCCGCCATGGAGGCTTTCCGTTTTTCTTCATCGGAGAGAATACTAAATTGAATACCGATAATTTTGGAAGCCGTTTTCTTTTGCATGATACCTTTTGTGTTTTGAGCCATGATACTTCTTATATTAACATAATAATATTTAGATTGTTTTAATTCAATTTTAATAATTATTAATAAAATTGATATTAATTAATATATAAATATTAACTATTATATTCTATTATGTCCCATACATACAATACTCGCGCAAAGAAAGATTCACTCATGGAAAAACTAGGTCCGGCGGCATCTACACGCAGTAAATTAAATATAAAGGAATCTTATAAACGTGATGAATCTTCCGATGATGATGTATCTGACGAAGATATGTCAGACGATGAATATATGGAAACAGACGATGAAAATATTTCGATAGATGAAGATATGTCATGTGATGAAGAAGATAGGTCAGGCGATGAAGATGACCTTTTATCGGAAGATGATGACGACTTTATTGTGAAAGATAAAAAACGCTCTGGTATTAACCAGGAGGATTTTCAAAGTCTACTAGCAGAAATATTTCCGTCTAAATATATGCGTGATAGGGTTGGTGCTAATAAAAAACGCACGTTTAATCGTGAAGGTGCACCTGAACCGCGAGACATTTTAACTGGACCCAATTCTATACGTATCGGTAAAAAAAATAAAAGTTTTGTAGAAGAAGCGCCTATAAGCCCAGGAAAAATGTCTAATTTCAATATTATTTTCACCGTTAATCCGATGGATCATAAAAACATGGATGAATATGAAGATTATTATTCTTCGGATGATTCAGAATATGACCCGGAAAGAGATGAATATAATGATGAAATAGACGAAGAAGATACAAATGAAATGGACACCGATGACGACGAACTAGACGCTGTCGATGAAGACATGTGTCAGTGCGAATGTGCAGACGATATGAATTTGGACACGAATACTTATCTTGACGAGACGGAGCCTCCCACTAAAAATATGCGCTTCCGAAATAAGAAAGAAGAGAGAAAAAAAACCATCGAAAACCAGAGACGAAATGCGAGTAAATTATACAAAAAACGCAAATATAAAAATACCTTAAAATTCCGAGACCTCTTACAACAAAAAAATGTCATGAATGACCTCAACTATTTCCAAGAAAAAATGTCTTTGGAAGAACAAGCAATCGTCTTACAGCAAATGGAAGATATTAAATCTATTATTGATATTGAAAAGCCTTATCGCCTCGCTTTATTAGAAGCCAATATACCTTCTCGTTTTAAAGCCTCCGCCTACAATAAACTCTCCTCTTTGAAAAACATGGAGCCCGGCTGTAGTGAGTACAATAAAATCCGGCATTGGGTCGACGATTTCATGCGTATTCCCTTCAATAAAATCAATCATTTACCGGTGCGGATTGAAGACGGTGTGGAAAAGTGTCACGATTTTATGGAGCAGGCGAAAAATACGCTGGATAAAGCCGTCTATGGACTAAATGACGTGAAACTCCAGGTGATGCAAATGGTGGGGCAATGGATCACGAATCCGGACGCCATCGGTAATTCGGTGGCGATTGAAGGCCCGCCCGGCACAGGCAAGACGACTCTGGTGAAAGAAGGTATCAGTAAAATATTGAACCGCGAATTTGTCTTTATTCCTTTGGGGGGCGCGACCGACAGCAGTTGTCTCGAAGGGCACTCCTACACATACGAAGGCTCGAACTGTGGGCTCATTGTCAAACAACTCATTCAATGCCAAAGCATGAACCCGATTATTTACTTCGATGAATTAGATAAAATCAGTGACACCCCGAAGGGCGATGAAATTGTCGGCATTTTAACGCACCTGACGGATACTTCGCAAAATAGTAAGTTTCATGATAAATATTTTGCGGAGTTTGATTTCGATTTGAGTCGTTGTGTGTTCTTCTTCAGCTACAATGACCGGAGTAAAGTCAACAAAATTTTATTGGACCGAATGCATTGTATTATGACCAAAGGTTATGAACTGCCTCAGAAGACGATTATTGCGACAGATTATTTACTGCCAACGATTCGGGAGCAAGTGCGGTTTAAGCTGGAAGAAATTCTCTTGCCGACGGAAACGATTGAACATATTATTAACACGCATACGCACAAAGAAGATGGCGTCCGCAATTTGAAGCGGTGCTTGGAGATTATTCACACGAAATTGAATTTGTACCGGTTAATGAAACCGGGGACGAATTTATTTGAAAGTGATATGTCGATTAAAGTGGAATTTCCAATAACGATTACCCCGCAAATCGTGGATAAATTGATAAAGAAGAGTAGTGAGTCTGGCTCCTGGCAGAATATGTATTCATAGTACTTTCAAAAAAGTACAGCAAAAGAGAAACTTTCAAAAAAGTACAGCAAAAGAGAAACTTTCAAACGAATAAAATATAAGACTTGCAAATTCTACAGTATTATATTTTTATTTTATTATAATAACGGATATATTAGCTGTCCCTGTAATATAAAACCAATAACCATTATCTGCTTTCAAGGTAACCGCTTGGGAAATATCCAAGTTGACAGGTTGATTTATACTGTTATTATAAGTATATATTGCACTGATATTAGTATCAATAGGAATGGGTACTGTTAAATTAACTGATGCACCTATAAGATTCCATCCGGGATATAACGTATAAGAGCTTGAAATTGAGGTGGAATTGGGCGTAGGCGTGGGCGTAGGCGTGGGCGTCGGCGTCGGCGTCGGCGTAGTTTCATCAGGCGTGGGCGTCGGTGTCGGTGTCGGTGTCGGTGTCGGTGTCGGCGTAGGCGTAGGCGTAGGCGTAGGCGTAGGCGTAGGCGTAGGCGTAGGCGTAGGCGTAGGCGTGGGTATAGACGTGGGTATAGACGTGACATAATTTATTTCTGCAGATCCTATTATAGAAGATCTTTTAAAATCAACTATGTTAACTACTACTGTTGTTTCAACTGAAGAGTATATCTGGTCAAATGTAATTACACCATTTGAATCAGACTCTATAGGAACCGTATTATACGATAATCCATTATCTTGGGGTAATGCTAATTGTAGAGCATAAGAAGGCATAATAGCTGATAAAGTATCTTTAAGTGTTACCTTTATTATGCAACTATCTACACTATTTGCCAGTGCGTATTTTTTTGTAACTTCTATAGTTGTGTATTCTGGTGATACACCTACAAATGTTACTAATGCTTCACCTATTTTATTCGATGTTAAATCATCTGTTAATGTAATAATTACTTCTTCTTCAGCGTAATTAGTGACGTTTAAGACAATTATCCCATCAATGCCAGATGGATATTTTCTTCTATTACTATCAGGACTAGCATTACAGGTCGCACTAGACCAACTAAATATCACATTATAAAAAGACATAGGATTACCTTCAGTATCTTTAAGGGTTATCTTTATTGTGCACACATCTACACCATTTGCATATCCAACATTTTTAGTAGCTTCTATAATCGTGTTGCTGTTGGATAACATTATATATAATTAATATATAATTTTATCTAATATTACTTTCGATTCTTAATATTTTTATCTAATAGTTTTTCTGCTTATATTTTTTCTTCTGCTAATATTTTTCTTCCTAATAGTTTTTTTTCTTCTTATACTCTTTCTTTTTTTCATACTGCGTCTTATGTTTTTTCTTAGTCTTCTTTTTGTTTTTCCTCCTCGCTTTTGACGTTCTATTTCAGCGTTTCTTTTTCGAATACTTTTAATTAAATCTGTATCGTATTTGCGGTCTGATGGATCAATATATTTACTAATAAGTGGTTTATTATGATCGCTAAGAATTCTTTTTACTATAATGCGACCATGTTCATCTATGCCTAGTTCCGCCAACCAATTTAATCTATCAAATGCATCATATGCTTCCGATGCGCCATAATGTAGTTCATAAGGTTCTTCAGTTGTCATTTATATATACACTTTTGAAAAAAGTGTGGCAAAATATTAATATACACTTTTGAAAAAAGTGTGGCAAAATGTTTATCACTTTTTATCAATCAATATTTCTTTTGCAATCCTACGGATAATTTTATCTTCACTATCGCTGATTTCGCCATTCCCGCCTGTAGACTGTTTAATCAGTGTCATATATTTATCATTAAGACGCGATTCGCCGTCCATGCTTTCCGGATACGTGCTACTCCATAAACCCATTAACTTCATATTATTGAAAGAAACCGTTTTAATGGCATAACGCAATTTTGGATTATTCTTTTCTTCTTTTTCCCATTTATCATCGTCCTTGACATATAATATTTCTCTTTTCGCATCGCTACAATGGATTGGTCGCTTATAAATATCCATACTATTCAATCTATCTAACATGATTTTTGTAATGCCTTCGACATAACCCAGTTCACCGACGCTTTCAAAATCCGATAATTGAAGGTTAATAGAGTTAGCAAAGTCACTAATATTCATAGCATCCTTGCATTGCTCATTCAAGAAGAATTGGAGATTAAATGTCTTGTTATTGTTATTGTTGTTACTATTTATGGTGTTAGTATTACTATTTTTACATACATCTAATACCTGTTTTTGCAGGTCACAATTTTGTTTTTGTAATTCACTATTACTTTTTACCATTTCCATTATCAAATTACTTAGAACTTTCATTTCACTCGATGATGTGTCTAAAGGTTGATTAGATATAGTTATGTTTTCTTCTTCAAATGAACATATTTTCTTATGTTTCCATAAACCAGATGATGTTTTATAAGACTTATTACAATCGTCACATGCAAACACGTAAGCGATTTTTGAATTTCCAGAATATGTCATTTTATTTCCATTATGTTTACGCGTTGATAAATGTTTATTAAAATCACTTTCTTTTCTACACATATAGTGACATTTTTCACAACTAAAACGATTGGCGAGTTTTGGCGAGTTTTCTACTTCCATTTACTATATTATATGGAAATAGAAAAATCGCCTAAATCCTTTCTATATAATATTAAAAAATTTATGGTAACAAATATTTTCATCTGTTTATAAAAAATGAGACCATCTTCTAGGAAAACCAGTTTTTTCAGAATTTCTGGACTGAGGACAGCCCCTTTTGAAAAAAGGACATTTTAAAAATGTCCAAAATGAAAAAAGAATCACCAAACCTGGAAAAATTTCTGAGATATTTATTTTCTTTATAAATTATTAAATTATAAAATTGAAATACAAAACTAATTTATATTATATAGTATTTATAAGAACAAACATGGCAAACATGGAAAACTACGATGAAGATACCATCATTTATGAAGAGCAAGCAGACGATTACAAAAACGATCCGGATTACGTTCCGGAAGAGTATACCAGCGAAGACGGCAGTGAAACCGAACAAGAAGAAGACGAAGTTGCGAGAGAAACCGTAGAGGATAATAACACTCCCAACTTTGTTGAAGAAGAGGAAGACGATAAGTTAAAAGATCCGGATTACGTTCCGGAAGAGTATACCAGCGAAGACGGCAGTGAAACCGAACAAGAAGAATACGAAGTTGCGAGAGAACCCGTAGAGGATAATAACAATCCCAACTTTGTTGAAGAAGAGGAAGACGATTACAAAAACGATCCGGATTACGTGCCGGAGTCCGAAACCAGTGAGGATGGATCGGAATATGATGAAAATGAAGTTGAACAGGAACAACCGCAACAGCATTTTGGTTGCGATGGCTGTGATTACGAATGGAAAGATGGGTGGAAGCATGGCTGGAAAGCTGCCATTAAATACGTTCGCAAACAAATGAATATCGAAGTACCGTTGCCACCGACGTGTAATTACTGTGGCATGTCATCAAAAACGCTGAAATGTGGCGGGGCATGTGGTGGTGCCGTTCGGTATTGTTCGGTAAAATGTCAAACCATTGACTGGAAATCGAACCATAAATACGAGTGTTCATTATAAAAAATGAAAAAAGTTTAAAAATATGAAAAAATTTAAAAATATGAAAAAAGTTTATATATAAAAAGTAAACAATTAAATTAGTTTTTTTATAAAAAATTTTATAAAATCCTGCAACATTTTATAAAATTGAAATATAAATAATAAATAAAAGTAATAGTATTTCAGTCAAACAAACAGCAAAAGCAAAAGTAAAGAAAAATGGCAAATGTATGGGACGCTGAAGAAGAAGATTGTATCGAAGAATTTTGTGATATTATCCGGGAGTTAAACGATGGTGATTTGGATGTTCTGCATCAAGCATTAGATAGTGCAGAACCATATCCGATGATAAGAAAACTACGGGATAAAATTACTAAATATAGCGATGTTTTCAATGCCTTCAGCGCCTGCGGTATAACGTCGGACCCGATCAAGTGTATCAAAGCAGAAATGGCCTCGCGTGTCAAATCGCGCGAAGAAATAGAGCAGGAAAATGTCGACTTGCGTGATATGGTTATTGCCCAGAGAAAACAATTAGATCGTGCCCTGTATGCCATCTATCAGTTGCACGGCGGGTTGTATAACCAAATAACGCAATCAAATATGTTGCATTTTAACAACGCCTTATTATATAATGAACCGTTACCGGAATTCCCACTAGAAGAAGAAAACTGGCCAACGACGCGCCAAGGCGACGCGCACGAAAAACGTATTCAGCAACTGGAGCAAACTATCTGTGCGCTTGAGGAAAAAATCGACGCGTTGGACAAACGGCAACAGCAAACCTTTCTTTAAATTTATACTTTTGAAAAAGTATTAAAAAACGATATATGTAAATAAATTATACAAAAAAAGAAAACTGTGCGCAAAAGCGTAAGTTTTTTATTTATTTTTATTTATTTTTAAAATTATTTAACATTTTTAAGAGAAAAAAACTAAAATTGATATAAATTTATATAAAAAAGACAGTAGTATTTACCAAACTATATGAAAAAGAAATGACATCGCAGACAAAATTTGAAGAGTGGCTCGACCTTACCGGATTAAAACATGAAAAACATCAAAAAGACGCCGTCAAGTGGTGTCTACAGAGAGAACAGGCCGCAAGAAATAAAGGAGGCATTATTGCCGACGAGATGGGACTCGGAAAAACCATTGAGATTCTCGGGACAGTGTATAGTAATCCCTTGCCAAATACGCTGATCGTCTTGCCCTATAGTTTATTAGGGCAGTGGGAAAGCATTATTACTACACTCTTTCACACGAAGCCCTTAGTCTATCACGGGGGTCAACGGAAGCGACTGACCAGTGACCAGATCATACAATTCCCTATTGTGCTTACGACGTATGGATTGGTGTCTAAAAAACTCCTCTCCCGTGACGTAATTAACCCCCTCTATACTATTCAATGGGACCGGGTTATTTATGATGAAGCCCACCACCTGCGTAACAAAAACACGAAGGTTTTCACGGGAGGAAAAAAATTACAAAGTGCCATTACTTGGCTCTTAACAGGTACACCTATTCAAAATAGTGTCGGTGATTTATATAACCTCTATAATTTACTGGGGTTTACGTCCTCGGCATTTATAAAAACTAATATTGAACAACTCATTAATGAGTATATGTTGCGTCGCACTATAAAAGTGGCAGGTATTACCTTGCCCCCGTGTCATGCAACTACGGTCGAGGTGTCGTGGAAGTTTCCGAAAGAGAAAACTCTGGCGGAAGACATTCATGTGCCCCTGACGTTTAGTAATGTCGGTATATTGCAAAAGATGCTTGGTGGTGAAGACGATATAGAAGAGGCAGAGGCTAATGAAATTGGTGCTAATAATGGCGGAGGGTCTGAAACATTTAAACACCTCGCTAAAGCTCGAAAAGTCTGTGTCTTGCCGCTATTAGTGAGAAAAACGATGCACGAATCCAGTAAAATAGACAGTGTGGTAAGTACTGTTTTAGCGCGAAAAAATAACGGCAAACCCAAAATAATCTTCTGCTATTATCACGCGGAAATTGATGAAATCGCGACCCTCTTACAGGGGAAAGGCATGCGTGTATTGAAATTTGACGGACGGACCGGTAAAAAAGAGCGGGGGGAAATACTCGTCGACACCTGCGATGCTCTGATTGGGCAAATTGACGCGATGAACGAAGGCTTAAATTTACAAGCATATAAAGAAGTTTATATAGTAAGCCCGCATTGGAACCCGGCGATAGAAGATCAGGCGGTCGCCCGGTGCCATCGTATTGGACAAACGGAGGAAGTCCAAGTCTTTCGCTTTATCATGACCGGTTTCGAAGGGTATGAGCAATTAATTGATGCTCCACCGGCTTTAACGCTGGACCAATATATTTGCCGTGTGCAAGAATTTAAACGTGATGTTGTTAAAAAAATGCTTATAGAACCAGAAAAAAAAGAATCGGAAAAAAAACCCGTAAAAAAAACAAAAAAAAGAGTGCTAGTGTATGAAAATTAAAAAACAACCTTTAAAAAACAACCTTTAAAAAACAACCTTTAAAAAAGGTTGCGCCAAAAAAACAATTAATCATAGATGATTTTATATGTATGTTTTGGCGCAACTTTTTTTCTTCTTTTTCTTGTATTTGGCGCAACCTTTTCCAAAGGTTGTTAGAATAAATAATTCAAATTCGTATCCCTCGTCCAATTTATATAATTATTGCAGAGGGACCCCAGGAAACACGTGAAGAATACAGGAAATTTAATGGGAAAACAACACCAGCAACATAGTCCATTTGGGTCCTCCGTTCCGTAACCAACATTCGTCTGGACATAACCGGAGTCCCAATAGGTATCAAAATCATTTGGACAACATTCGCAGCGTTCTTCGACTTTTTTCTTGGTAGGGCAACAATAATAACAGGCACCACAACAGCGGGCATCTGTTGAAGCAGTATTATAACAGTTACACCGATTACATAAAGCGACGCAACCTCCGGCCCGGGAATGTGTTGGTATAATATTTTGTTGTATAACAGGTTGAGGTTGAGCGGCTATATGCTGCGCAATTGCATTTATGACATTATTTCCATTTTTATTTTCATATAATTTATTGCTATTTTTCATATCGTTATTGGCTATCATTTTATATTATATTTAATACTATAAAATAATAAATATTTAATCAAATCAATTTTAAAATTGATTTGAATTTAATTATTAAAGCTAATAGTATTTATTAAAGACCAACTGTGAATATGAATTATTTACGTAAACAAACGATCGAGGCACTCGATACTTTGGTGGAGTACCCGGAACTTAGTGAATATATTAAAAGTTTCGAAGGCGACGGTGGATTTATGTATACTATAGAAACAGACGAAACAAGAAAAGCGCTCAGCAATAAACTAGGCGATGTATTGGACAGCAACGGAATGCACAGTGGAGCATCATGGGGCTGTATGTTACGTAGCGTTCAAGCCGTCTTATCCGGGCATATTACCAGAGAGAAAATTTTGCAGGACATTGAAATTGAGGAACACCGCCAACAGGAACTTAGAGAACAGCGTGAAGCAGAACAATGCAAAGCAGAACAATGTAAAGCCGAACAATGCAAAACAGAACAAAAAAAAGAAACGCCTGGTTTGTGTTGCTATGGCGCATTAGATGTCAGCGCACTTTCCGAAGAAGACTTACAAATTTACAAAAAATTTGTCATTGAAGATGACAACACCGCAGCGGATTTTGTTATATGGAGATACCCGGAACTATTCGAGTATATTAGCAATAATAGCGTGACAATAAACGCCAGTGACGATCAGCCAGAAGAGACATTTCCGGGTGTAGTTATTATATTTGAAAATAAAAAACAGCGGTTGCGTGACGGTTTTATGGATACGTGGGTTGAAGTAAATTCGGCATTACGCAAAAGGTCTGAATAGATTAGTTTATAAAAAATGAAAAATTTATAAAAAAAATATAAAAAATGAAAAATTTATAAAAAAAATATAAAAATGGATTAATTAGTCATTTTTTATACATCATTAATTTCATTATGCACCATTAATTTCATTATGCACTTTTATCTTTGTGAAAGCATGTACTTTGCTTTCTTTTATATCCGTAAGTTTCGTATCCATAAGTTTATTATTCGTAAGTTTCGTATTCGTATCCGTAAGTTTCGTATCCGTAAGTTTCGTATCCGTAAGTTTCGTATCCGTATGCACTGCAATACCTAATGCTTTAGATAAAATATGAAAAAAACTAATACAAAACCCAATTAAAATCATAAAAAAGGCAATAATATCACTTCTAAAAATATTTTGCTTTAGATATAACTGGTTAATTATTAAAATCAAGGTGAATTGCACAATAATTAAGACAAAGGTATCCTGTGTAGGCGTGACTAAATTATATGTATGTCCGACATTTATTGCTAAAGTCATGAAGATCCAATCCAACCAGGCAAAGGGAATAGCCATTTTGTAGGCCTGCCACATTGAAAGATTTTTAAAAGGTAACGTATAATATAAACCCCACATGGCGGCGGATTGCCCAATGATAAATAAAATCGCATAAACCAGATATTGAATAAATCGTGAAGAATTTGTTAAGTCGAACATTATATATACAACCTTTAGAAAACAACCTTTGGAAAAGGTTGCGCCAAATTCAACCTAAAATTATGTATATTTGGTGCAACCTTTTCTACTTGCTTTGCTTATAAAGTTGTTTATATTTGGCTCAACCTTTTCTACTTGCTTTGCTTATAAAGTTGTTTATATTTGGCTCAACCTTTTCTACTTGCTTTGCTTATAAAGTTGTTTATATTTGGCTCAACCTTTTCTACTTGCTTTGCTTATAAAGTTGTTTATATTTGGCTCAACCTTTTCTAAAGGTTGTTTGTAATTTTGGCGCAACCTTTTCCAAAGGTTGTTTGTAATTTTGGCGCAACCTTTTCTAAAGGTTGTATATATGAACTACGTCAAACTCACACTAATTTGGATTGTCTTGAATATTCTAACAGGTATAACCATGGATTTTGCACTTTTTACGCAAACGACTACAGCTATGAAAGACGCCACTATTTTTAAAAAAATCCTCTCTGCGGAGTTTTGGGCCTCGGTTCAATGGATGTTTGCCATTCCGGCCAATCGCATAGGGAATTTATTTTTAAATCCGGCACAACTCGCGCTCAGCTCATATGTCTTTGATTTCGTAGCCCAGTTATGGTCGAATAAATTCTGGTTGAAATTGACTACTACTATCGATGATTATATTGGCATGATTATTATTTTCCTCGGGATGTATGTGTCTAAAACAAAGATGTTTGGTTAAAAAATTGTTAGTTTTTATTTAAAATTACAAGTTTTTGGTAGAACCTTTTTCTAAAAGGTTCTTTAATATTTCAGTAAGAGTTGCAATAATTCTTCCGGCTCCATCTCCAATAGTTTACTTATAACCTCAATCGCTTCATCATCTTCCTCTAAATCGTGCGCATTTATATAATTGCGTATTTTTTTCGTCATGTTGTCACAGACTCCAGTATGTTCAGGATAAGCGTCGGTAAATTCGCGCACATATTCGAGTAAACTTATGAAATAACCCGAGAATTTTGTTCCCACTGCATGTTTATTCAAGCAAAGAATATAATATATATAGATAGACATGTGTTCTGGTTTTGCTAACATGCAATAATAATTATAAGCTAAACTGCGCATTTCTAATTGCGTCCCGTTATCTAAAATACATAACACGCCGTTTTTAAATAGTTCCGTTTCTTTTGTATTATCATTCATCTCTTTTTTGCTCGAATAAATAAACCATTCAACGTGATTTTCAAATGCCAAATCATTTTCAATATTATAAGAGCATTCTAAAGACGGTCTCGCCTTGTCAACAATATTCATTAAAGTTACACCCTTATCTTTGCTATACGTACAATAATAACATTTTTGTTTATCTAGTAGATCAAAATTGACCGTAGATAAATCATATCTTTCATCATACTCGGAATAAATTCGCGATTCTGTCGAGACCATAAACATATCGTTTATTTGGTCCCAATAAATGCGTATTTTTTTGCTTTTTTGCAATGGACAATACAAGGTAATTCTACCTATACAATTATCAATAGTTACTGCATGTTCATCATCAAACGGTTCTCTCTCTTTTTCTTTAATCGGGTTAATAATTGGCACGATTACACCTGAGCAAATTAAATTGTTGTAGATGTCTTTTATCTCGCCACGTTTAAATGTTTCATTGCTTTCGGTATTTATAAACAAGAAACCTTCATTTTCTATTTTTCTTTGCATATATTTTTCATGATTGAATAGTGCTTTATTGGTGCGGAAACTTGCGGTGCTGAAACATGCGGTGCTGAAACTTGCGGTGCTGAAACATGCGGTGCTGAAACATGCTGTTTCATTAGATTGCGCCATTTCTTTATTAGTAACTCTATATAAAATCTGTAAAAGTAAATCAATTTTATAAAAAATTTGAAATGTTATTTAAAGAAATTATAAAATTGATTTAAATATATAATTATTTATTTATAGTATTACCAAACCGATAAACAAGAAAATGTCTACAAGCAAAGCAGTTACAAGCAAAGCAGTTACAAGCAAAGCAGATACAAGCAAAGCAGTTACAACGAACGCAACGAAAGTGTTTACCTGGGCCTCTGTCGCCTCAGGGAAAAAGCAGACACAAGTCGAAATTGAAGCCGATAGAGCCAAGGAACGAGAGAAACAGTCACCACAAGAACGTGCTAGACTAGAGAAATACGAGGAGGAACAGTTACGAAAAAACCTCGCCAAACAAAAAAAAGAGGCAGAGTTTATTGAGAAAAACGCAGAACGCCTCGCTCAAAAAGAAAAACAAGAGAAAGAGCATGCGGAATACTATAGTCGCGAAAAAGGTCACTGGGCCAAAGAAGTCGAGACAAGATATGAAAAAATCATATGCCCTAAGACGAAATTTGAGAAATATAGAATGCTGGATGTGCCTCGCAATGTAAATGAGCGCTCCTTGAAATACATCCAGTGGATGTTAGTCAACTACCCCGAAGTGACCGCGACCTGCAAAACCGTCGGGGACTTCAAAAAAGTTTTCATGGAAGCGTACATTGCCTATGCCAAGAAGTACTATGGTGAAGAAAAAGTAGAGAAAGCTTCGGCATTCTTTGCCAAGTTCAATGGAAACTCGCCAAATGAGACATTTGTTGAAAAAGGCGAGAATTTGCAAGGCTGGGCGGCGTACGAAGAAGGCTTATTAAAATCCGCGGAGGCCGAATTTAAACGCAAAGGCTATGGATTTCACGTTGTACCGCCCTGGGTCAACAAGTTGTGGGTGTTTGTCAAGAACGTTTCGTTTCTGTCTTGCCTATGGGCGATGAACGAGAGGTCTAAGACCTTTGAGATGGAAACGAAAACAGACGATGCATTCAATACCGGATTCGTCCGAATAGCAAGCTCTACTTTGCCAGACGATTCAACTCTGACGTGGCTTACGGACCTCACTACATACCGCGGGTTTCCACATAAGCCAAAGCCTGTGTGTAAACAGAAGCGTGATGAGGAGGAGCGAAGAGAACGGGAGGAATGGTCTGACTGATTTTATAAAAAACAAATTAAAAATAAAAAAATAAAAAAATAAAAAAAAAATAAAAAAAAAATAAAAAAAAAAATAAAAAAAAATATAAAAATATAAAAATATAAAAAAAAAAATAAAAATATAAAAAATAAAATGGTAAGGTTATTTTTTATATTATAATTGTAGGTTGATTTTCTATATACGAAGGTGGTTCAATATACGAAGGTGGTTCAATATACGAAGGTGGTTCATATGTCTCACTATATTCTGGTGGTTTTACATGGCTATTAAGATTTTCGTAAACCGCTCTAGGAATTACTGTAGTATCCACTGCAGGTCTTACGTAATTATGTTTTTTACAAAAACATAACCCAGTATACACGCAAACACACACTCCCCCTATAACAGATACGGATACTATTAAACAGGTGGAATCCATTTTTCGATATATACTGTAATATATATCGAAAAATGTTTAAACTATTTTTTATATTTTTTAGTATGTTTTTTATATTTTTTAGTATGTTTTTTATATTTTTTAGTATGTTTTTTATATTTTTTAGTATGTTTTTTATATTTTTTAGTAAATTTTTTATTTTTTATAGTAGATGTTTTTCGCTTTCTACGTTGTCCACCCTCTACGCTTTCACTTTGTATCAAATTATCACCAATGGCTTTTATGCTCCAGACTAGTCCCGACATCATGCCGTCTTCACTGTCATTACAATGAAGTTGACTAACAACATCCATAATACCGATATTAAATAATACATTATGCGATGTTAAGGATTTATATTTTTCGCTTTGTCTCGCATCTTTATAGAGAATATAACATTTATATTTGCGTGTATCGGCTAAGACGATTTTCTTGAATTCATTTAAATCCACATAAATACGCTCAGTAGCCATACCAATGGCTTTTCCAATATCAATTAGGGGACGGTTTTTGTTCGCTGTACCCATCCTACCCGCTTCACACATATAAACAATTAAATCTCTCTTTCTCTCTTCCTTTTGTTCATTTGTCGCGTTTACATCTAAAACTGTCGCGTTCACATCCAAATCTGCCGCATTGCGTAAATAGTCAATTGTTGTGGGTTGATAAGTCGTATTTGAAACTAATATATCAACAAATTTCTCAACCTGCACGACACGAAATAAAAAGCCGTCGGGTTGTGCAGCAAAAAAATCCTTAAGCAGTTCTTTTTCATCTTCGTGATCTTCTAATAATAAATCTTCGCCTAATTTTATCCCTTTATCCATCTCTTCATTTTCCATTGAAACCAATGTCGGGTCTACATCGGCATATTCCGCTGGCAGTATTTCGTATTCGGCTTTGGTCACGATTAATCTAGGGCGAGACGTCCATTTCTCGCTACAATTTTTAAATTTTTTGGGATTTTTGGCATCTATTATATTTTTTTCATCTTCCGGTTGCCAAACGTCATCATTTAGTAGCTTACCCTTCTGTTGGGGTTTCACTAATTTTTTTAAAATGGTTGGAACCGCTATATCAATAGGGACTGACTGGGTCACTGGCGCTGGTGCTACTGCTGGTGCTGGCGCTGCTGGCTGAAAAAATGTTGGATTATCCGCCAAATTTATAGCGTCTTGCCAATTGGAACCATCAAAAACACAGTAGAGCAATTCCGCATCTTTAAAATTCGCCCCAGCCAAGTCCGCTCCTTGAAATTCCGCAAATCTTAAATCAGCTTTCTGAAAATCCGCATCTCTTAGTTCACATTGGTTAAATTTCGTCATTGGTAATATTGCTTCCGTAAATATACTTTTATTTAGTTTTGATTGGGTAAACGATAACCCCATAAAATTTGTTTTTTTAGCAAAAAGATCCGGTATATCAACCTGATATAAATCATCATGAACATTTACTAATCTCATGACGTATTCTCTCCCTTCTTCAGTGTCAAAATCAAGACCCGAATATAATTCGGATACGTCAGTAACGAATCTTACCTCTTCTGCTGCAAAAGGTTCATCCTCATCTGGTTGATCATCCACATCCTCTTTTAAATGAATTATCCACTCTCGGTCTTCCACGAACCCTCGTGCAACCGCGTCAGCTAAATGAATGTCATACCAGGTTTGTATATTATCAATTTCATCGTTTAAAACATCTATCGTATAATAATTGGTTTTGTTGACTCTTTTAATATCGCGTCCTGGGTCTGGAAATATTTCACTTAAATAAGAGATAATTTTCTCATTAAGCTCGTCTTGATTTTCTTCTGTCATAGATATCATACCTTCATGTCCTTGAATATTACCAACTTCATACATAAAACTCGGTCTGAGTAAAATTTTCATTTATATATTATGTATTTATTTTCGTTTGTGTGTTTTTTCTCAACATGCTGTCTTAATTTATTTAACTAAACGTGTAGTTAAAATGTTTGGCTCAACCTTTTCCAAAGGTTGTTTTAAAAGTCACCATATCCAATCGTACGATTTCCACCGCGTTCATTTAAATAATTCATTTGTTCGGGCGAAGAGCAAATACAACCCGTGGAGGTCGAGTATGTCGCCGGGCAACAATTGGGGTCACTCTTATTTTCTCTCCAAATAAATAATTCATTTTCAGGTAAAGGGATGGGTCCACCGACATTGCCTTCCAATTGCTGGTTTACGTTGGGTGGAATATCTTGGCGCATTTTATCCCAGCTCCCTTTCACACCGGTGCCCATAGTATAGTCTAAAGCCGCACCTGTCAAATCTAATGCGGATTCAAAGCCTTCCTTCGCGCCACCCGCACATGAGCAGAATACGTTTGCGCAGATAAACCAACCAACTAATATACAAATAATAACAATCTCTAAGCGAAATTTTTGTCCTAAAATAGTAAATTCCATTTATCTATAATACTATTGTAGATAAAAATAATACTTCGATTTTTATAACAATAATTATAACAATAATTATAACATATACTTATCAATCCCATAGTTATAATCTCTTATCTGAATTCCATTTACATAAAAAACACCAGTATCCGTTAATAATTGGTATAAATATTTCTCTCGGGGTAATTCTATTTCATTTGTATCTATTTCATTTGTGTCTATTTCATTTGTGTCTAAACTCACATTAAATCCACAAATGGTTTTATCTTTATACTTATATTCATACATATTTTTTAAATCCACCGCATCTATTTTAATTATACCTAATACTTTCTCTCCATTGACTAATGTATCATTTATTTTTACATCGCTTATGTTTATTTTGTTTCCATTCTGCAGTTCTAATACGGAAGAGCCAATAATACCATTATCTAAATAGGCATGAATATCCTTATTACTAAAGTTATTCGGTAAAGCAAAATATAAAGAATTGAGAATGTCTTCATCAATATCGTCCCAATCAGAATAGATTTGTATATGACCTGGAATATGTTCTAAAGCAAATGTTTTTGTATGTGTGCCTAGACAATAAACAAAAGGTTCATTAAATTCGGGCAACAATATGCGATTAGGATGTGCCTTTGCTTTAATCCAGCCTAATTCTTTGTGGAAGAGCCGATGTTCGCCGGTAATTTTCACACGATCAATTTCATATAATATTTGATCTTTTGCGGAGAATTTCATAATCGCGGTGACTTTCTCTCCATACTTTAGAACATCCCCAACTTCAATATCAGCAATACTTTTTTTAACTGATACACAATCATTGCTTCGAACGTCAATCATGGTTTGTTTTGAAAAACAACTGGGCACTGCCATCATGCTATCTGCAGATAAGGCTAATATATTTGATACGAAAATGTGTATCAGAACCATTGGGATTGTAATAGCAATCAAAATTGCTGTGTTTAAAGCAATTACGGGGCTAAGAGCACCAAATGCAAAAAAGTTTGCTACAATTAATCCGGCAATGATAACGCCTAATATAATTATTATCGTGGTAATTAATTCAATAATGAGCAGGAAAAAAGACTGAAGCGTAGTATAACTGCCTATTAGTGTGTATAAAGAGGCGGTCAAGGTGCCGACCATTTTCCCCCCCATGCTTTTAATTGCAATTAACATTTGTACGATAGGCATGGTAATATTCATTGTGCGACCCATTGTCTCTGTGGAAAATTCGTCAATGGTTTTGCGTATCCGGTCGAAGACGGCTCTTATGCTATTCAAGGCACCTAGCAATTCTGAAAAGGCATCCGTTATGTTTTTCATAATATAATAAATGGGTTGGAAGGCGTAGGCAATGATATTTGTTAAAATTCCTTGCACACAACCGGTGAAATTTTTCCCGGTAAAATCAAAGGCCGAATCGTTGGGACCTTTGTTAATTAGCCCAGCGAAAGGCATGATAGCCGGACTACATTTTTGATTTTCCCAGTCGGCGACAATGGGTTCAATGTTATTTAAAACGTAGAAATAAGAGGTAATAACAAAAAATACTAAACAAATAATAACGGCAGTCCATATGTCTAAACCATATTTATCCAGGAAACCTTTTGTATTATATATTTTATTTATTTTTGAAAATATATTAGTATCTTTTATATTTGTATCCATATCTATATATACTTTTTATAATTTTGGTTTTGGTTCAACCTTTTTTTAAAGGTTGTCTTTGGAAGCAGATCCATTATTATCTTCCCAATCATGAAATGTCCACTGACCAATGGGTATAATATGATTAGAGGTAATTAAACAGGTAAATGTTTCACACATTATCTCCGTTCTCTCCACATTCTCTAAGTTCTCCACGTGAATAAACCGTTGAATAGTTGGGTCATATACTAAATGACTGCCCGAGACTAATATATCCGCCTGCGCTTCGCCTCCTTTCACCTTATATAAAGCCTCTATGCATTGCCCTTTTTCATCTAAATTACTAATATGCATAACAGCATTAACAATAGAACCATTTTTCAAAACCGAATTTAAAGGTATATCCTTTATATTTACCAGGGATTTGTCTTTCAATCTTATTTTCGTCTCCGGGTGAAAACATAATGCGCGGGTTAATTGCCCGGGCGGACCTGCCCATGCACTCGTTACAGTCATGATCGAGCCATTTAATGTATACATTAACGTTACCATAATACCGATTAATTTATTGAATAAATCCTTAATATTTATAGTTAGCCGTTGAAACTCGATGAGAATATTCAAAAAAACGGCAAAAATACTTTTCACTATATCAGTTATAAAATTGCGTATATTGTCGAAAAAGGCGCGGACAGCATTGAGCGATTTCGTTAAAGTCGCGCCAATATCGCCAATTACGCCCAAATTATATTGCAGGGGTTGCATCAAATAACTCATGTAATTGCCCTGCATTGTTTGAATACAATAGGTAAAGTTCGCACTTGTATCTTGGCCGAAAACCGAGGCGAATGGCATTACCGCGGGGTTACAACGATACAAGGCCCAATCTTCCTTAATTTTGTTTATACCAACGGTCAATACGTTAAATACATAAAGTATTATAAAGACACATAGAATAAATATAGTTATAGTTAAATCAGAAGTCTTCATACTAAATTATATTGTGATTATAAATAAATTAAATGTTATAAACTATAAAATATACACATTAGAAAAACATATAAAAATAGACAATAACACCAGACCAATTATATATACTTTCATAGTGTCCCTACATTTTTTATGGGATTCGGTGTCTATTTCATTTTCTAGTAAAGGTTCAATCGGAGAAATATTAACTATTATTTGATCTTTATTATGTTCAGACAGGTTCGTTTGGGGAAAGGATATAGGTTTTCTACAAATTGGACATACAGAATTAGTGTTAATCCAGGTTTCTATACATTTGTGATGTGCGTAGCAGACACATTCACATTGTTTTTGTAAGAAATGCATATTATTCATTAAGGTCACTTCATCATTATTGCAAACAACAGAATTATTCAGACATATAATACATTGGTTTATTGTTTCTTCACTAAAAGTATTATATTTTAATGAAGTCATGTTATATATTATATATGATTAATTTTTATATATGTTCTATTATAGCTTAGCGAAATCATGTAATATATATATATTACTTTCGCTTATTAAATTTACGCTTTGTCCTTGTCCCTCTACGCTTTGTCCCTCTACGCTTTGTCCTTGTACCTCTACGTTTTGTCCTTGTCCCTCTACGCTTTGTCCTTGTACCTCTACGTTTTGTACCTCTACGTTTTGTACCTCTACGTTTTGTCCCTCCTTTTTTACATGAATCTGTGGCAAAACAGTCCCCCGCTGCATCATTATCACCATTTATTCCAATCTGATTTGTTAATACACTTAAAGTAGAAGGATTATTTACAGTATTTATGCCCCCAATGTTAGGAAATTGGGGAACTTCTAATACTTTTGCTTCTAATACTTTTGCTTCTAATACTTTTGCTTCTGCCACACCGCCACTTTGCTTATTTAATAATTGTTGTTTTTCCGAACTTATTTTACCAGTTAAATACGCGGCTTGACTCGCGGAACTTGCCCCGTTTGGAAAACCATACGTTTCAAAAGGTTTGACACTTAATTCCGGAGTTGAAGCATCGCCTCCTCTATACTTACGTTTTTTGTTCATATATTTTCTCATTATATATATACTTTAAAAAAAAGTATAGAAAAAATAAACTTTTAAACATTTACACCCTTGAAGATTTATCATTATAGATTAGACTTAATTCATAAATATATGCGCCTTGTCTGCCTGTTAGTTTTTATATGATTATTATTTTTCTTCTTATAATTCTTAGATTTACCTTTAGTTTTCCTTTTAGATTTCTTCTTATATATTTTAGTTTTCCTTTTTCCCCCTTTTGAATGAGTTACTATATCAATATTAAGAAAATGACTACCGCCAGATTCTATAAATATTTCTGGTTTTAATTTATCTTCTACAATAGGATAATATTTTCTAAACCATCTATCAGAAAAACCTTTTTTTTCTAAAAAAATTTTTATATTATATAAAATTGTGGCTAACAATTTATATGTTTCTTTATTATATTCCGACTCACAAATAGGTTTCACGTAATTTAGAATAAAATCTTTCAAAAGTATTTCTTTCAAATCTTCAAAAGACACTTCTTTAAAAGTATCATTATTAAGTATTAATTTATCATATATTTCTTGTAATTTGTCCTGATCGTTTAAATACAACTCATTTAATGTAGTTGTATTGCGCAACTCAGAAATTCTTTTCTTTGCGTCAGGTGTACTATGTTCCTCATTCATAAAACCATATTTTTCATAATAAGTTCTACCTGTTATAAAAAACCCGATGTCAAATAAATACCACGAACAATTCTTTAAAGATTTGTAAGATTCGTCCACTAATTTAAATTCATAAATCCCTATTTCTGGTAAAATCACATCAAATAATTTAAAAAAAATAGAACTATCTAATTTTGTACAACCGATTTTATCATAAGCCAAAAAAAAATCATCTAAATATGCTGAGTCATCAGTAATTACAATACTAATACACTGTTTCTCCTGTTTTTCAATTAAAGGAGGAGGCTTTTTCTCACCTAAAAATTTTATTTTATTTTGTCCCAATAAAAAATAACCTATTTGTTGTTCATCTAAATTTATAATACTTATTGTTTCTTTTTCGGGATTTAAAATTAAACTTTTCAAGTCCATTTCTATATAGTATAAAGAAATAAATCAGTGTATATGTTCAAACGTGTAAAAAGGTATAGCAAAAAATAAACTTTTAAAAAATACAAGTGTAACAGATATATACGTTTATAAAAAGTATATAAATATATTATTGTTTTATATATAATAATCATGAATAACAGTGAACGTATTCATTTACAAAAAATGATCCATGCGAATAATGTCGAAGACTGTACAAACGAAATCAGAGAGAAAAAACATAGTCAGAAAATTTACGTAGATGTTACGCGCTTATTGGAATTAAAAACCAAGTATGAGAAAACCATAGGTGAATCGAATCCACAAAAATTTGATGATATGTGTGTTGCCCAGTGTAGTTTTTTATTCAATAATTATACGGATATTTTTAATAAGGTAAAGAAAAATGAAATGAATTTACAAATTCTGCTAAAGCTTATCGAAGTGCTAAAGAATATTGAAGAAGGTCTGATTGATCAACATACCGGAGCTTTTGAAGTCGGGAAGATTCTGAAAGCCATGTATATTGACAGTGCATTGCTGAAAGCAGAGAAGATTGACAAGAAAACAGGAGAGAAAATGGCGACGGTTGACTTGGTAGAGGCAAAGAAGATTTCTTGGAAAGAATTTAAGGACATGCAAGAACAAATGAAAACAGTGGAATAAATTTTGTGAAATCTACTACGTTTGAACCTTTTCCGTAGGTTGGAATTTGGCGCGATCTACTACGTTTTGAACCTTTTCCGTAGGTTGGAATTTGGCGCAACCTTTTCCAAAGGTTGATAAAACGATTTAGATATATCTCTAGTAAATATATATCTACATGTCCCATAATCTATTTATAGTGGAATCCCCCGCTAAATGTGGTAAAATCGAACACTATTTAGGGCCAGGCAATAAATGCATTGCGAGTTATGGACATTTCCGCGAATTAAATGGACTTCAATCTATAAACATTCATAATAACTTCGAGCCGACATTTATTATTAGTGAAACCAAACAGAGCCAAGTCAATAAAATTAAGAAAGCTCTGAAAGAGGCAAAGGAAGTGTTTCTCGCTACCGATGATGATCGCGAAGGGGAGGCGATCGCCTGGCATTTATGCGATTATTTTGGCTTACCCATACATAGCACGAAACGCATTGTATTTCATGAAGTGACGGAAACCGCCTTAAAAACGGCTGTATCCGAATACCGCTACCTTAATATGGAAATAGTTCATGCGCAACTGGCGCGCCAGGTCATGGATATTATAGTGGGGTATAAATTATCCCCGATTTTGTGGAAAAATGTGAAAGATGGGACATCAGCGGGACGCTGTCAAACCCCCGCCCTGCGATTAGTCTATGAGAATTATAAAGCCATTAAAGCGTCCCCCGGGAGTAAAGAATATAATACTACCGGTTATTTTACTGCGAAAAATATACCCTTTGTCTTAAATCATAATTTTATAGATGCTAATGAAGGCATAGGCGCCTTTTTAAAAGAAAGCATTGATTTTGAACATGTCTATAATTATGGGGAATTGCGCGACCTAATAAAAGCCCCACCTAGTCCGTTCACTACGAGCAAGTTACAGCAAAGCGCCAGTACAAATTTACATACCTCACCCAAAGATACTATGAAAATTTGTCAAAAATTATACGAAGAAGGCTATATTACGTATATGCGCACTGATAGCGCAAAGTATGCCGAGGAATTCGTGGATACGGCAGTAGTATATATAGAAAAGGAATATGGGAAGGAATATTGTAAAGCGTATTGTACTCAAGAACCAGAAAAACAAACAAAAAAAAATAAAAAAAATAAAAAAGTCGATTTAGCCCAAGAAGCGCACGAAGCTATTCGCCCAACCAATATAAATATTAAACAACTACCTGATGGCACATTCACTGTGAAAGAAACCAAAATGTATCAACTCATATGGAGTAATACACTCGAAAGTTTGATGACTGATGCCAAGTATAAAGGATTGACAGCGACGATTACGGCGCCCCAACATCATACTTATAAGTTTATCACCGAGCAAGTCGTGTTTCCGGGTTGGAAATGTGTCAATGGTTGCGAAGAAACAAGTAAAGAATTTGCCTATTTACAATCTTTAAAACAAAGTTCAGTAATGAAATACAAAAAAATCACGGCAAAAGTCAGTATAAAAGAATTGAAATCCCATTATACCGAAGCGAAATTAGTGCAACTTTTAGAAGAGAAGGGTATTGGCCGTCCCTCGACGTTCTCTGCTCTCATCGATAAAATTCAGGAACGCGGTTATGTGAAGAAAGAAAATGTGCAGGGCGTCTTAATAAAATGTCAAGATTACGAACTCCTAGGGGATAAATTGAATATGCTGGAAAATGAACGCGAGTTCGGGAATGAGAAAAATAAATTGGTTATTAAACCCTTAGGTATCTTGGTGTTGGATTATTTATTGGCGAATTTTGAAGCTGTATTTGATTATGATTATACGAAACAAATGGAAGAGCAATTAGACAATATTGCACAGGGTAAGAAAGTCTGGCATGAACTATGTAAAGAGTGCTTAAGTGATTTAGACACAGGTATTAATGCAACACATAAAGGCAAAGAGACGTTTCGGATAGATAATGAACACATGTATATCATGGGGAAGTATGGGCCGGTATTAAAATGTACCAGCAAGCCGACCGGTGATACAAATAATAAAAAAGACATTGTCACGTTTAAACCTGTGAAACCGGATATAGATATAGAAAAATTGCGTAGGGGGGAATATACACTGGCTCAAGTTTTGTTAGAACCTACTTTGTCAGGGCCCACTTTGTCAGGGCCCACTTTGTCAGGGCCCACTTTGTCAGGGCCCACTTTGTCAGAGCCCACTTTGTCAGAGCCCACTATTGTCAAAAAAGGCCGGTCCTTGGGTATATACAAAGAAAAAGAGGTCTTTTTGAAATCGGGCAAGTTTGGTTGGTACGTGGAATGGGGCACTGAAAAAAAGTCCCTAAAACTAACTCTGGAGGAAGCTGATATACTCGAATTGGATACGGTAGCGGACGTCCTCTATGATATTGCCAATGGGAATACAACTGTGATACGGGTGATTAGTAAGGAAACTTCTATTCGTAAGGGAAAAGGGGAATTTGATGACTATATATTCCATAAAAATGCAAAAATGAAGAAGCCGAAATTTTTAAAACTCGGCGATTTTAAAGGCGATTACAAAAAGTGCGATATCGAATTATTACATGCGTGGTTGAAAAAGACGTATGATATTACGAAGTGCGAATAATATTACTGACGTTTATAATATTACTGACGTTTATAATATTACTGACGTTTATAATATTACTGACGTTTATAATATTACTGCATTGTAACTATTGTATTAGTTGAACCGTTTAAATAAAAAAAATATGCACTTTTTGCAGTTAATAAAACATCTGAATTAATATCTATTTGGACAGGTGTATTGCTAATGTTATCATACGTGTATATTGCTTTAATATTAGAATTAATCGGTGATGGATATATTAAATTAATAGAGGTTCCGATAGCATTCCAGCCTGGATATAATATGTAAGTTTTTGAAATTAATAAGCTCAATATATCTAGAGTTCTCAATATAGTTAGATTTTTACCAAAAAAACTCTTTCCGGTTCCATATTGTAAACCAAGTGCAGTAAGTGTTGATTGATACATATACACATATTTTAACTTTGCATGTAGGAATGCATTATTATTGATTGAAGTAACAGTAATAGGGATTACATATATTTCATCTATATTACTTGTAAGATACTGTATCAGCGTAGTTTGTAATTTGTCAAATAAAACACCTCCAATAGAAGAATAATTTGGATTGCCTGAGTCTACATTAATCGATGTTAAACTTGTCGCATCAGCGAAGGCATAGTCGATAATCGAAGTAACACTAGAGGGAATGGTATACGTTGTAGCTGTGCTGCCTAAAGGATACTGTATCAGCGTAGTTTGTAATTTGTCAAATAAAACACCTCCAATAGAAGAATAATTTGGATTGCCTGAGTCTACGGTAATCGATGTTAAACTAGTCGCACCAGAGAAGGCCTTATTACCAATCGAAGTAACATCGAAAGGTATATTAATTGAATTCAAGCTTGTTGCACCATAGAAAGCTAAAATACCAATCGAATTAACACTATTAGGGATTGTAATTGATGTTAAACTACTCGCATTATTGAACGCCCCGATGCCAATCGAAGTAACACTAGATGGACTATCAAATGTAATCGTTGTCAACTTTGTCGCAGCATTGAACGCCCCGTTGCCAATTGAAGTAACATTAGAGGGGATGTTATACGTTGTAGCTTCGCTACCTAAAGGATACTTTATCAGCGTACTTCGTGATTCGTTAAATAAAACACCTTCAACAGAAGTAACACTAGATTGAGTATTGAAGGTAATTGATGTTAAACTACTCGCGCCAGAGAACGTACTATCGCTAATCGAAGTAACACTAGAAGGGATGGTAATCGATGTTAAACTTGTCGCACCGTCGAACACCCCGTTGCCAATAAAAGTAACATTAGATGGACTATCAAATGTAATTGATTTTAAACTTGTCGCATTAGAGAACGTATTATTGCCAATCGAAGTAACACTAGAAGGGATGGTAATCGATGTTAAACTTGTCGCATTATTGAACGCCCCGATGCCAATAAAAGTAACATTAGATGGACTATCAAATGTAATTGATTTTAAACTAGTCGCACCGGAGAACGTATTATTTCCAATCGAAGTAACACTAGAAGGGATGGTAATCGATGTTAAACTTGTCGCAGAGGCGAACGCCCCGATGTCAATCAAAGTAACACTAGATGGACTATCAAATGTAATTGATGTTAAACTTGTCGCACCGGAGAACGTATTATTTCCAATCGAAGTAACACTAGAAGGGATGGTAATCGATGTTAAACTTGTCGCAGCGGCGAACGTCCCATTGCCAATCGAAGTAACACTAGAAGGAATGGTAATCGATGTTAAACTTGTCGCATTAGCGAACACCTCATTACCGATCGTTTGAAGACTAGATGGACTATCAAATGTAATTGATGTTAAACTTGTCGCATTAGCGAACGCATATTCGTCAATCGAAGTAACACCGGAAGGTATATTAATCGCTGTTAAACTTGTCGCACCAAAGAACGCCGAATCGCCAATCGAAGTAACGCTAGATGGAGTATCGAAGGTAATTGATGTTAAACTTATCGCTCCAATGAACATATTTCTGCTAATCGAAGTAACACCTGAAGGTATATTAATCGATGTCAAACTTGGCGCATAGAAGAACGCCCCATTGCCAATCGAAGTAACACTAGAAGGAATGGTAATCGATGTTAAACTTGTCGCATTAGCGAACGCCTTATTACCGATCGAAGTAACACTAGAGGGGATGGTATACGTTGTAGCTGTGCTGCCTAAAGGATACTGTATCAGCGTAGTTTGTAATTTGTCGAATAAAACACCTCCAACAGAAGAATAATTTGGATTGCCTGAGTCTACGGTAATCGATGTTAAACTAGTCGCACCAGCGAATGCCAGATTTCCAATCGAAGAATAACCTTCAATAATTACATTAGTTGCACCTTGTAAATCTAGTGGTCCTCCATCACCCAATTGACCACTACCACTGAATATTATCGTTGTTGGATCATCAACTTTAAGTTGTCCACTCATATAATATATTCTGTTGTTATAAAAATATATATTTATCATGTTCTCTTAATCTTTTTTATCAACCAAGAACTCGATTGTATTTTCTCGCCGAAACCATCTAATAATATAATTCCCAGCTTACTACAAATTTCCGCCTCAGGGATGCTGTTATTATTTTGATCCCCGCCATTGCAAAAGTACGTCGGTTTGGGTTCTACAGTTGCTAAAGTTTTGCAAACGGTTCTGTCAGTGTCGATCGATTTCACAACATAATCGACACATTTTAATTCTTGGATTATTTTTATTCTCTCGTCGACAGGCATGAAGTGTGTGCCTTTTTTAAGCACCGATTGTTCATCATTATTCACAATGACCATTAATTTATCTGCGGTTTGTTTAGATAGTTTGAAATATTCAATATGCCCGATGTGAATCGGGTCAAAATAGCCACTGACACAGGCAATAGTTTCGCCTGAAATAGACATATATTATACGTAAATAAAATATATGGCCATTATTAACATTATTTGTATCTTTATATCGGTTGTTTATTGTTTTTACTACATTTTTTCCAAAAGTCTTGAAATTTGGTGAAACCTTTTCTAAAGGTTGCTATAAAGAAATCATGGCCGGTGTGCGTATATTTCGATTCAAGGCAATTTCATTGCGCAGGGAATTGAATTCAATGGTGAAATTAAACTCTAGACCGCGAAAGTCCACTAGAAGCCCATCGTGAAAGCGGAATCGAAAAACCAATTTAGCTATACGTTCCAGAGGTGGCTCATATTGCACAAAGTTAATCAATAATAAATTTCGCGAATCTTGATTCAAGGTAAAATCTAAAGGTATCTTTGCAAAAGCCGAGTTAACTTTGCCACTATAGGCGTTATTGTCATAGGCATTTTTATTGCTCTCAGTATAAGGGTACAGTTCATCATACGAATTGTATTTATCCACTTCCATGTAAATATCTTTTTCGCCACCGATATTTATAACGTTGTGCGGAATAGGCGCAATCACTATAATTGGGTCTCCGCTCACGGCCGGTATATAATTAATTGGGGGTATAGGCACGGAACCATCCGCCACGTATTGTATCTTTTCATAACCTATATAATAGGGAAACCCCCACCGGGCATAATTGTAAAAGACAATCGGTTGATTACAATTTATACCGGGATACTCCATTTTATAGTTGAAATCAAGAGTAAACAAAAGACCTGTACTACCAAACCAAAACTTACTGCCGACGACGTCATAAAATACATTGAATATTTCTGTTCCAACTGCATTATTCATGACATTGGTTATTTCGAGTGCCAGCTGACAGGGGTTATAGGTCCCTTCTTGAATTTTCACACAGTAAGGAGTATAAGTAGTACCGCCTATTAATAGAACACTAAACCGAAATCTGGTATTTTGGTATTCATTGCTAAAGGTATAATATGCTTGCACTACCGGAAACGTCGATTGGACTAAGCGCATGGATTGCACATTAAGTAAAGGTTGCGGTAGTGTAATCGCAAATTGATTACCATTAGGATATTTTGTAATATCTCTATCTTCTGAATGGATTGACACTAATTTCCGGTCAATGACATAATTTTGGTCACGGGGTATTAATGGTTTAGCATTGTGCACATTGAAGGAACTATTACTGTACATTTATATATACAACCTTTTAAAAAAAGGTTGAGCCAAAATACACAACCCAACCTTTTTAAAGGTTGTATATATAAATGTACGGTACTTTAGTTGGGTTAATTTTATCTCTAAATGACATTGTGAGTTTTGCTTTAACTAAAAAACTGTATTTAAAAGAAATAGGTATTGCATTTGGGCTCTACTTACCAATGATTTTATATAGTTTGCAAATTCCTCTATTCTATTATGGGCTAAAAACTACAACTATGACTGTATTAAATATTACTTGGAACTTATTTTCTAATATTTTAGTGACACTCATGGGTATATTTTATTTTAAAGAAACAGTTAATGGGATGAAGATATTGGCTATTCTAATGGGGATTAGTAGTATTGTATTATTCTCTCTTGACTCTTATATTAGTGGAGAATAAATGCTACTTATTTTATATACACTTAAATTATACACTTAAATTATACTATAAAATTGAAATAATAATATATAATTATATATAATTATATATTTGGACAATGGAATTAAATAAATGTGAATGCGGAGGAAAATATAAAATAGAAAATATAACACAACACCAAAAGACACAAATGCATACAGATTTTGATAATTTTGTATACAAATGTGGAGCAAAATCATATACCGACCCTATAACAAAAAATTATATTGTATTTTATGACGTAGATCAGGATGGAAATCGTATTACAGAAAGAATTGGTGAACAATTTAATGAGAAATGGATACCATTAAATAAAAATACATTAGTAAATAAACAATAAATTCAAATTATACTTGTAAAATTGTGATTTTGCTATATCTGTTACACTTATACTTTTTTCCAACAGTATTTTTTTTAAAAGTATATAATAATGGCAAGTACCAAAGAATATGTAATAAATAATTTAATGGCGTTTGCCATTGTCGGCATTATTATAAAACTATTTTTCAAAAGTGACATCACACAAGATGGTACGAGTGGTCCAGCAAATGCCTCTATCTGGGGCTACGGTGTTGTCACTCTTTCTGTCTTCTCTGTGATGTTTCTCTCCTTTGCTTTAGCCTCAAATATGACAAATTTAAATAAAGATATATTTGGTTTTCTCAAAGAACTATTAGGGGATTCATTACCCTCTCTATTAACCCTCCTTATTCTGACATGGTTGATTACTCTAAATGTCACGTATTTTAAACGTATAAACCAAGGCAAAATTTCGAATGAGTATAATCAATTTGCCCAAATGAATACAATATTTTTAGTTATCCAAATAATCGTCCTATTTATGTTCTTACGTGACCAAACATCGTCGACGGCAAATAATAAAATGTCATATATTGTCTATGCGATGACATTTATCAATGTGATATTAATTAGTATGATGAATATTATTTTGAGGTTTTTTTCAACTGATGGATAGAATACAAGTGTAACAGATATTATTAACCATGCGCAAATTTATACGTTAATCCATATTCTAATTCTGTGGACCACAAACCGGATATCTTAATAATAAATGTATTTATGATACTGCTACTATTCATACTGCTACTATTCATACTGCTACTATTCATACTGCTACTATTCATACTGCTACTATTCATACTGCTACTATTCATACTGCTACTATTAATATTTGTTACTTTAATTATACCATTTTTTAGCTGATCACTTATACGCGATACAGGTTGTTTATTTTTTCCTCCATATTTCGTTAAAATATCATATTCTAATTTATAAATAGCTTGTATTATTTCGCTACTTTGTTTATTATCAAACGTGCACTTATATTTATTAAACGATTTATCTACTTGCAGTATAGGCAACTTAAATTCTATACAAATACCATTCAGCATACACAAATCATTTGAGTAAATAACTCTTATAAAGTTACTATCATTCATAATAGTATTTTTTATTGCCTCTTGAAAAAATACATGATTAATATTAAATTGGTCGAGAGGAACAGCGATATTCATATGGGTTATACATAAATATACACTTATATTTAAGTAATATAAAATTGATACTGAATATTATAATACTTCTAATAGTATTTTACACTTAAATGGATCATCCAACAATCATAACCGCCTTCAAGAATGCTTCAGATCGAGGTTCAGCTGAAATTTATTTAGTCTTTAAGAGAGAAAACCAATATTATAAAGACACCTATTATATTCTTCTGGGCAACAAAACAAAAGCGGAAAAGGCAATTATACACGCCTATAAAGAAGTGGCAAAAGAAAAACGCAATTATTCCAGAGCAGACCATAACAACATGTTGGATACGCCATTTGATACGTGGTGTTGCGGGGCGTGTATATGCAACGATCTACAACGATGCAGTGATGATCAGGACATAAAATGTGGATCGCAATGGACGCATATTGAACATAAATCTGAGGAAGAATTGAATAATTATATTAGCACTATACGACCGGGATATTACCCTCAATATACAGTGGAATATATGTAATTACTTATTCAACCAATAATTAAATGTCAACTTAGGATATATATTTTCCACAGAAGTTAGTGGTGAAAATGTATTATACCACATTATTAACTTTTCTTCTAAATTTTCATTTAATTCATTCCAATCATTCAGTATAACAACTGGTAAATTATTTTCAATAAACATATTATCCAATGGAGTAGTTTTTGTAATAACAATTGCCCCTGCTAAAAAAAGTTCCCATGTTCTATGACAATCTAATCCATTCCCTCTTGGAGATAAAACGAATTGATATGTATTATATAAATCTGTAATACCTTTGAAAGAAACACATTTATCCACGAAAAAAATAGTATCATTATTTTTAATAGTACTGTATAAATTTTTTCTCTCAATATGTGAGTAACTTAAGTGACAATCTGATAATATTTTATTTTTTATTTTTTTTGTTTGTTCCATTCTCTTTTTTATCATATATTCTATTTTCCCCGTATTAGTATTATCAATAAACCATCTAGAAGTATGTAAATCTAATCCAATAGGCATATATTTTAATTTATTATGTATAATTGTTCTATCATAGTTTTGTGTAAACCAATACAAAACTTTATCTGAATTTAATATAGTAGTTACTGTAGTATTATTATATGAACTAGGAACGGATCTATCACCATCACTTGTAATTAAAATAAAAGGTCTGTTAATTTTATTTATATTTTGAGCTAAAAAGTCCAAATCAGTGTTATTATTTAAAATGGTTGTGTTTCTTATCCATAAATATGTATAATCTTGTTTGTTATTAAATTCTTCAATTAATTCTTCTATATATTTATTTGATGATGCAGTCTCAGTGGATAATTCTTTATATTGTCCTTTATTACAGCCTTTTGACGAAAGAATATTATCAATATTCAAGTATGAATTCCAATCTGTAATGTTTTCATTTGAATCAGTTATTATTATTTTTTCATTTTTTATTATTTTATTTGTATGAACTTCAGATTTTAAATTGTAATGTATTAGACACGCTCCTAAACTAAGAATGCCTATAGTAATAATAGTATTTTTATTATTATTATTATTATTATTATTATTATTATTATTATTATATAATAAAATAATACCAGTGGTTATGCCAATAGTTCCAATTAACAAAGGGTTATATAGACACATTTATATACTTAGTATTTAATAAAATATAGAAGCTTTTTTCTTATTATTTGTAAATGAAGTTTCATGAAACGAATTTTGAAGAGTATTTAATACCCTATAATAAAGTAAATCTCCATCCAAAGTTAGACAAATTATATAAATCTCTCCCCAAAAACATTGAGAAGTTTAAAAATATCATCTTTTATGGACCGGCAGGTGTCGGTAAGTATACGCAAATGTTAGCGGTTATACACCGATATAGTCCTAGTCAATTAAAATATGAAAAAAAACTCAGTGTAACCTATAACAAAAATACGTATTTTTTTAAAATTAGTGATATTCATTACGAGATTGATCTCGCTATACTTGGTTGTCATTCCAAATTGTTATGGAATGATGTATATAATCAAATCGTCGATATCATTTTGGTGAAAAAAGAAAAAATAGGTATTATTGTCTGCAAGAATTTTCAGGAAATTCACATAGAATTATTGGAAACCTTTTATAGTTATATGCAAACAATGCCCAGTGACACTATTCGTTTAAAATTTATTCTTATAACGGAAGCCACTAGTTTTATCCCCGATAACATAATAAATTGTTGCACTATAATTAATGTGCCAAGACCGTCGCGTATTCAATATAATAAATGCTTTGATAATATGGTAAATGCAAAAATAGTATTAAGTGAAATAACAAATATGAAACATTTACATTCCTTTATTGTAAAACCTATTCAACCTTACGAGGTAATATGCAGTTCTATCTATAGTTCTCTCGTAAAATTAGACACATTTAATTTTAATATATTGCGAGAACAATTATACGATATTCTTATTTATAATTTAAATGTCGATATGTGTATTTGGTCACTGTTAGAAAGATTAATAAATGAGCATAAAATTACTACTGCCGATTTACCAAAGGTGTTAATGAATCTGTATGATTTTTTTAAACATTATAATAATAATTATCGTCCCATTTACCATTTAGAGAGAATGGCTATTAATTTGATTCAAGTCGTAAATACTGTTTAACTCCTCAATTTATATTCAGGTGTGGTTTTACTCCAAATGGCGTCTTTTTTATAAATAGCAGCAAGGGATTTATGTTTGTTTTTATTTAAGACATATACGGCAATAAGTTTTCGATAGAGCGATAAGGGTTTAACACCGTCGGCTAGGGCTTTTTTTAAAGCATGGTGTCTAGTTTTGTCAGAGAGACGCGCATGATAACCATATTTGGTTAGCTCGCCCTTTTTCAAGACAAATAATTGTTTGCCTTTAGTCCCACGTATTGTGTTATTCTTCAAACGTCGTGTGTAATTTTTACGCATAATATATCCTTTTTTACAGGTTGGCATTATATATATCTAAACAGAAAGTATTTGAGAAAAAAATAATATATAAGCATATTATTTTTTAATATTATTCATTTTTATATTTATAAATTTTTATTAATACTTTACTCATCTCCCTTGCCCGTAACTTTTCGTTTCACGACTTTCTTAACGGCTGGGGCTACTGCAACAACTGGCTCTGAAACTACGGGCGCTTGTACTACTACTGGCGCTTGCACTACTACTGGCGCGGGCTTTGCCACTTCTTCTTCTTCATCGGAATCTTCTGCAATTTCCATACCCACGATGTTAGAATCACGCTCTTCATCTTCATTTGTAGCGAGTTGCTGGGTATTGATTACCGACTTATCTTCTTGCGTTAGCGAAATAAGACACTTACCCTTCATTGTCGGCTTCGGCTTTACCACTGCTTGCAATAACTTCCAGGTTACTCCAAACTTTCCACCAGCAAACCAAATTCCGCCACACTGCACAATCACTGCAGTTTGGGACGCCTTGGGAATGAGTTCAACTGGCGAAGAACTTGGGTGTGTTTCTTGCGAATAAATCATCTTACCGTCCGGACTGTAGATTTCACAGTCGAACTTATTGTCCCAGTAACCGAGTTTTACTTTCATTGTAGGCGACTTGGCCATATTTACTTCACCTGTTGAGGGATCCTTTGAATACTTGAGTGCACGTGTATAGAGTGCATCGGCTACTTCGCGCGAAGGCGTCGGCTTATTAAACAATTTCTTCCAATTGGCCATCACATGTGTCAGAACAACTTCTTCCATTGACATCATATTTTCTAACCACTTATCCGTTTGCGGTGTCTTATATCCGTCGCCTGGAAATTGAATTGACATTGAATAGGATTCGCGATTCGATGACGGGTCAACGAAGAGTTGTGCGCCCCAAGTTAAAGCCAAGGGAAATCGCAACTTAACACTGGTTTTATTTTTTGAGCTTACAATTCCCACTGACTTCCCGCTGGTTTTGGGATTAACTTTGGGCTCCGCAAAGTTAATATCAGTCTTGGGGTTAAATGTGGTGGCATCCATAATCATATCGTAAACGTTGTCGGTAGTTGAACTCATTCTGTCTTAGTATGTTGTATATATAGTTATAATACCCTTTAAATCAATTTTATAATTAAATAGAAATTAAATAGTATTTAATTAATTTTGTTAATTATTGCCTAGGATTACAGTGTGATTTTTATTTATTTTAAAAGTATATATTTAAAAAGTATATATTTAAAAAGTATATATTTAAAGTATAAAATTGATTTATATTTTATTTATAAAAAATATCAAAACAGCATGGCTATCGAAGATAAACACTACAAAACCAGGCAAGAGAAAAAGAGCAAGGGGAAGTATTCTACGAAAGATAAAGAGAGATATAATACAAAACATATTCGAAAGTATGAGAATCAAGTTTATGAGAATCAAGTAAAAAAACGTGCTAACTAAAATTACTAATCGCCATTAAACTTTCATTTTATTTACATTAAACCGCTTATTCTTTCATTATATACTTTATTTTTATTTTTCATTTAAAATCTCATTTTTCACTCGATCTATAGAGGATAACTGCGGTGTGTCTTCATATTTTTTTGGTAGTTGTAATAATAAAAATCAATTTATTATTAAATGCAAATGTTATTTGTGAGTTGTAACTATTTGTGCGTTGTAACTATTGTTTGCACATGCAACTCCACAGCGAATAGCATACGCGCGCTGGAGCCAACATAATATGAGCGAGTGTGGGGTCTAATGCATCCGTGTAGGTAGTCGCGCGAATATTATTGACCATGATGTCACCAGATAATGTATGGGGATTAAACAACCCCTCCGCTTCTTCTGTGGAAATAGAAATAACTTTATCTGAATTATTTTCGATAGTTTCTAAACAATCACCGATTTGTACATCACCTGCTTCCATGATTTTTTTATTGACATAGAGGTAATGACCCGGTGTTAAGGTAATACATTGACCGGAGGCGGTGGTGAGAGTGATAAAAGTATTTTTACAGTTCAAATGTCTATGTGTAAATAAATAAATTGTACTATAAGTATCTTTGTTAGTTAAAACCCTATCACCAATTTGTAAATCTTTCATTTGAATAATTTTTAAATTTTCTAATTGCACACGGGCATTGTTAGGAAAACACGCGGCTTTTGGTACAGGTACAGGCGTAGGCTCTGGAGTGGGTGTCGGAGTAGGCGTAGGCTCTGGAGTGGGCGTCGGAGTAGGTCTCGGAGTAGGTGTGGGTGTTGGACTAGGGCTCGGAGTAGGTGTGGGCGTCGGAGTAGGGCTTGGCGTAGGGGTGGGTGTTGGACCAGGGCTTGGCGTGGGCGTAGGTGTCGGAGTAGGTGTGGGTGTTGGACTAGGACTTGGTGTAGGCGTAGGCGTTGGACCAGGGCTTGGTGTAGGTGTAGTTTCATCGGGCGTAGGCGTCGGCGTAGGTGTAGGCGTAGGTGTCGGTGTCGGTGTAGGCGTGGGGGTGGGCGTAGGTGTGGGTGTGGGCGTAGGTGTGGGGGTGGGCGTAGGTGTAGGCGTAGGTGTGGGCGTAGGCGTGGGCGTCGGTGTAGGCGTAGGTGTAGTTTCATCGGGCGTCGGTGTAGGTGTGGGTGTAGGCGTAGGTGTGGGTGTAGGACCAGGGCTTGGCGTCGGTGTAGGTGTAGGTGTAGGTGTAGGCGTCGGAGTAGGTGTAGGTGTAGGTGTAGGTGTAGGTGTAGGCGTAGTTTCATCGGGCGTAGGTGTAGGTGTAGGTGTAGGTGTAGGTGTAGGTGTAGGCGTAGGAGTGGGACTAGGGCTTGGCGTGGGTGTAGGCGTAGGTGTAGGCGTCGGTGTAGGTGTAGTTTCATCGGGCGTCGGTGTAGGTGTAGTTTCATCGGGCGTCGGCGTAGGCGTAGGTGTAGGACCAGGGCTTGGCGTAGGCGTGGGCGTTGTACCAGGGCTTGGCGTAGGCGTAGGTGTAGGTGTAGGTGTGGGTGTAGGCGTCGGTGTCGGTGTAAGAGATTGTGATATAGTTACAGTTTTACCAAAAAAACTCTGGTTTGACCCATACTCTAATTTTAAATTATTAAGTGTGGTTTGAACCATGTATACAGTGTTTAACTGAGTATAGTGGAACACATCGGTATCAATCGAAGTAACAGTAGAGGGTATAATATATGATGTAGCTGTATTACTCAAAGGATAGAGTATTAGCCTAGTTTTTAATTTGTCAAATAAAACACCTGAAGCGTCAGATGAATACGCTGTATTACTTGAAGCTACGGTAATTGCTGTCAAGCTCGGCATAAAACTAAAAGCATTAGTAGCAATCGTTTTAACACTGGAAGGGATAGTAATCGATGTCAATACTGAAGATTGGAACGCATTCTCGCCAATTGTAGTAAGTTCAGAGGTACCAGTGAAGGTAATCGATGACAAATTAAACGTATAAGCAAGCGTATTAGCACCAATTGATTGAACAGTAGAGGGGATAATAATAGATAACAACTGTGATTTATTAAAGAATGCATTATCATTAATGGAAGAATAACCTATAATAATTACCTGTGTTGCGCCTTGTAAATCAAGTGGTGTTCCAATTCCCAATGGACCACTACCACTAAAAGTTATTGTCGTACCGTCAGATGTAAGTTCGCCAACCGGGTTTATGAGCGTAGGGGTGGGCGTAGGCGTAGGGGTGGGCGTAGGCGTAGGCGTAGGGGTTGGCGTATATGGTATAGGTGATATAGTTAAAGTTTTACCAAAAAAACTCTTATCGGTTCCATACTCTAAATTATTAAAATTATTAAGTGTGGTTTGATCAATGTATACAGTGTTTATATACTCAGCATATTGGAACGCATTAATGTCAATCGAAGTAACACTAGAGGGTATAGTATATGATGTAGCTGTATTACCCAAAGGATAGTATATTAGACTAGTTTGTAATTTGTCAAATAAAACACCAGAAACATCGGAAGAATAATTTGGATTACTTGGAGCTACGGTAATTGCTGTCATGTATATCGTATCACCAAATGCACCGTCACCAATCGTTTGAACACTGCCAGGGATAGTAATCGTTGTCAATGCTGAAGCATTAAACGCGTAAGCGCTAATTGATTGAACAGTAGAGGGTATAGTAATCGATGACATTGTGTACAAATTAAAGAATGCAATAGTATTAATAGAAGAATAACCTTCAATAATTACCTTTGTTGCGCCGCGTAAATTAAGTGGCCTTCCAATTCCCAATGTACCACTACCACTAAAAGTTATTGTCGTACTATCAGCAGGGTTAATTACACCAACCGGATTTACGAGCGTAGGCGTAGGCGTAGGCGTGGGTGTAGGCGTGGGCGTAGGTGTAGGCGTAGGTGTAGGCGTAGGCGTCGGCGTGGGTGTAGGCGTCGGCGTGGGTGTAGGCGTCGGCGTAGGCGTAGGCGTAGGCGTAGGTGTAGGCGTATTTTCATCGGGCGTGAGCGTCGGCGTAGGCGTAATGGAGTTAATGTCATAAATTGTTACAGTGGCTCCAAAGAAGGATTGACCAGAATTAAACGTTAAAGAATATCCATCTCCACTATTGTTTATTCTATAAAGTGTGGTTTGAGTCATGTTTACACTGGTTAGACCAGAGTCTGAGAACGCTGTTTCATCAATCGACCTACATAATTCTGGTAAAGTGATGGATGTCAACAGGCTAGTTCCTTTGAACGCTCTTGGACCAATCCCTGTAATGGTACTTGGTAAAGTGATGGAGGTTAACAGGGAAGCTCCTTTGAAAGCCCCTGGACTAATGTTATCAAAAGAATCATCAACAATCACCACACTAGCGTTATTATCAGTCAAAATAGTAGTCATATCACCTTGAAGCCCATTTCCTAAATTACCATAAGTACTACTACCACCGGAAAAAAAAGCACTAGTAACGCCGTTAGAATTCGTAAAAAAAGATACATTGAACTCCGTTGAATAAATTCTTACCGTGAATCCAAAGAATGTTTGTCCAGAAGTAAATTGTAAATTAAGACCGCCTGTGTTTAGCGCGGTAAACGTACTTGGCGCCATGTATACACTGGTTAAACCACTGTTCAGGAACGCATTTACACCAATCGATGTAATGGTACTTGGTAAAGTGATGGATGTTAAATTTGTTGCACCTTGGAACGCATTTGCATTAATCGATGTAAAAGAATTATCAATAACCACTGCAGTAGCGTTATTATCAGTCAAAATAGTAGTCATATCACCTAAAGTCCCATTTCCTAAAGGGCCATTATTCCCATCGGAAAAAAAAGCGGTAGTAATACCATTAACATCATTAATAGTGAGAGAGTGAGTAGGCGCAGCCTCAGGTGTAGGTGTAGGTGTTTGCGTAGGCGTAGGCGTAGGCGTAGGCGTGGGTGGGGGTGTGGGCGTAGGCGTAGGTGTAGGTGTAGGTATAGGCGTAGGCGGTGTGTTTGTAAAAGTAATTTCAACTGTTTTTAATTCAATATTGTTGGTTTTATCCATTACCGTATATGTTACAGTTTCTTCGGTATTATTTGTCATGTAAAAAACGACCATTCCAGCATTATTAATACCGTCATTGGAGGTAATTGTTCCGTCTGCATTTAATGTATAACCCGGTCCAGCGGTGACATGTGAATTGCCTATGTTTGTCAATGCAATATTTACATTTCGTAATGTGTTATAGTTGTTATCAAAAAGTATAATCGTAATACTTGACGGTGTTGTTCCATCAGGTGGTACAAATTGCGGACTAGCTATTATTAATGAGTTTGTTGCACTGGGTGTTCCCAAAAAACTCACACGAGCATTGCCTAAACTCTCGTTATTCGCGTTAACTGTATAATCTACTATCTCGCCATATGCATTTACAATGTTAAAATTTGCTACACCATTTTCATCAGTTGTAATGGTACCGGGTATCGCTGGGTCAGTAACACTTAAATTAGTTACTACAGAATTTTTTGTATTTGTTAAGAATACCTCTGTATTTGGTAGTACTACATTATTAGAATCTTTCACTGTCACTGTAATGTTGGAACCAGTAATAGACTGATAAGGCACACTTGAGAGAATAGTTCTTACTATTGTGTTAAGCCTTGCTGGTGGACCTAAAAACAGAATATTTACTGTATATAATGGATAATATGGAGTATCAACAAGTATTACAGGAAGCGCAAGAAACTTTTGAAGGGCATTAAATGTAATGCCGGGAATGTCGAACGTAAAATTCCCATTGATTGCTAAGTGAGTACCAACATTAAAGACAGCTTGCCCATTTTCATCTGATTCAACTCTACTTTGATTATCCATTGTATATCCAGTTCCGGCACTACAACCCACGTTAGCATTATTTGTAAGACAACGTACCTTTATCCTAGGGATTGGTAAATTATTTTCATCTCGGACTAACACGGTAATTGTTGGAGTGTTCCCTGCTAGTACACGTGGCGAACTTACAATTATTTGTGTCTTGTCTTTTGACGGAGTCCCGATAAAACCTATTTGTTGTGTGCCTAATACAATGCCAGAAATAGTATCGGTTATTGTATAAGTAACTATCTCATTGACCGCGTTTGTAATTGTAAAACCCACAATACCATTGTTGTTTGAAATAGCTTTGCCTGTTGTATCTGTAGTCACTTGAAAGTTTGCAGTTTGATTATCAATAGTAGTAACAATATCTGATGTTATTATTGAGGATGTTCCGGCGTTGGCAGTGCAACTAATTGTCTGTGTCGGATTTCGAACGCCGTAAATATTTCTGATCGATACAATAATTTTTGTCCGTTCAGAACCATTAGCCATTACATTTGTCTTAGTTGCAGTTATCTTCGTAAAAGCTGGTATCGGTGGCCCAACAAAATCAATACGTATAGAATTGAAATTGTAAAATTCTAATGCATCTATAATTCCTACTATCAATGTAATCTGGTGGGATATTGCAGCGCTAACACAGAAGTAAACAACACCATTTTTATCTGTAACGGACATATCTAACCCACTATTAGATACTATGGCTACTGTTTCAATGCTCGAATAAGCCAACGATGAAATGATGCTTTTTTTTAAATTTACTAATGTATTTGGTATTACAATGCTATTTTCATCTTTGAGCGTAATAGTTACTATTGAATTGGACGTTCCACCACTATTTAACACTGGCGTAGTATGTATGATTTCACTATTAGTATAATTTGGTACGCCATAAAAACTAATTGTAAATGTGCTTAATATATAACTAGACGAATCGAACCCATTTTGAAAACTACCATTTGCATCTTGTCCAAATTTATTTATGTCGGCAATAATATAAGTATGTATATACGATATAGTATTAGAAACGGTGAATTTAACAATACCATTAGCATCAGAAGAAGTCCCAAAATTAGGAGTAATTGTAGATACGTTTGATGTGTCTGATAATCCAGTAATCCTGGACATGATAATACCAGGATAATTCGGCATTATATCACCATTACTATCTATGAGTGTCAAAGTTATGGTAGATATGTTTGTGTCAATCGCACGGTTATTGGTAGTGGCAGCTACAATTGTATTATCAATAGTTATTAAAGAAGGGTGTGTTGGATCATCCGTTTTCATTGGAATTGCGGTAAATTTAACACTAATGGTGCCTAATAGAATGGGAGTAATTGTTGTATCAGTTATAGTATAGATTACATTTTCAACGGTTGTGTTTGTAACTGAAAAAACAATTAAACCATTAGTGTTTGTTACAATGTGTCCGGTTGTCAACGTATAACCATCGCCTGGCGTTATCGTTGAATTGGCTGCGGTTTGTGTGCTACCTATGGTTTGTGTACTACCTATGGTTTGTGTACTACCTATGGTTTGTGCAATATTTATAATTCTATCTGATAATGGATTATTGTTACCATCTAAAACATTTACTGTAATAGTTGAATTAACTACGCTATCCGCCAGAACAGATTTGCGTGTAGCCGTTATGAATGACGTCGAAACAGAAGCATTTTGAATGAATATAACATTAATATCTCCTAACAAATAATTACCATCCGTTAGATCTGTTATACTATAGTTTACTGTTTCCTGATAACTATTATTAACTGTTAAAATTGCTCGCCCATTAGCATCTGACCTAACATTATTTGTACTTATAATTGAGCGATTAACATTTGTAGAAGCCACTCTAATAGTTTTACCGGATACTGGAGTGTTGTTGAAATCTCTCAACATGACAATAATATCCACACTTTTAGTAGTTTCTACTTGTGTAGTTGATTCTACTGTGAGTATTTTTGTGTTATTAAGATCCGGCATCCCTGAAAAATTCACAGTAGCGTAACCTATTGACATATTATTATCTGTAACATCAATTATTTCATAGGTGATTGATCCAACTATAGCAGAATCAACTTTGAAAATTACTGTTCCATTTTTATCTGTTGTTATGGTTTGATCTGTGTTGTATGAATAGGGTGGAAAAGCCGTTACATTAGATAGGGAATTCGGAGGTAACTTTAACTTTATATTTTTTCTGGATAATGGTTCTAATTCTTTAGTATTAAGAACCACAGTAATTTTAGTATTTGTAGCAGGGTTGGCGTTGGCAATAGTTATTTGCGAGGATGGTATATCTGGACCTAAAAATCTTACTTTATCATAAGGGTCATAAGGGGTTATGTATTTGGATAGTAAAATAGGATTGTCTGGATCTGTTATATCTTGTGCTGTATAGGATACAGTTTCCATTTTATTATTTGAAACAGTAAAGAGTACATTACCAGTATCATCAGTATTACGAGTATTAACCGCATAAATAATTGATGATGAAGACTGTGTATTACTCTCTACTGTAGTTCCTATTAAGTTTATATATCTACCTGGTAATGGATTATTATTAATATCGCGTACATATACATAAACTACTGCATAATTGTCTGGACTAGCTGGAACATATGGTGTATTGATAGAAAGTCCTGAGTTGAGTGGAGACGCATTACCTGTAAATGTGACATTAAAGGTGGAAAGTATGCGATCGTAAATCTGTACGTTAAATGTTGCTAAACTGGGAGTAGTATCACTAATATCAAATGAAACATTGCCATTTATATCGGATGTAATTATTCCACCACGTGTTATGCCTGTTGTAACTAATCCAAAGGTACTAAAACTACCCGTGTAATTTAGAGGCGTTTGCATATTATATGGAATGCTATCTCCAGAAGAATTTATGATAGTACCAGGTGCAAACGTGGTAGTCGAATCTGTTTTGGTTGGATAAATACATACGTCTATACCTGAACAAGCTGATCCGTCAGAATAGGTTAGCTTTATATTAACAGTAGTAGTACCGCCTACAGGTAAACGTTCTTTTGAAATGAATATCTTATATTTGGGTATAGTAACATAATTTATTGAAACTGTGTTGGATAATGTTGAATTTGTAAAAGTAGTTTGATTGTTTGGTAAACATATTGCTTTAAATTTTACGTTAAAAAATCCTTTGTTTTGTACATTACTAGATGTGGCCTTAAAACAACAAGCACCATAAAAACCTGCCAATAATTCTCGATTAGAAAAAACAACATAATTCCCAAAATTATTTGAAAAATACTCATCCGATATTCTTACTAAATTATTACTTGCTGATATTCCTGTATTATCTACCAATCTAACTACAATTACTGTAGTGCTACCAATTACTTCATATTTATTAAGAGGATAAACACCTATTTCATTGTTTTCTAACATATAAGGTGAATAAATTTTATTATTGATAATTGTTCCATCAGGCATAGTCGTATATGTGTTAATATTAATTGTTCCATCAGGCAAATTTGTATATACACCATCATAAATTCCAATAGTTGAAAGTGTTGTATTTGGAACTTGGGGGGGAAATTTTACTGTAAGTTGTAATGCATTATTACTCGTATAAGAAGACATTTGCAATGGGGGATCATGAACCCACGAGCTTTCTATATTAATACGATACGAAACTGTGGTCCTATCACTTGTAACATTAAATACCGCATTTCCATTAATATCGGTCGTAACTTGAGATGATACTATCGTTGATAAATTGTTAACATCAACAAGCGTTACAAGATAATTTATGAGAGGATTACCAGCAGAATCTTTGATAGTTGCCGTAAGTTGGGCCTTGTATTTTACATCAATTAACGGCCCGGGCGGGTTTGCAGGTGTAATACCATTACAAAAAAATGAACACTGGGTTTTATCTGGGGGTCCAAAAATTACCATGGAAAATGAACTCAGTATTTTTACGGAGTTATCAATGTCAGCACTAGCAACAATATTTATTGAAACATTGCGTGTAGGTGTATTACCTGTTATATTAAAGCTCGTTGCCCCATAATTAATTAAACCGCCACTATCCACGTAATTAAATCCAAGCGAACTAATAGAAACGGAAGAATTCGAAGCATCTAATGCTGTTATAGTCAATCCCGCGTATCCCGTATTTAATAAGCTTTTTACAATTATATCACATCTTATGGTATTGTTTACGTATATAGCATTTATAGGCTTATAATAAGTCTTTATTAATGGAGTATCATATCTACCACCATTATTATAATTTTCATATGTATTGTCCAGTTGAGTACCTGTAAATGGTGGGAAATATATAAATAAAGGTTCGACTGAACTTGTTTTAAATGTAATTCTAACAACTCCAGAGCCTCCATTCCCTCCTCTCCCATAGTTGTAATTTACTGCTCTTCTACCTGGACGTGGTGGATCTGTTTCAAAATATAATCCAGCACCACCGCCCCCATCGCCAGTATTTTTTTCTCCAGACCATCCATCCCCAGTATTATATGGGCTATAACGTGCACCTAAATTTCCACCGCCATTGCCACTATTATTATTTATTCGTGTTGTACTACCACTTATCCCTCCATACGAAGCATATCTAGTACCCCCACCACCACCAGAACAATACATTTTGTTATTTACTAAAACACCTGGTCCACCATTTTTAGCAGGTGGACCAGCATTGGTAGAAATCGCTAAATTATATAGGTTTGATTCTGTGTTTATAGCGGCCTGCGTTTTGTTTTTAGCATCAACGTAAATATTTTGTACACAGTTACCGCCTTTCACTGAAAGTACACTAAGTTGATTATTAGAATACTTATACGAAAAACTACTTGGTTGACCATTAGTACCAGGGACTAATCGGAAATAATCAATCGTTGCATCATCATTCCCATGAGTAAACCCGTTCCCCTGGAACAAATCCCCCATGCTTTCAATGTATTGTTTACTAAGATCAGCAAAATATTTTATGGTTGTATAAATATTAATCATTGGTAATTTAACAGGAAACCCAGGTATGTTATTACAAGCTGTAGCTATATAGTTATAAATTTTAATGGGATTGGGGGGGCTTTCTAAAAAATTCTCAACAAAATAAACTACAGATACTACACTGCGTTCATCCATTGGATTACCTGGAGGATCAGGTAATGCTGGTACAAATTTACTGGGTTCTTCCTTAATGCGTGCAGTAGTCCATAAATTATAACTACCTGCTCCTCCATTACCGACGGTTATAAGGTAATCTACACCCTGATTTAGAGGTATATCACGTGTAATAACCTGGCCACCGCTTCCTCCAAAATTTTGAATAGCATTGGGTCCTGATGAACCACCGCCACCTCCTCCTACTAGTAATATTTGTGTACTTAATACTGTGTCTACATCTAAAAGAGAAAAATTATATCCCCTACACTCTGAAAATGTTAAAGTTGTATTTAATCCATCAACAGTCTCAGTGAAACCGAATTGCCCGTTCTCTGTTAAACGATATGGAAGAGGGTTTAATGGTTTTACCTCTACTATTGCGTCAACAGTATAATATAAAGACAATTTACCCATGTATAATAACATATAATATTAAATTTATTACATATAAAAAACATTAATTATATTTTTTCTACTGGTTTTAATTTTTTATATATATTTTTGTACATGTCGAATGATTATTTGGGCAACAAGCTTACAATCTAATGGGGATGTTTATTTTTCATTCGGCGTATATTTCTCTAAATGCATGCGTATGTTTTCATTTTTGTCGAAGTACTCTGTATTATCACGTCCCTCAGAAAATCCCCCACCAAAATAGGTGGTGCTATTGATGAAATAATGCCAATACTCGATCGGGGTTAGTGCGGCATGTTCCGACTTGTAAATAATTTCAGAGCCCGTAATATACTTCGGCATTAAATATTCTACGACAAATTCATTTGGCTCCAAAATGTCGTGGTGGTCTCTCTGTCTTATGGATAACCAGCGCAAACGTTCCCCAGAAATGGCTAACGTCAGTAAATCTTTATCGAGGCCATAAATCACGAATAGATCAATAAGTTCCGTGTTTTTGTAGAGGTTTTTATTGGGGTTATGCGATGCGTACAATTCATGATTTGCCATGATATATGTTGCCCATAAGACGTCCTCTGACAATTCGCCACTATCCATCATTTGGCTAACAACTGCATAACGCTCTAACTTTTCAGCGTTCAGCGCATTTGTCAACTTGTATACGGTGTCAAATAAATTCTGCTCGGTATGTGAGCTGTTTTCGCGAAGTTTTTGCCAATTGATAATGCTTTTATCGACTTCACTATCGATAAAATCGCAACACTGTTTAAAGTCGCCGAATCGCTCGGCCTGTTGTTTTTTGGAGAAATGAGCACGAATGATATCGGGAATGGACTCTAACGTGTATTCAGTGTCGAGTGTTGGATTTTCTTCGACGCGGTAAATATACGTCATAGCGCTAGATGAAATTTTACGCATTTCTCCATCCGGTGTGGGTTTATAAAAGGTAGTAAGATCTTTCGCCAAGGCTTCTAAAGTCAATTCACCGTGTAGGTCTACAACTTCGACGATGGCGTCTTTGTAGGAGTTTTCACCCTCATTGTGAAGGCATATTTGGAAAAATCCTTCTTCATAGATCCATCCAAGTTTTTTTTCTTTATCTTCGGATTTCATTAATTTTCGAAACTTATCGACATCGCGTCCGTTGATAAGGAAGAAATTATCTGCTCTCTCCTCGCCAATATATATTTTCGCCCGTAACAACGTGTACATTCGCACTTTATTGTCAAAATGCCGGAATAAATCTTCTTCCATGGCGTCTTCGACGGTTTCGCCGCGCATTTCTAGGGGTCTACCCTGATGAATTTCATTCAACCACCGTAAGTGGGTTTGGCATAAACATACTTTTACCTGTCGCCGAGCTTGGCTACCGCCTCTCTTGTAACGGTATTTATAGATGACATTCACCTCTTTATCATAACCGTAACATTTGCTATACTTGTGCGCTTCACACTGTTTATAAGAGTGCGACATTTTTGAAACTGCTGAACTGAACTTGAACTGAACTTGAACTTTTGTGGTTTGGAAATACTCCTAATAATTTTATGTATAATTATATCAATTTTATAATTCCTGCAATTTATTTTTTATTATAAAATTATTATAAAATTATATAATAATTTTGCAACACTTTTTCCAAAAGTGTCTAGATAATACTCCAATTATCGCTATTAAATGGAGAGATCATAATATCTGATAATTTAGTTCGCCAATAATCCACTTTCTTATCAAACATGATTTCTTTCTTATTTTTGGGATACAATTGTTGATTACTCATTTGTTCAGCTTCTTTGCTAGTAATGTCGGGTTTATAACCGTAACAATTCACACCAAAATGGACATTGGGATTGTCGATAAACCCCCCATTGATACCCGGGCGTCCGCAATCGTGATGGTGGCCATCAATTGTCTGTAATTTATTCCATTTTTCTTCTTGTGTCGGAAATAAAGCCATTTGATTATCTGACCAACCATAGCCACACCAATCCGCTCCGTCGTTATACGCTTGATTAAGTTCATTATATGTAGCTAACCGCCCATCGTATGCACTACAAATGGCTTTGGCGTCTTGATAATTATATTTATTATCTGAGACATGAAAAACTTGTTTCTTTCTCTCTAAACTTGAAGGAACTGCATCTGTGCCTGACCCTTTTTCTTTAATTTTAATATCAATATTGGTTACCGGAGAGAAAATGTTTTTAACACTAGCAATGACATCAATGTTAAAAATATATGCCATTCCATTAAAAAGAATAAGCATAATAAATAACCCCCACAATAATATTTCTATTAATTTACTAGTGCCTGCACTTGTCTCCGATGTTGACGTGTCATTACCTAAAGAAGCAAATAAAACATAATAGGCAATAAGAATAATAACAATAACTACCAAAGCTAAAGGAATAGCTCCATTTATCTGTTCAAAAGAGGGAGCATTTTTATTAGCAGTAGCAGTAGCAGGTGTCGCAGTCGTAGCAGTAGCAGGTGTCGCAGTCGTAGCAGTAGCAGGTGTCGCAGTCGTAGTCGTAGCAGCAGTCTCAGTAGGTGCAACCGTCGTCGCAGACCCTACTAGCGATGCATTTGCAGGCGAAGCAGTAACCGGCATCCCCGAATTATCATCTATACCAGAAATACTTGGAAAGGTAATTGAATCTAAACTAATACTCATTTATATATATACTTTTAAAAATATATACTTTTAAAAATTACTTCGTATATATTTATTTTTGTTTACGATAAAATAAACAATAAGACATACTAGAAATAACTTTATCCAATGGAATTTCATTTACCATGGTATCATTAAAACTGTACCATTTTCCATTGGCATTTTTAATATATGCAAAATAATGACCGCCAGCCCCACCTCCGCCTGAATGATTACAGACACCATATAAATCATAAATATAAGTATGAGCATTATAACCTTTCACATATTTTGAAAAATCAACATTATCTAATGGTATATCGATGAGTGTATGGATTTTTTTATGATCCACTTTTGAACGTTTCAAGTCAATAATCATAATATTTGGTAAACTCCAAAAAATTATATTTCTCTTGGCCGTTTCTTTCTGTCCAGTTTTTCCATTAAACCAGGCATTCTCTCCTTCTAAAAGTTCACTATTGCAATATAAATCAAAACAATCAAATAAGGTAGGATTATTTTTTGGTGATATCGAGAGACTAATAATAGAAAACGGTTCGGACGCCATGCTCATTACTTCATTTGTCTCCATAGTGGTTATTTGTGAGATATGAATACCATAAAAAATACTTAACATGTCTGAATAGTCCTTTTTGTACATGTTTTGCATCATTTTATAAGCAGAAACCGCTAAGGCATCCGTTTCATTTTTACTGTCACCGGATATATGCATATCAACTTCTCTCGATAAAGCCGTATGAAAACAATCAATAATAAATAATAAAAATTCTTGAATATCGTTTTGTTGGTAACCGGTAAAAATATCGAGTTTTTTTATCCTGGCTACCTGCCGAATAGTCTTTACAAACCCATGGGGTGCGACTGTGCAATTTGAAGACCATAACATTTCCCGTAATTTATCCCACTCCAGTAAAACAATGGATTCCGGTATTTTTTTAAGTAAATTTTTGTATTTTCCATTGTCTTCAGATAAAAATTTATTTAATTCATAAGTATGCGAGATAATTTGCATACAAGAATTTAAATAACAAGAATTGCCTAAATTTGCCATGCCACTTAGGCCTTTGTTTTCATATGAGATACAGGACATTATTTATATTAAATAATAAATTGTATCTAAATAGTATACTATTAATTAAGTAGTTTTTGCGGATAAAAATAATGCATCTAATGTAACACCGATAATAGTACTTGCCGCACCTAGAACACTTAGAGAAAAATAGGTGGCTGTCGGGACTGATTTTAAACCACCATTGGTAAAACCGGTGAATTTGCCATTAAGTGTATCTTTACTAAATATACCTGTTGCAATTAAAATTGGTAAGACTGTTAGGGGAACCCCGAGACCAATTAAGGCGCTACCGACATTAGAATAAGTAATTTGTTCTTGTAGTGAACATTGATATCTGCCCATTTATATATATACTTTTAAGAAAAATACAAGTGTAACAGATATAGCAAAAATATTTATATTTATTCTCTCTTTGAAGTAGCATATAATGGAACTAAGACTAACCCTACGTAACTGGTTAACCCACCAGCAAAAATTAATCCACCATAAGGATTGCTAGGAACCAGTGCATCAGGGGTTGTATCAGATTTTTTATTACTTTGCACTATTAACACCGTTGAAGCGGCTACTACTGCAAGTCCGGATGCAATAAGGACGGAGCCGACTATCAAACCTGTTTTTTTTTCCTTTTGTGAACAAATATATACTCCCATATATATATTTTTTAAAAAAGAGTAACAGATATAAATAAGTAATTTTTAATTTAGTATTTCGACCTATAACATAATTCCATTTTTCGGTCTTTGTTAAAATTATCCACTGCTTCTTGATATTGCTCATGTTCATATTTATCTGCGCAACAATCGCCACACAATTTTTCTTTACTGCATATTTCATTATATTTACACATAGTTATTACGTTGGCTGGACCATTATTTGCTTTATTAGTATCCATTGCTTTATATAATTCTGTTAATAATTATATAAAAAATATTTCAATTTTTTATTATATTAATCTACTGCGTTTGAACCTGTTTATAAAAGGTTGCTTAATGAAAGAAGTCTGTAATCTCCTGTGCTCCTTTATTCGCATTGCTCGTTTTGCGAATATACGCATCGAATAGAAGGGCTTTCACTTCTTTATTTCGCAAGGATTCTTCTTTATCTTTGTATTGTTCCGGATCGGGGTATTCTTTTTTTAAATCACTTAATTCTTTTGTCCATGAACGCAAGGTAAAGCCTTTCTTTTTCTTGAAATCTTTCATTTGCTCCAACACCAGTGCGAAAACTTGTTGCAAAGGTTTCATGATTTGGTTGGTAATATAGAAGGAATAATTAATTTTCAATTTATTTGCAACAATAAATTCCGGTGTTTCGATGCGTTCGCCTTGTAAGGCTTTTCTATCAGGATTTTCAATATACACATAAGGAATACGGTCGCCGTTCCCAGGCTTATTCCCCGAATCCCGTTTGCCCATCCGGTCCGCCAAGACTTTATGCGCGATTTGCTGTGGATTTTTATAACCAGAACGCAAGGATTTTGTAATGACTAATTTATCCATCCCATATTTCCCGTCTACGATATTCTGCATACAATCCTTGAGGAATTTAACGGCTTGTTCGATATTTTTCTCCTTCATCAAGATATCAATAATCCCGCCATACACATCTTTTACAATCGGTGCATTATCGCGTCGTTTTAACACTATACCCATGGATTTGCGTTTACAACTATGGGGATCGGTTTCGTAAAGCATACCGACGTAGCGTTTTTTCGATAATAAACAGAAGGGCATGAACGTTTTTTCATATTCGAGATCGTGGGGTTTTTTCAAAAACTTTGAAGCTAATTCGCCGGCTTGTTGCGCGAGTTCAATCGTGATTTCCAAGGCTTTTTGGCCGAGTATTTTCTCCCCAGTAGTGGGATCAGTTAAATTGAATTTGAAGAACACCGAGTCCGTATCTCCGTACACATATTCGGCATTGGTTTTCACCATACCATGATCTTTGGTGGGGAGAATTTGATTGGCGTAGGCTTCCTCAATGACCCGTTTCCCGTAGGTCAATAATTTCCTGCCAATGGCTGTAGTGGAGGCCGCACAATCTTTCTCATAAAATGTACTCGTTTTCGCGCCTGTTTGCCCATACATCGAATTCGCCGTCACTTTAATACTGAGCTGACGTTTGTCCAAGACATTTTTCATGAAGTCATCGGTTTCTTTTTCGGCTAATTTTCGGGTGGCTTTACGCGCGGCTAAGAGTTCTTCTAGAATCGACGGCATAATCGCGCGTCCTTTATCTTCGGGAAATTGGGCAAAACGACAGATTTTGTAGCCGACCTTGACTTTTTCCATTGCGGCTTTCGCGTTTCCGCCTCGTCTTTGCCACTTGTACGTATCATATTGTATATCGACATACTCATAGCCTGGCAAATTGTCATAGATAAATTGTTTCCCTTTTGTGACATGTATTATACTCGTACCTTCTTCTTTTAAGAGATTTCCGTTTAAATCATATTCGCGCGTTAACACTTTGCTGTCGTGCGAAATATTTTCACTCATCATAGCCGAGGGATACAAAGAACTATAATCTAAACAGGCGACGGGGTCATCGAGATAGAGATTGCATTTCGGTTCTAACACCGTGGCGCCTTCGTAGCCTTCATCAATGTCGCCTTTGTCGAGCACGGGTAGGAGTGTGTGCTTTTCCCGACACTTTTTCGCAATATAACTCGTTAATTTAATCCCTTGGCCACGCATCACCAGAAAGTCTAACGGTACACTACACAAATTTGCCATTTCGACATAACCGGTAATCACGTCGATTTTCCGCATTAGATGATGCACGAGGTTGCAATCTTGAATACAATATTTCGCAATAATTGCGCGTTCGGCGGGGCCTTCATTGGTCATGCGAAAGATATCTTGCGGCGTGACATCATCTTTCGCGAGACCCCAGCGGACTTTTTTCGTGAGTAAATTGGGTTTTTCAATACCCTTGATCATAAACGTACTATTAATTAAATCAACCGCATAAACCTCGAACTTTTGCCCATTTTTATAGTTGTCGACCGAATGGGCTTCTTCTTCGAAATTAATAAAACTATTATTTTCTAAGCCAGTCAAATTTTTACTATAGATTTTTGTATTGCCGTCAATATGTTCGATCTTCTTAACGGCGTCGCCAATAAAGTAGCCAGAGACGTAGTCGAGTTTGTATTGGGTTAGTTGATAGTCCCGACGTAAATAATTATATAAATCAATTTGTAGGCGCCCGGTCATCTTGACGAATTTCAAATCGTGTTGTCCACTCGCAATGACGAGGGTGCTTTCTTCTAGGCCTTCTTTGCCGGTTTTCCAGTTCCGGTTCAAACAAATTTCTCGTTTATTTCGCGAGAGTTGTAAGAATTTGCGTTCACACCCGAGTTCTTTCGCCCGCGCAAATAAGAATTGATAATCAAAACCAAATATATTATAACCAATGATAATATCGGGGTCTTCTTTTTGTATTATTTTGGACCACTGGAGTAGGACGTCTTTTTCTTCGTCACAACGAACAATCTCGGCATTTTCTACATCATTGCAGGTGCCGAGGGCGATACAGTGATTTAAATAGGGCTTGGCTTCTCCATATCGGAGGAAAGTGGACCCAATAAAAGTCACATTATCGCCTTTGAGTGCCGGAAAGACATTGGTTAATGTCCGCGTTAATTCGATTAACTGTGTATCACGTGTGGTCTCCTCATCGAGGAGTAAATCGATAATATTCCCCTTTTTCTTGTAGGGTTTGGCTTTATTTTTAAACATGCGCCAATTGAAAACGGGTGTTTCTTCTTCTGCACTAATGCCTTCCACAGAATCATCTACTTCTCCATCCTGACCTGCTTCGCCAGTGTCATCTCCTTCATCATCATTAAAGACATCCTTGGCATCTACTTCGATTTCGCCCTTGTATTTTGCCGGACAAATCACAATCCACCGTTCGAACAACAACTCTATAGTTGCAAGACTCACTGTGGTTTGCGGATAAACGAGGTCCACATATTCCAGGGGTTTTTTCGAAAGATTAAATGCTTTGAGAATTATATCCTTTATCAGTTCCCGACTACATACCCCAGTATAGTAAGGCCCGGCCGGTGTACACAAATCCACAATATTCGTGGCCAGTTTTTTATAATTTTTCACCGCCAGGGGGAAATCCCCGTGACTACTGCTGGCTTCAATATCAAAACTACATATTTTATAAGGAACACGCGTCTCTTTCTCCGGTTGCGCTTTGATATGCGTATATTTAATGGTAAATTCATGCGTACAGGATGTGGTTTTCTTTGCATTTCTCACAGTTTTACCGGCGGGCAATAAAATCCAACCCGACGGACTGATTTCTTGAATATGAAACAGACGCAATAAAGGCGGAATTTGGGCTTCATATAAAATGGTTGGATTACCTTCGAACTCATAGCCACGCGGTTTTAAGATGCGCTGGTATTCAGTGGTGCTGGTTTTTGCTTGGGTATCATACCATAACCCTTTGGCTTTCTTCATGGCACTTTCATTGATAAATTTAAGTAAGACGAAATTGTGTTCTTTGCCCCCGTCAAAGCCGTATAATTGTTTTCTTTGGATGAGCGAACTTGACACGATACACCCCGCGTAATAATCCCCGAGGTCTTGTTGCAATTGCGCGACGAAACCGATACGCGATGCTTCGGTCCATTTTTCACCGACTTTCGCATAGAAGAACGGCGTATAGCCTTCGACAAAGATACAGGCCGTTTCGCCCTGCTCATTAATGCCGAACATTTGGACCATAAATTCTTTTTGTTGTTTTTTATTTTCATTTTCAGATTCTTCTGGTTGCGCGACGGTCGCATCGTAAGCATTAAACGCTAAGAGACGGAAGGAATGAGCCATTTTACTTGTTATATTATAATAAATAAAGTATGTTTATTATAAATCAATTTTAATAATTATAATTAATAAAATTGAAATACTTTTATGTTATTTATATCATGATAAATAATCCAACATGACAGAAATTACAGTAACAGCAAAAACGGTAACAGCGGACGGCGACGAAGATATATTCGGACCATATAATACAATACAAGATATTGTTCTGGTACAATATATATTACATAAACATCTGGGTAACCATATAAGTGTGTCTTATGGAGATGGCGAATATCTGTTAAAATATGTTGACAACAATGACGATTTTGAGGCGAAATTACACTCCATTTTTGAGCCATTTGATGAACTTCCATATAAATATAATTATGCATATGCATTTCTTAAAAATCATCATCTAATATTTTCGGTAAAACACTTTTGAAAAAAGTGTGGCAAAATAACAAACACACTATTCCACTTTAACTATCTTTTCATAAATGTTATTTCCGTTTCTTGAGTGCGTATTATATTTTTAAGAAAGTCCTGAATATTATTTTTTTTCTCTAATAACTTTTTACTCATATGAATCGCCATGGAATGGTGTGGTATCATACCTAATTTATATTGTTTTTCATTTACCATAAATTGCGTTCTGATGCACCATACATTAGTTACTACAAGTATTAAGCCAAACATAAATGATTTCTTATCTTTATTCACTAATCCCATGAATAAAAACATCCACCCAGTCATAAGTAATATCATGTATGCATCATTTATGCTAAATCTTATATCTTCATATTTGTCCACTGACACGTTCATTGTTGATAATAAACCTGATAAAATCATTATAAAAAACATAACAGAGTAATGATTGTGTAACATTATATATACACTTTTAAAAAAGTGTAGCAAAAAAACACTTTCAAAAAATACTTTTAAAAAAAGTGTAGCAAAAAAACACTTTTAAAACACACTTTTAAAAAAAGTGTAGCAAAAAAACACTTTTAAAACAGTGGTTAAAAATTAGTTTCTTCTACTCTTTATACTTTTCCTTCTCTTTATACTTTTCCTTCTCTTTGTCTTTTTTTTACTCTTCTTTTTCCGACCTCCTCCGGTCATACCTTTATTTAGGGTTTCTTTAAATTCGTCTTCTATAAATTTAACCATATCTTTTGTTGAACGATCGCCATTGTAATCTTTGCCCAGTTTACCGTTTTTCAATACTTTACGAATTGTTGGAAACCCCCCATTTACCGTCATAGCGGGGCTATCTATATTATCCAATTCGTCCGAATGCACTTCGATAATAGCCATATCGTAATCTTTTAACGCATCCTGAGTTTTCAACGCATTCCAGGCTTTTTGCATCGCAACGCAATGCCCGCATGTTGGGCTATATAATTTAACAAACGCAGGCATTTCACTAGTTATCTTAATAAATTCATCGGCATTATTATTTTCGGGGGTAATACTAATAAATTTCATTATATATATTTAGTAAATAATATTATTTACATGGATAATATTATTTACATGGATAATATTATTTACATGGATAATATTATTATTATATCTATCGATTATATAATGATTAAACCAATTATTATTCTTATTATATTTTTACTTGGATTATACTTCGTAACGACTTATACCACATATGAAGCATTTGAAAATAAACATAAAAGCTATAGATGTCCTAATATTCTTTTTCAAAAAGGTACCGACTATTTTCTCTATAATTCTAAAATTGCCAGAGTGCCAGGGGTTAATCCGCTACAATTTAAGAATTTGGAAGAATATGTGGAATTCACCGAATGGCAACGGCGACAAGGTATTAAGTGCCCGATCTTATACATGCAAGAAGCCTATGATACCCAAGGAAAAACCGTGTATAAAGCGCGTCCAAGTCCAACCGATATGCACGGAGGCTTACCAGATTTAGTATTAGATAACAAGAATGGCAATATTATGATGAAAGATGTCATGTCGAACGATATTATGTCAAACGATATTATGCCAATGGCAAATGATGAGTCGAAACTCTTAGATGCCGGGCATGACGATCTACCCTATAATAACAATAGCTACCCCGGCTTTGACGGAAACAACCAATATATCGGCTTAGATACCCCCCTGGACAAAATGTACAATGAAGCTAAAGGCGCAATCAGCCCCAATCCCATGGACACCAACTGGGGCGGTGCTAAGTATACTCAAGCCTTGGTGGACAGGGGCTATTATAAGGATAATGAAGTTGCCATAAGAATTAATTAGATTTTTTATGTGTGCGACGTTTATTTTTTCTTTGTGTTTTAGAACGCTTATGTTTAGTGCGCTTATGTTTAGTACGCTTATGTTTAGTACGCTTATTAGTGTGTCTGATATTTTTTCTTTTTCGTTTTCCCCCACTAAAATCACTGTCATTAAAAGGATTGTAGGGTGGATTATTGCGTTGAGGTAAACCTTCCTCTTCTATTTGCCTCATTGCTTCCTTGATAAATTCATTGAAATTATCATCCCTCTCTCTTTCACTTAAGTTTTCATCTTCATTACTCATAAATTCATCATAATCCTCTTTTATTAACTGTAAATTTTGTCTAATAATATCTGGTTTACTACTATAATTAAACAAAAAGAATTTTATGCGTTTAATATATCGGCCATTGACGGCGTCTTCTCCAAATGTTTCATAATCTGACATGTTCCTTATATACAACCTTTAAAAAAAAGATTCAAGCGAAGCAGGATGCACCAAAAACAAGTTTTTCTATATTTTTTCTAAAAGTATAGAAAACTGAATTAGACAAAAACAAAATATCTACATAATTTTATTTTTTATCTAATACTTTTATACCATGATTTAAAGCTTCTTTAAAATTTTTCGCATTATTAATCTTTGTCATTAGTAATTGATTTTCATCTGAACCCGGGTCGGCCGATATTTTTTCTGCATTTGTTAACAATTGGTTAAGTATATACATATCTATATTGGCGTCCAAATCGATAATAGTATCTTCGTAGGCTTTTGTGTATTTATCAATAAGTAAAGCGTCTTCAACGCGTGTAGTATTGCTTTTAATGGCTTCCGGCACTTTATCCTTATCTGTTCCGCCGGTAGATGAGTCGGAAGAGGTCATGCCTTCTAACACTCTAAACTGAACTTTCATGATCTTTATAACCATATATATTAAGAATACCACTACAATAAAAAACCCTACATATTTATAAATGTCATCTGATTCCATTATATATAATATTATACTTAATATTTAATATTTAATATTTAATGCTGTACTTATAAAATATTTATATCTGCAGGCGTTTCTACTAAATAATTGTAAATATTGTCTATACTGGTTTTACTGATCTTTCTCGCTTGTCCATTTTTATTAACAGTGGTAATATTATTCAAGGCTTTTATATCTTGGCTAAATGCTTCTATCAAGGCTTTTATAGTTTTAAATTTTTCCATTATAGCGGTGGCAACTGCACTGCTCACATTGGGGATTTGATTTAACATAATTTCACCAATATTTTCAGGTGTAATATTGTTTTTCTTTGTGCGTTTCATGGCATGACTGTATTTTTCTTCATTATTAACAGGTGAAACGGCAGTTGAATAAAATCCTTTCCCACCTTCTTTCCCAATCTTATAGGCGAGTTGAAGAATCCATTCAGCGCTTTCTTCAATATTATTCGCTTTATAAAGAGAGAAACCCTTATAATAACTGATAGATACGAAGGAAGATAAGAGAGCATATTTATCAACTACATTGCCTTTTAAATAGGGTTTATAAGTTTGCAAATTGCCTTCAATGAGGTAAATTATATTATGATTGACTAGACTGCATTCGTTTAAGCGGAAAGATTGTTCCTTATAACGTCCGTCTCTAATACTGGAGGCTAAATCTGGAAGAGTTTTTCTCTCTATGATTATTTTTTCAGTGCCATTGTCTTCACATATAATAATATCACCTAAAGGTAAGTTTTCACTTGTAATGGTAATATTTTCTTTGGGTAGTAAAGTATTTATTTTACTTAATAAATCGGCTTCGCGATAATCGATTTTTATCAGCATTTAATAAGTTAAGAGAGAACTTATTAAATCATTTTAAACAACCTTTTAGAAAAAGGTTGCGCCAAACAAACAATAAAGTCACGCCAACATCTAACCATGTACATAGTTGGTTTTTGGCTCAACCTTTTCTTAAAAGGTTGGTTTATCGAAAGGGGTAAATCATCCCGACGGTACCCTTCACCGTGCTTACATAATGAGCTAAAGGAAACCAACCGGGCGTGGGGGTATTTCGTTCTAAACGAAAGAATAAATTCGAAGGGTGACCAATCTTGGAAACGAGACCGGCTTTCTTAGGTCCACCTAATGTATTTGTGCGATTCATAATAGAGTCTTGTAAACGCGCTCTTTTGCTTCCATTCATTAAAACCATGTTATATATTATATAAATATTTTATTTTATTTTAAATAGAATGGTATATCGATGAATTGAAAATATATAATTATTAATAATAATAATAAATAAACTACTACGGTAGCTGCTATTTTTAAATCCATTATGTTTAATTAATTAACTAAATGTATTTAAACAGTTTATGGTATTATATATAAAAATGAGTATTAACATTGCAAATGTAAGCCTTAACATTGCAAATGTAAGCCTTAATGTTGCAAATGTAAGCGCAAGCGACTACGATAGTTCCGATGATATTGAAAATGGTAACGATCTATATAAATCTATTCAACAGGATGGCGATGTTACTAAATGTGGCGACAAACTCGTATTCAATCCATTCAATACTGACAATGTAGAGATTACATTGAACGATGTTCAATCTATTCTTAAGAAGTATGGTATTAACGCGCCAGTTCATAATATTGAACTCTATAAACGTGCGTTTGTCCACAGTTCTTATATTAGAAGACCGGCTATTGAAAATAGAGCCAATGACATAACTATTATAAATTGTCCTAAAGGCTGTATTGAATTGAAAACCAAATCGAATGAGCGGTTAGAATTTATCGGTGATGGTGTATTGGAATTAATTACGAAGTATTATCTCTATCGCCGTTTTCCTAAAGCCGATGAAGGTTTTATGACTGAAAAGAAAATAGCCGTGGTAAAGAATGAACATATTGGGAAACTCGCGTACGACATGCAAATTAATAAGTGGTTGATAATTTCTAAATTTGCAGAGGAGAAGAAAATCCGGACGAATTTGAAAAAATTAGGTTGTTTGTTTGAAGCGTTTATTGGTGCGTTATTTCTGGACTTTAATAAAATTAGCGTGAAAGATGAAGATTGCTGGTTTCAAGATGTGTTTGTCACGGGACCAGGGTTTCAAATGGCCCAGATTTTCGTGGAGAATGTATTCGAAACACATATTGACTGGGTGAAACTGATAAACACTGACGATAATTATAAGAATATCTTGCAGGTGAAAGTTCAAAAAGAGTTTAAGACAACCCCAGCTTATTTGGAAATGTCGCACCATCCAGATGCGGGGTATGAAATGGGGGTCTATTTGTGCGTCGGGAAACCGTTACATCAGGTGCAAATTAAAGAGGCGAAACCATTTAGTAAATATGGCAGTTTCTTAAATATTCAAAACGAATTGCTAAAAGATGGACATGTTTTTGTCTTTCTTGGTAGTGGCCTACACAAAATTAAAAAGAAGGCCGAGCAGATTGCTTGTGAGGTGGCAATTAAGCAAATATAAATATAACAAATATATTTTGTCTTTTGTTATATTATAAAATGAACTTTACGTATTTAGTGCTCTTTATTTTATTTTTTTTATATTATGTTTTTATTTATAATGTTAAAGAATCGTTTGTATGGAATAGACGTGGTCCTAATTGGGGCTGGGGTGGCTGGGGTTGGGGTGGGTGGAGGCGGGGTGGCTGGGCGAGACGTAGACCTATTTTATACGAAGATGTAATTTATTAGAGTTTAATTTTTTTAAAAAATTTGCAATTTTTCTACATGATTTTTTAAAATTGAAATACTTTTAATTTTAAAATATAATGGTATTTACCTAAGCAAAGCAAAGCAAAACAAACTAAAGCAAACAAATTTAACAAAATGGCGCTATACAACCGATTTATCGAAAGCTACGACAGTGCGACAAATGGTGGAAAAGAAGATTTCTATCACGGGGAAGACGACAATCAGGATTACGGTAACCTCTATATTCCGTATATAGAAGCAGAACTCGCCAGTTTGGCTAGAGTACGACAGGTATTTAATGCAAACAAAATTGGCATGGTGACCAGTGCGATATTTACCGAATTGCAAACACCAGCGTCCTACAAAGGGAAAAATAAGAAACAAGTGTTTAGTGCCGTTATTTATATAAAATGGAACGACACGCCTACGGTTTTGGCTTTTCGCGAATCGATAATGAACGGCGATAAAGAAAACTCGCGGATACATATAAACAAAGGTAAAAATGTGCATTGGATTGTGCGACAAAACACGGCAATCATACCAGAAGAGCTATTGGCAGAACGTTATATCACAGCTGACTTGGCCGAGACAGCCACAGACGTGGCCTGGCGAAGCTTACAGAGTGATATGGGCGAAGAAGAACTAGAAGAAATTGCTATCGCTGTTGCAATGAATGTGTTGTGTTAGAGGGAGAAACATGTTAAAAAAATTAAAAAATAAAAAAAAAATGAAAAAAAATGAAAAAAAATGAAAAAAAAATGAAAAAAAATGAAAAAAAATAAAAAAAAATGAAAAAATTAGAATAGGAATTTTTTTATATGTATTTTTTTATAAAATTAATATGAGTATCCATAAATTCACTTTTTTTTTTTTCTGAAAAATTTATTGTAGGAAATACAATATGCAATGGGTAATTAATAAGTGGACAGGCGGAATATTTAATTTGTATTTCACCAAATATAGTATTAACTATTACTTGTTCATCATAATTATCAAATGAACAAAAAATAGAAACCATCTTATCAGCAACATTGTTGTTAATAATATCATCTGAATATAACCACCAGTCATTCTGTATTAATTTTGTAAATTTATCCTCAGTCATATTTAATCTTGATGCTTGATCATGATTTAACTTGGTTTCCAATGAATTCAAATATGACATTCTAGAATTAATATCATATAATTTGCCTTGTATACCCAATGACATTTGGTGTTGCATTAATGTAGAAGAATGTAATATACATCTTTCAGAACAATATTGAAATATAACAAATGCCATTGACATTGCATTGTGCGCAATACATATGATTTTTTTAGACCGTTGTTGTAGACTTTTTATATAATTTATAATTTCTAAGCCAGCCATAACACTACCGCCGGGAGAATTAATATAGAGATAAAGAGTTTCATGTTTACTTTCAATTGTATTAAGTTTTAAAAGTAATTTTGAAGATGAATCCTGATTAATAACTTCACGTAAACTTACAAAATTATCTTTTTTGAATTCAATTAATTCGCTGTTTGTGGTGTGAAATACATTGCCTGCAAATAACATTATGAATATTAACTTCAACATTCTTCTAGTAATGGTATGGTATAGTAAAATATACTTAAATCAATTATTATATATTAAATATTTTATATGTAGTAATTCTATATATGTCTGATATTTTAGCTAAATTAAAAATAAAACATACACCGATTGTTAAAGAACAGGTGAAAATTCTTATACCTGCACAAAAGGAAGTTGTCCAAATAAAAACAAAGATAGTAGATAAAACACAATTTGCTAATTTTGACCGCGAAGCCTTTTTAAAAACATTAAGTGAGGTAGTACCGGGAGAGACTATATTATCACCGGTAGTGGTAATCGAACCACCTAAACAGGTTAAACCTAAGAAGATTATAGTTGAAGGTACGAGCAAAGTAGTTGAAGATACTAGTAGCAAAGCAGTTGAAGACACTAGTAGCAAAGCAGTTGAAGACACTAGTAGCAAAGCGGTTGAAGACCCTAGTAGCAAAGCAGCCGAAGAAGAAGCAGACGAAGAATTTCTTATTAAACGCCCAGTAAAACGTAAAACGGCGAAACCAATTATAGGTGTTATTACAGGTCAAACAACGGTAAAGAAAATTGGGGATACGGAAATGACCGCCCGTATACTGAAAAAAGAGCCCTCGATTATTATCAGTGCTTCCTCTTATTACATGAATAATCGAGAAATATTTGCCAATTTCATGTCGTCCTTATTCGGCAAATACAAAAATGAATTAGTCACCGAAGCCGCCGGTGCCACGTGCGATTATGATCCCGATGCACCCTTTTCTCTCATGACCCACCAGAAAATCGTTCGTGATTATTTGAATTTATATACCCCTTATCGTGGGCTACTACTATTTCACGGGTTAGGATCGGGTAAAACCTGTTCCTCTATTGCGATTGCCGAGGGGATGAAAAGTGGCAAACGTATTATCGTCATGACGCCGGCCTCTTTGCGGGTCAATTATATTGAAGAATTAAAGAAATGTGGTGATGAACTTTACCATAAAAATCAATATTGGGAATTTATCGATACCAAGGTCGAGCCGGATTTGGAAGAATCCTTGTCTTTGGCATTATCCCTCTCGGTCGAATTCATTCGGAAAAATGGCGGAGCATGGTTAGTGAATATGAAGAAAAAATCGAATTTTGATACATTAGATACCAATCAAAAGAAAAGTTTAAACATACAACTGAACGAGATGATTTCACACAAATATACATTCATCAATTATAACGGGATGCGCAAAAGCCATTTAGCGGTTTTAACCAAAAGTGGCAAAATAAACCCCTTTGATAATGCTGTTGTCATTATTGATGAGGCCCATAACTTCGTGAGCCGGATTGTCAATAAACTCGGCAAAACTGATACTTTATCAGGCGCCCTCTACGAGTATCTAATGGACGCGCAAAATGTGAAAATTGTATTTTTGAGTGGGACACCTATTATTAACTACCCGAACGAAATTGCCATCTTGTTTAATATTTTGCGGGGAAAAATCAAGACATGGAGCCTAAAATTAGCCGTCAGCAATGAACAGAAAGTGTCGCAGGAGTTTTTCAAGACGCTCTTTAAAAGCACTTTACTGGGGGGAAATATACTCGATTTCTTAGAATACAAATCTACGTCGACGACCTTAAATATCACTCGGAATCCCTTTGGTTTTGTAAATAAAACCGAGAATGACATTTATAAAGGGGTACGAGTGGGGGAGCGCGGGGACCTCGATGATGAGAATTTTTTGAAACTCATCACAAAAATTTTACTCAAAAATGGAATTAAAGTTATAGCCGGGGGCGTAAAAGTGTCAAGTTATAAAGCGTTGCCGGATAAGATGGATGATTTTAAAGCTTATTTTATTAATGAAGCTTCGAAGGAAGTGAAAAACATGAATCTTTTTAAACGTCGAATTCTTGGGTTATCGTCTTATTTTCGCAGTGCCCAAGAGACCTTAATGCCGAAGTATAGTAAAAAGGAGGATTTTCATATTGTCAGAATCCCCATGAGCGATTTTCAATTTAGTATTTATGAAGAAGCCCGGGTAGAAGAGCGGAAACTGGAGAAGCGGAATGCTTCGAAGAAGGGGAAAAAGAATAAAGAAGGGGTGTTTGAAGAATCGGTCTCAACTTATCGTATATTCTCGCGTGCCTTTTGTAATTTTGTCTTTCCGCGACCAGCTATTCGTAGACCAATGCCGGGGGATGCGGATTTAGCGTCCGCGGTTTCCGCCGGTATTGATGAAGATGTCTTAGATGCTTTAACCGATGAAGAGAAATTAGAAAATGTTGATGGGCGCTATGAAGCGGATGAATTGGCCGGGGAGGAAGCAGGTACAGGAAAAGAAAAAAATAAAGCCTTGTATGAGAAAAATATTCAGGATGCCCTCAAACAATTAAGCGCGAATAAAGACAAATATTTAACGCCGACCGCCCTCGAAATATATAGTCCAAAGTTTTTGCATATCTTAGAAAATGTGCAGGATATCGATTATGAAGGTTTACACCTGATTTATAGTCAATTTCGGACTTTGGAAGGGATCGGCATTATGAAACTCGTATTTTTAGCAAATGGGTTTGTCCAATTTAAAATAAAAAAAATGGGAGAGACATGGCAATTGAATATGACGGAGGAAGAAATGGCGAATCCTAATAAATTCGCCCTCTATACGGGCACGGAAACCGCCGAAGAAAAGGAAATTATGCGGAATATTTTTAACGGCGATTGGAAATATATTCCCCCCGCGATTGAAGCGAAATTGAAAGTAATGGCCGTAAACAATATGTATGGAGAAATTATCAAAGTACTCATGATTTCCGCCTCGGGTGCCGAAGGGATTTCTTTGAAAAACGTCCGTTATGTGCATATTACCGAGCCTTACTGGCATCCCGTGCGAACAGAGCAGGTTATTGGGCGCGCCCGCCGCATTTGCAGTCACAAAGATTTACCGGAAGCTTTACGCACAGTTACTGTATTTCTCTACCTAATGGTGTTATCGGAGAAACAATTGGAAAGTGATAATTCCATTGAATTGCGTTTACAAGATAAAAGTAAATTAAATGATGACCCGATGACGAGTGATGAGGCTTTATATGAAATTGCCACCATTAAAGAGAATATCAATGCGAATATTCTTTTGGCAGTGAAAGAGGCGTCGATTGATTGCGCATTGCATTCCAAAGTGGGGGCCACGGAACAATTGAAGTGTTTTACGTTTGGCACGGCGAATTCCGATAAATTTGCCTATTATCCGTCGATTGAGGAAGAGGAAATGGATAGCGTGAAAGAGAAAAACCAAGGGGCGCGGGTATTGAAATTGGTGGATTGGTCTTATGACGGTATTGCTTATAAATATGACAAAGCTTCGGGCGGGGTGTATGATTTGGAAAGTTGTCGCTTAGGCAACCCGGAACAAGTGGGCACCCTTACATTAGAAGGAAAGGGGAAAAATGCGCAGTATAAATTTTCGAAGATTTAACAACCGTTTGTATAGGTTTAATCAAAATATATATTAAATATATTTAATATACATAATAATATTTCATCTATTATAACACCCATCAATTTCAATTTCATCTATTATTTTGATTATATCTTTATTGAATTTGAAATAGGCGTATAGTTTTTTATCGTCCCACTGTCTATCAAGCGGTATAGATGGAATCCATTTGAACACAGAAGAATTACATAAATTATGAGTGATTTTTCTAGATGAAAGTAATACATGAGGTAACTTACATTTCAAATAACTAAATAAACTCTCTGCTTCTAGTTTAGTATTGACTCTAAATGATATATACGACCGACTATGTATTTCACTGTCAGATAACACATAAAATTCGGAAAATCCGCTACTACCTTTATATGCAGCCGCAGGTGTTGCTATTTTCCAATAATTATAATCTTTTGTTATCTTTTCATTTGAAATATATTTAGTTAGTCCTTTATTTTTTGAAACATAGCAAGGTACATTATCCTTAACAGTAGTAGTTAATTCTTTCTCTGTTGTGCTATTCAGGAATGTGCCTTGAGAGCAATAGATATCTTCTAAACTTTTTTCAAAATGATTGTTAGTATCTAAAAATTCTATTAGTTTATAAAACCTAGGTTCCAAAAGTATATCATATTTTGGAATATCAATCTCTATATCGTTGAATTTTGTTTTTCCTTTATACGCATCGTTAATCAGGAAATATGAAACGCCGCCCTTTATTTTTACGTTTTTGAAAACATCATCTCTTGGATAATGCTTAATAAATTCTATATTGAGAGTTTTCATAAAGTCTCTGAATTCGACTAATGATTTGTCTTGAGACGAAAACCATTTTGAAGGGGTCACAAATAATACTATTGATGATATTTTAGTAAATTTATAAACCCAATCCTGATAAATAGGCTTCATGTGCGGATCGTTTGAATTATCCGGGTCTTCATTGTAAGGAGGGTTACCAATAACCGCATCAAATTTGTCAATGCCCCATTTTTCTTTTATGTTCAATTCCAATGTATTGCCTTCGTAAAAATTCAATTTATACTCATTATACGGGTCAATCAACAATTTACAAATAAAGATGTTAGTCGGATTAATATCGCAAAAATATACACAATTTTCTACTATTGCTTTATATCTGATTTTGTCATCAGGAATAGTATCTTTTAGTCCAATCATGAATTCACCAATAATATCTAATAAAACCAAACCTTTTCCGGCGCAGGGTTCGCAGACCCTTTTGATTGTTTTCCAAAAATCAGGTGGAAATCTACCTAACATTTCCCGGCGTAAGTCAGAAGGAGTAGATACTTCAGCATTACTCCTTTTTTCTAATTCTTGCGGAATCAAATACTTCTCAATTACCTTAGACAATTCTATATTATTTCTCATATTTTTACTAAATAACTCCTTGATAACACGTACTAGCTGTGCCGTTTCTTTATCGTGTTTCATATAGTCTATGAATATATGTATTAATGTATCTATTTGTTCGTTTTTAATATTATTACCCCACCATATTCGCACCTGATTTAGTAAGATGTTTTTGGCGGTTGTATTGTTATACACGATGCACGACATTTCTTCTAAGGTTGTTTTATCATTATCATGAATTGTCAATAATGAAAGCAATATGCTAACAGGTTTGAGTATGTCAAAAGGGTTGAATTTTTCTTCCTCTTCTGTTTTTTCCTCGTCATGAGTTTCCTCGTGCGTGTTTGCAAATGCTACCTTTTTTTGCTCTATCCCCTTTTTTACGTTATGTTCTTCCAATTCCTTTGTTAGTTTTTCAAACAATTCTTTGCTTTTTTCACTAGATAATTTTACATTTTTAAATATACACTGCATTATTTCAAATGAACCCTTTGTAAATAACTCCATTTTCAGGTTAAATCTGTTGAGGGTATTATCTAATGCACCATTCAATTTTGACGAATAAATATCATAGACATTTTCGCTCAATTCGGCAAGCTTATTCGAATCATTGCCAAAACACTGCATCCAATCATCACAATTCAAATTAATCAACCGTTCCTGTAGGATGTATTTTATGGCTTCTCTTGGATGACAATCTGGTTTAATTAAAGCAGCGTAATCAATAAAGGATGTTTTGATTACTCTATGAATATTTAAATCTACAACAAACCCGCATTTTTTGCCTTTTCCTTCGGTCATAGATCGAAACATCATTTGATAAATCATATCAAAACCCATATTTTTATTCAATAGCAGAACAATATCGCAATTATCTATAGATACTCCTAAACTGCATTGTCTTCCGCTTAGAACTAGAACACCTTTTTTACCGCTATTTTTTGCTCTGATACGCGCATCTTCAATAGATTGTTTTGGGTTTTTCGTTGTTTTACAATTTATACTAACTACTTCATAATTAGGTATAACATTATATTTTCGTAGAAGATTAATTATGGCATTTGATAATCGTTCAATATTCTCTTGTTCTAAGAATGCCATAATAATCATTGGATCATCATTATCACCTATAAATCTAGAATCAATTTCTGCATTTTTACATATAGATTCGATTCTTTTCATATACACCAAATTATCTGGGTAGGCTTTATCTGGGATACCAAACTTATCTCTCTTTCCAAATATTGTATACCAGATTTTTAAGGTTTCTTCTTCATTTTGAAACTCGTCTTTTGTTATAATGCTATATTCACCTGTCTCTTTATTTGTATGTAAACATTGTTTGCGAAGGAAACATGCCTCAATCGACCAACCATAGTTGTTATCTTGTGTATTTTTTATTAATTCTTCAATTACTTCTGGTTTTAACCGGTCACTCAAAATTACCAGATCTGGATATTTGGAATATTCTTCAATAATATTACTCACTGAAAACTTAGCAAGAATATTATTAATGTCATGTCCGTGTTTTTCAACCAATCTCTCAACTTTTCCTGGCTTACTTATATGTTGACATAGCTTAACGTCTTCTAAATCCCACAAAATCCAGCAGTCTCGTGGAATATCAAAGTCATTAATTGGTTTGGAATATGTTGCGGTAATTTGCACCGTAAATGCATTCTTTCCGTAATATTCTAATGTTTTTTTTGCGAGTTTGGTTGTTCCGCCATTGTGACTTTCGTCTACAAATCGCATGTCAAATTGTATTTTTTTTAACCAGGGGAGGTTTTTTATTTCTTCTTTATCATTCTTTTGCCCTATTTTATTCTGAAGAAATTGTTTCGAACAAATAATAATATTTTTGTCACCAAGTTTTGGGTCTTTATGTTTGCCATCTAACACAATAATATTGAATCCTTCTAACTGAAGACAATCAAATACTTTAGTCTGTTGGGGAATAGTTTCATTTGGTGCAGTTGTTATAACCAGATAATCACATTTTATTTTATCTTTGCTATCCTCTATGATACATCCTGCAATAATATAACTTTTCCCACTTCTTTGAACATGACCCCAAAGACACTGTTTCTTCCCAAAGTTTTTCAATCTTAATGTTTTCAATAGACCAAGATGTTGATGCATTTTTAGACATAATGGAGTTTTAGTTTTCTGAATAAAAGTATCTAAAGACGTATTCATAAAATTTATTTTAAACATATTATAGGCCTGATTAAGATCAGTCCAATCAATCACAATCGTATCTTCTCTATTATAAATATCTGCTAACAGTTTGGAAGATGAGTGTGTTCTTTTTATCATATCATCTGTTTGTTGTTTATTTTTAACCACAAAGCCATAGCTAACGGTATAACCATCGTCTTTATATTGTTGCGCATAAAATGCCATTTTCTCAATATCAAGACTACCGCTAGTTTCTATCTTTAAACATTTTGAAGACAGAATTAACAAATGTTTATCATTTGTATTGGACACTAGTGTAAAATCAGATGAATCTCCGGCGTTGCCTTTTAATTTTATCATATTGCCGTCGTCTTTGTAAAATATTTCTTTATAATTTTCCTGTTTTTTTATTGTTTTTGAATTAAAATTACCTGAACAGGGTAGCCATCCCTGCAATTTGCCAATTAAATACTGGCTGCCTAATAATTTAGTTGTTGTTTCCTGCTTATATCCCGATTCTTGGCCGGTCCCATCGTTCAACCATTCGGTTAAATTTTCATTAGAATGAGTTTGAAGAAATTCATATAGATCGATGAAAGTATCCATTTTATATGAGTTAATAATTGTATTATCCATCTTCACTTTTGTTTGAATCAATTTTAAATCATTTAAAGCTTTTTTAATTTCTATGTAAACTATACTTTTAATTTTATCTGTATTATTCTCACATGGATTTTTACGTATTTTATGAGCATTATAATGGGATTTTTGAGAAAAGATTTTACCACATATTTCGCATGAATACTTACAACTCATCTTATATAATAACAATATAAAAACCAAACGTTTACACATATATTTTACCAAATTATTTAACCTAATTTTAACTAAATTAGTTAAACCGTTTTAAAAAATTTGTTTGGATTGAAGTTTGTTTATATTTAACTATGTCTAGGAGAAGTTATCAGTCGACATTACATTGACATTCCAAATTCTCTAATATCAATGGATATATTGCACACCAAAAACATATCGTAAATATAATACTCAATAAATTTAATAGTTCAATGATTACCTGGCCCAGTATGGTATAGTCCATATAGAGGAGTGAATTTGTAAAATTATAACCAATCCCATAGCTATAATTATAGATTTGCAACCCGAAATAATATAACAAACCCAAGTTTATTCCTGAAACGCCGTGTTCGCATATATTTTTCAGACGTCGTGTCCAACAGCAAATAGGTTTCTTTCGCGATTGTTTATCACTTATCAATTGTTTATCACTTATCAATTGTTTATCACTTATCAATTGTTTATCACTTATCAATTGTTTATCACTTATCATTGGATTTATTGAATTATTGATTATGCTTATATAAATCAATTTTTATATAAATTATTTATTTAACATCTCCATTATTTTCCCTATGTTTTCCAAAAGTAGTTTATGTTGTTCTACGAGTATATTCATTTCGGTCTTTATTGAGGCAATTTCAGTTTTTATAAAGACTAATTCTTCGGTGCCATCTTTCTTTTTAAGTTTATCCATGAAGTTAAGCTGGGATCCATTTGCTTCTGGTTTTTTGGTAGATTCTACTAGGGTATCCGCGAAATTTACTTTTTTAACATTAATAATACTTTTCTCATCAATTCTGGTGACATCACCGATTTTAATATGATTATTATTACTAGTGCTATTGCCAGTGCTGATGCTATTGCCAGTGCTACTGCCATTAATCCACTCATTGGCTGCCGTTGTATCTTGCTTTTCTAATACTTGACTCAATTGTTTTTCTCTCCAGGCAATGGTTTGCGCCAATTTAATATCCATTTCGGAACCAATCGGCTCATCATCTATTTTATCCGTGAAATCAATACTAGTCGGCTTGGGCGGTTGAATTAATTGGTTGAACTCGGCTTGCTTTGTTTCGAAACCTCTTTGAAACTTTTCCTGTTTTTTTGCTGAGGCTTCGTTAGAAGTAAGAGGTAATTCATTTTTATGCCTATTATCGGTAACCTTATGCTCGGTAACCTTATGCTCGGTAACCTTATACTGTTCAACTACTTTAATCATATTCAATATAACTTGTTTATTCAAATCTAAGATCGAGTCTTGGGGTTTTATATTGCCGGACATTTGTGTTAAGCAATTTTCAAAATCCGTTTTAACATTATTGGCATATTTATCCGGTATATTATTGAATATATTGTTTTCCGTCATGAGTTCCCATAGAATTCTTTTATTGCCTTGATGCATAAATTGAGACAATGTATTTACTGGGTTCATATTTACTGGGTTCATATTTACTGGGTTCATTATTTATTATATAAATTAATATACATTTATATAGTATTTACTTTACTCTTTTACAGAGAGAAACAAAATCATTATAGTTTTTATTATTTCCTAATTCATTACCGGAGGAAATCAAGTCGGTCAAGGAAGTAGAAGAATTATTTACTGAATATGTCGGACTAGAATAAGACGGTGCAGGTTTTGTTCCCATGTAAATAAGATAACCGTCGGATGGGTTGGTTTTTTCTTTATTTTGTATAAACATCAAAATAACGCTTCCATACAAAAGTCGATTAGGCATTGCCTGTGCAGTTTGTTTTAAAGCAGTTTCTAATTCTGCATCAGTAATCGTGTTAGTAATTTCTTTATTCACTTCTTTAAATTTATTTATAACATATGGACTTATCGGAAATTTATTATTTTCTAAATAATAATTTATTTCTTTATTAGTAATGTTATCTTTCCAAATTTTCTTGTCTTTTTCTGTTAATTCTGGTATTTCAGCTGTTGGATTATTATTTTTTATTATTTTTTCAAATAATTTATGCAACATATCATCACTTATATTATCTGTCGGTGGGGCTAAAAATTCGTATTCTCCTATATTCGCGGTTAATCCTTCAATAATCGGAGAATAAAATAAAAAGACACCAAATATTATAATTATTATTCCTAAAATTAGTTTATTTTTCTTTATAAACTTGTATAATTTCATTTATACTAATAGAACATATAATAATATAAAAGTTGTATTTTGGCTTTGTCTACTTCGTTTGAACCTTTTCCAAAGGTTGTTTTTGGCGCAACCTTTTCCAAAGGTTGGTTGGTTATTCATCTCCTCCAACCGTAAACATTTTTAAACGCATTTGCTTCATCATTGCGTCGGTTACACGGTGTTTCATAAAATACGTATAATCATGTTTATCCATGATCAAACTACTTACTAAATAGAGCGAATACATCCCGCACTCTGTATTTTCGAACTGGTGTTCAAAGGGCGCATTCTGTGCAAATTTCAAATCAATATTTAAGGCTTTGGCTTGTTGAATAATGCGTTGGCATAAGACTTCGATCTCTTTCGGCGCAGGATCCCCGTTGCTATCAAAGAAGAAAATAAAACCCTTTTTAATATTTATAAAGAGAGAAATCCAGTGCGAACCGTTCAAATAATGAGGGTCTGTATTAAAAATAATGCCGATTTTATTCTTTCCTTTTTTAATATGCGTTTTCAAATTAAAATTACATAATTCATCCCAGACACATTTTCCGTACATGACGCGTTTGTCAAAGTCGATGGGCGACGGCCCGATAAAATCAAAACATTTATAAGTGCGCTCGTATTGTTTCATGACATTTTCAATATCGACACTCGAGAGCCATTCCGTCGGATTTTTAGTCCAACTCTTCGGCGATTTTGGCGTGAAGGTATAAGAGGCCAAGTCTTTATCCACGTCATGGGTGATGAATTGTTGCTTTAACCAACAGGATTCAATGTCACAGACATCCTGCATATTCGTTTTTAATTGTTGCCATATTTCATAAGTGGATTCCGTTTGGATTTTGTGGTCCGGGTGCCGGGCATTCCACAGATTTCGCAATTTTATTAAAGCACTGTCACTGTAGCAGGTGAAATCTTTCTTTTCGGTAGAGGGTGCACAGTTTGCTTTTTTAAACGCACGTTGTTTTTTTGTATAATTTTTATTTTTTTGTTTCTGCTTCTTCGTAATTTTTTTCCGGTTCTTAAAACTTACCATTAGTATAAGGTAAGAATAAATATTATAGCAGAATAAATATTATAGCAGAATAAATATTATAGCAGAATAAATATTATAGCAGAATAAATATTATACAATAATTTCATTATCATTAACGGTTTCATTAACGGATTCTGTAATAGTGTCAAGCTTATTACTTTTTTTTTTAAAGCTAGGTTCCTTCATTTTAACCTTATTTTTATCTTTATCCTTTACACCCTTCTTTTTTAAGCTAGGTTCTTTTAAATCCACCTCGAGTATAACAGGTATAATACGAACGTCTTTTGATTCACTTTGTGTCTTAATTACAAAATTATCTAAAGTGGCTACGCTGGGATATTTCCGCATTAAACTATCATTTATATTAACCGCTTTAATATGAGCTAAATCTGTATCATCATTATCATTTATTGCTTCGCTTACATTTGCTTCGCTTACATTTGCTTCGCTTACATTTGCTTCGCTTACATTTGCTCCGCTTACATTTGCTTCGCTTACATACTGTTTTTGTATAATATCGGTGGTATCCACGGTTTTAAAATACTTTATTAGTCCATTTACGTAGGTCTCATAAATGTGCTTAATATAAGCATTATCGGGTATTTCGCCTTTTAACATATCTTTTGTTAAAGAAGTAATTCTTTTTCTATAAAATTTTATATCGGATTTATTGGAAGTCTTCTTAATTTCCTTTTGCTGTTTTATAATTTGTTGATAAAGCGGATTGGTCAAATAAGTTAAGGACGCTAATTTTGTGTCAAATGGTTCCATTTATAAACAACCTTTAAAAAAGGTTGCGCCAAATAAACCAACCGATGGAAATGTTTAAACGAAGTAGATTGAACCAAAAATAACAGATAATATAGGTGTTATTTTTGTTGTGTTTTGGTGCAACCTTTTTCAAAAAGGTTGTGTTTTGGTGCAACCTTTTTCAAAAAGGTTGTGTATAATTCTTAACTTGTTGTCTTATACAATTATCGAAAAATTTATCATTTCCGCCACACATATTAGGATTGAAAGGCAGAAAGACCTGTTTATTAAATAAATCCGGATAAGGCTGTTGTATGGGTTGTCCAGTAACTTCTACTTTATACATGTCGCTGGTGGTAGGGGGGACATAATAGGCCTGGTCGCACTTTTGGAGTGCGAAGAATTGATTGCGTAACTTGGAATTATCATCAATATTGGTCGCGTAGCCACTCCAAGGGGCTTGTGCGTTACCCGGATTAAACGTAGTAGCTAAACTATAAGTGGGCATGCGCTCAATAGGAACGGTAGGTATTGCCCGACGATCAAAAATAGGCATAATAGCATATTTGCTAGATACCGGTCGAATATCAAACTGCGATTGGAGTTTTTGCGAAGGAATATTGCGAACCGCAATACGGTCATTTAATTGATCAACTCTATCATTATTACAAAAATAAACACCATTTACAACACCGTACATAATATATATATACTTTTAAAAAAGTATAGCAAAAAACAACCTTTAAAAAAGGTTGGACCAAAAACAACCTTTTAAGAAAAGGTTGGACCAAAAACAACCTTTAAAAAAGGTTGGACCAAAAACAACCTTTTAAGAAAAGGTTGGACCAAAAACAACCTTTAAAAAAGGTTGGACCAAAAAAACAAAAAAATAACACCTATATTATGTGTTATGTTTACTTATAATTTTTGGTCCAACCTTTTCTTAAAAGGTTGGTTGTTTTTTGGCGCAACCTTTTCTAAAGGTTGTCGGTTGGTTTTAAAATATAAATGTATCTGGGGAACTCTTCGCATATTCGGCGACGCTTTCAATCCATTGAAATATGTCTGAATCTTCATCCAATATTATAGTATTACCTAGTTCATCGGTAATGGCACTGGCGTACATGTGAAAATAATACTCACCTCCGTAGCGGGAAAAATCAATCCTTATATCTTCGAGAATTTTAATGTTGATGCCGTCATACGAGATAACTCCTTCAACGTACCAATCGCAATTTGCGCATTTATCTGAATGCGCCATTTTATAACCTTCCGGCACATATTCATGTTGGCCTTTAATAAGGCAGCCGTCGTCATGCATTTGGCAATATACAAATGTATATTTTACTTCTTTTGGAACTTCTTTTGATGTCATTTTTGTTCTTTATTATTTGTCAAAGCGGTTTATTATAACTATAAAAAAATAAAAGTATTTCAATTTTAAAATGTTTATTTATTTTATTTTATTTATTTTGTTTTTTATAATATCAACAGTAATAATACGATGAATCTTGTTCATCATCGCGCCATGTCCATTTATAATACGCATAATACGAATATTCTTCGATAAGATCGCCTCCGTCGTTGTCCTCTTTGATCAAATCTACATCTGTTTGTGACAACAGTTGTTTGCGCATAGTAGAGGCGCGCGACTGTTCTCTAAATATGTCTGCTTCTTTCTTCTTGTGACTGTTTTCCCGTTTCAATTGTTTTTTGGCGGCCTGTTCTTTGATGCGTTGCTGAATAATTTCCGGAATAATTTTCTGTGAACGTGTATTGTTTCGTTTGCCAGATTGACTACGTTTGTCAGATTGACTGCGTTTGCCAGATTGACTACGTTTGCCAGATTGACTATGTTTGCCAGATTGACCACGTTTGCCAAATTGTATGTTGTAGTCATCATACTCGTATTCTGGCATGTCTGCTAATAAGCTGATTGGTTCAATCATGAACGGCTGTTCGATTTGTGCAGTATCCATCTTTATGTCTTGTTAATACCTCTATAAAAATTAATACAAAGTATTTCAATTTTATAATTAATTATAAAATTGAAAACAGCTTAAAAGATAATACCAAAACTTAATACAAGCAAATAAAATGTCACACAAAGTTGAAGTCGTATGCGAACCGCAAGAAGGCAGATATTATTATACTACTACCTGGACAGAGAAAATAGACAATGGTGAACGTTATTTTAGCACAAATCCACTGCGTTATGTGGGAAAATATATTGGTGGCAGAATTGAAGGTTGGGGGGAAAAGATGCAAGAATGGCAACATTTTATCAATGACCGTGGCGAAGAAGTGGTCGTAACATGCAATGATACTACCGCCTTTTATGAAGTTAATAAGACAGAGACTATTAGTGACATGCAAGAGTATCGTGATACATTATTTTGCGGGGCCTGTAAAGAAAAAGGACACAGGTGCCCAAATGAAAACCTGCGCCAAGCGTATTTTGATTCGAAACAGGCACAAGTGAAACAGGCACAAGTGAAACAGGCACAAGTGAATAAAGAAATATATGTGGTTCGTTCTCCCGTTGCAAATAAATATTACGAAGCCACCTTTTGGACACGACGAGTGGGGAATTGGCCCAACGAACAACATTATACTAGTATCGATACACCACGGGAATATGTTGGTAAATATATTAAGCATAAACAATGTGGTTATGGTGATTCAGCAGATCATTGGGCAATTTGCCTTAAAGATGGAAAAGAACATGAAGTTGAATTTGATTATGACGGTAAACGCGCTTTTTATGAAGTAGACCCGCGTCCAGAATAAAAATATATATTAAAAAAAGACCTTTACCTGTATCTTTTTTTATTTTTTTATTTATTTTTTCTTTTTTATATTTTTTTTATTTTTTATTTTTTTTATACAAAATTATATATACTTATTCACAATCGGCCCACGATGTGGTCTGCAACTTATAAGGCGTTTCTTCTTCTTCATCGTCCGAGGAATCATCTTCTATTTTAGCGGGCGGTTCTGGCACAGGAATATTCGGAGGTGTGCGTTTTAAGAGTTGTTCAATTTTAGAGGGTGGGTGAGGCACAGGTTTGTTTGGTGGCATAGAATTAGCCGGTGTTACAGGCATAGAATTAGCCGGTGTTACAGGCATAGAATTAGCCGCGATTTTCGACCACCCACCCAACATCAGTGCATTGCCTTTTTCACCTAACGTCGGCGTAAGCATTGGAAACAAGTCCATACTGTTTACGTGTAATGTAGTAGTAATAACGGGTTTTTCCACAGGACCCGGACAATAGCGTTTAGTATGGCCTTTGACACCGCACACTTGGCATTCAATCTCGAGTAAAGTCGGGCATTGAACAACACCATCGTTATTAAACTGATTATGCTCAAGAAAGTCCGGATTCTTAGCGTTGTAGCAAAAGCGGCAGAATTTTTTATCACTGTGCGCCTTGTCATCACGTCCCTTGTCATCACGTCCCTTGTCATCACGTCCCTTGTCATCACGTCCCTTGTAAGGCTGTTGCTGTTTTCGTGCCACCTGGCACCGTTTTTCAATGTGCCCACAGGCGTTACAATTTTTACATTTATAATTTAGAAGCTTGGGACAAGTGAGCACCCCATCAGTGGGTTTGCTAAATTGCCAGTGAGAAGTATAGACTGCTTTGGATTCCCCGGCCCCTTCGCAGAATTTGCAGAAGGGTCTAATTGCTGATTTGCTGGATTGTTGTTGCGATTTCATCATTTCTGTTTGTTTGACTTGTTGCTCGGTATAAATACTATTACTCTAAATTATAAATTTGATTTCAATTTTATAATTTCATTAACAATTTTCTAAAATTTTTTTAAAATTATTTGTACCTATTTCATTTGTGCCTATTTCATTTGTGCCTATTTCATTTGTGTCTATTTCATTTGTACCTATTTCATTTGTGCCTATTTCATTTGTGTCTTCCAGCTAGAAATACTATTAATTTTTATTTCTGGCTCTACTTTATTAACTAAGGCACATTTTCCTCGCCATATTCCAAATATAAGCCATTTATTTTCATACTGTTCATACTTTTCATTACCATCGTCAAACTTAACGATTTCATAAATTTCTGTTGGATTCGGTTCGAAATATAACCAATCAATATGTGTGTATATATGTGAATTCATGTATATAATATAAAAATTGATATTTATATTATAATTATACGTAATATAAATTACAAATAACATGCTTCGCTTTACTATTAACAATTTTCGCTGTATGCTGGGGCAAAAGAAGAATGGTGTGCAATTTGGCGGTGATACAATATTAGAGAGTTGTTCCCTAATTAAAAAAAACATGATTGACGTTAATATCAATAAATGTACGGATTACCGGAAAGGCTATAACATCGTAAAGAACAGCTTACATAAAGGACGAATGAATATTAATCTGGGGGGTGACCACAGTATCGCAGTGTCAACTATTCAACCTTTATTAGAAAAATATAAAGATGATTTGCTCGTGATATGGATTGATGCCCATGCGGATTTGAATACTTATGACGCGTCGTTGACAAAAAATATGCACGGCATGCCTGTAGGCGCATTAACGGGTCTAATGGAGCATTGGTATACGGTAAATAATAACCAAGCGATTTTGCAACCGAAGAATATTATTTACGTGGGTATTCGAGATCTGGATGCGTTTGAACGAAAAATGATTGAAGAAAAAGGGATAGTTAATTTCCCCCGATATACGTCTGATTTGCTTACGGTTTTGCGAGAGCATCCGGCGAAGTATATACATATAAGCTGTGATATAGATGGGTTGGATCCTGTATATATGCCCTCCACGGGGACGCCTGTGTCGAATGGGTTGTCTATGAAACATGTAAAAAATATTATTCGTACGGCAAAGCCCCGATTGGTTGGCTTCGATTTAGTTGAATTTAATCCGCTTATTGGTAATAAACGACAGGTTAGGACGACACTGAATAATATACATAAAATATTGGCTACATTACAACAACAACCTTTATCAGCGAAGCAAGTAGAAAAGGTTCAAACTCAAACGAAGTAGTCGCAGGTTGAGCCAAAAGACACTTTTAGGAAAAGTGTAGTAATATAAATAAAACACATATATTTTTGCATCATTCTAGTTTTTTCGACACTTTTTTCAAAAGTGTTATATATGCTCGACCACTTGTTCTCAAACAAAGGTTGGCATAAAATTGTTTTTGATTATGTATCCTATTTATCCATTTTTTTTATAATAGTGACTTATACCGGGATATTTTATATAAATCCGGCCTATGTACATATATTGAATAATGTCCTTCTATATTATGTCTGCGCTGTGTTATTAATTCGGTTTAATCCTTATGTAAAACATTCTTACCTTGAATTTGACAGAAAAATAGCCTTTACTGCCGGAATTATACTATTTACTACTATTGTCGGGCAACATTTAGCTAATAATATTACATATTACATGTCATCGATGACTAAATAAACATATTTCTTTTACGCGTCGTTTTACTCTTAATTTGAGATTTGTTTTTACGGGTGTTGTTGGTGCGTCCTTTCTTAAAGAAATTCTCTAAATGTATTAACAGTTGTTTACTGACAACTTTATCTGCATTTTGTTCAACATCGCTCTTTGGTCTCACTATGAAATTATAATTTTTCATAGTATGGACAATAAAATTTATAAATATTTTTTTATCATTATCCGTATCCTTATCCGCATCATTTAAATATTTATCATAATATTTATCGGCCATCTCAACAAAAGGCATCGTAAACATATAAGGTTTAACATTTATATAGTAGACGTTGTCCTGCTCCATTAAGGGATGAAACTGGTCATCAATAAAACATATTTCGGCGTTATTAGGTATTTTAGTGCAACGAATCAAATCGGATACGCTTTTTTCATGACTAGTTCGACACATTTCAATTATTTTATCTCGAACTTTAAAGGCAGCTATGATTTTATCGAAAAGTTCATATTCCAGTTTAGTATTAAAATAATCACTGATCATTTTCACCCAACTTTTCGGGCCTTGATTGTTGGTGTAAATCATCACATGATCGCACATGTTATTTTCTTTTTGTTTCTTTACAAATTCTAATATTTTAAAAATATTTGGCCGGAGAAACTCTTGGAATAAATCCAGGACTTCAAATAGCCGTTCTTTGAATAAATTATGTCCGTAGTATTGCTCAAGTGCACTCCAAAATATACCCACTTCTATAAAACAACCTAAGGTTTCGTCCAAATCAAATACTACAATTTTCAATGGTTTTGTAGGTGACATTGTGGGTGACATTGTAGGTGACATTGTGGGTGACATTGTGGGCGACTTTGTCATTGTTTTATATACACTATTATAGGAGGAGAAGTTAATTTTATAATTAAAAATAAAATGACAGAGCACTAATAATAGAGAGATTAATAGAGTAATTATTATTTGACCGTTTTCTATAATAAACTCCATGGTGATATATACTTTTATAAAAGAATAACACTTATAAACAAAAATAATTATATACTTTTACTATAGAAGGACAATGCGTTTGTCACTAAATGATTATAAATCAATATTAAAATATTATAATATTGATATTACTGGTATGAAAACCAGTGCAATAAAAAACAAAGCCGAAGATATTTTAGCCGAAAAGTTATGCCGGTGTATTAAAAGTGTAGACAAATATAAGAATAAAGTTAGTGAAGCCAAAGCCATAGCCATATGTAAAAATAGTGTCTTGACTAAAAAGAATTTGAAAATTGCTAAATTCAAATGTAAAACATCGGCGAAATTATTGCCAAGTAAAAAAAATAGTACACTTGTAAAGATAAAGAGTAAAATGCAATTAACTCAAAAGAAACAGAAAAAATCACTACAGTTATAATACTTTATCCATCTAAATACTTTAGGGCAGAGAGAATAACCAACTCTTGTTCGTTAAGTTTTTGGAAGATAATGTTCTCAGACATATTTAGCTGAAAAAGGTGCCCCCAGCTATTCTTACAGATAAGGTGAATATCATTCTCGATTTGTTTCATATGGCATAAGATACCACCATTTGTTAGCTTGATGTCGTCTTTATTTGTGTGTTTTAAGGAGATCCAGCGAATATAACTGCCGTAACGTAAATCGTCCAAGTTATCGACATGTCGGTAGGTTTTCACTTTTTTTATTAAGGCTTTGAGGGTGTCTTTAGGTAAATGGAGCTGTTGGAGTATATTGTTCTTATCGGCGGCGATTTGTGCATAATTTAATTGAATGACACTGGCATTATTTTCGTTGTCGAGGGCAGAGAGAAGTTTGTTGATGTCCATATAAATACTTTATAATGTATATTGAAGTATTTTTAAAAGTATATATTATATAAATGAATAATAATAGTAGTCCTCCACCGCCCCCAACTGTTTCTATGCGTCGAATAGTTGGTAGTATATACAGCGATAATGCACGTGTTTACTATAAATCCAATAGTTTACCCTCGTGTGGGGTAGGGACAGTAAAAAATAGTAGACATGTCGCGCGAAAGACTTAAATAATAAATATTATTGTCATGTTTTGCTGCACTTTTAGGAAAAGTGCTTACATAAAATCCTCCCAATCATCCAGTACTTCTCTTTCCGTCTTGACTTCGGGTTTTTTAACAATTGTCGGCTCTATTGTCGGCTCTTTTATATTTGTATTCTTTTGCTGTTCTGCTTCCTTCCTTTGCTTATTCTGTTGGATCTTCAGTTGCTTTGCCTTTATTTTCTCTTGTAAATTTTCCTGTTGCAATGGTTTTTTTGCACCGGTTTTGACTGCGGACGCATTATTAATATGCTGTTTACATTTGCCTCCCAAGTGTTGTTCGTAATCTTCATACTCATATTCATCCTCAGAGGAGTACAAGATATTAGCCATTTTGTAGTTTGTAGTTCGTAGTTTGTAATTAATATTATGTATGTAAAGTATTTCAATTTTAAAATAAAATTGAAATATATTCTAACTAATAAAATAATAGTATAAGAATGAATACAACAGATTTAAACGAATGCGCCGTATGTGCCGAAAAATGCAATAATAGCACCCATAAAGCGATTTTGTGTGAATACGGCGACTGTAATTTCACTGCCTGTAAAGCCTGCGTACGCACCTATTTATTAAATACGACTACGGATCCGCATTGCATGATGTGTAAAAAAGTTTGGACCGAGCAATTTATCGTCTTGCATTTGAACCGCTCCTTTATTATAAACGATTATAAAATTCACCGCCGGACGTTGCTACTCGATCGCGAAATTAGTAAATTGCCGGAGACGATGCACGCAGCCGAGCGCTATAAACGCATTGATGTGCAGAAAACGATAGCCGCGGATATAAATGAGAAAATAAAAGAGGCCAGAAAAGTGCTCGATAATTTAATAACTCAATGGAACGATGCTAATCGCGTCTTACATTTATTGAAGAGTGGCAAAGATGTGGTTCAGGAGGTGGAACGCAAGAAATTTATTATGCCCTGTCCGAATAATGATTGTCGGGGCTATTTATCGTCCCAATACAAATGCGAATTGTGTACGTTATACACCTGTGTCAATTGTCACGAATTGATCGGGTACCAGAAAGATGATCCGCATACGTGTAAGGAAGAAAACGTGCAAAGCGCCGAACTCATAAAGAAAGAGACGAAGCCGTGTCCGACGTGTGGGACGCGCATCTCGAAAATTAGTGGTTGTGACCAAATGTGGTGTCCCGAATGTCACAAAGCGTTCAGTTGGCGGACCGGCTTAGTAGATAATGGTGTAATACACAATCCACACTTTTATCAATATCAGCAGGAGAATGCTGGGGCGAATGCGGCGCCACGAACGCCGGGCCATGTGGTGTGCGGGGGCTTATGTGAATGGTATATATTCAATAATAATATTTTAAGAAAAATAAAAAGTGGGACGTTAATGCCGGATACGGGTGTGGAATTGCGGACCTATTTGGCGGATATTCATCGCTTTATTGCCCATATTACCCGCGTTGATTTATTCGCTATTCGCGCAAAAGTGAGGGATTTATCGGATTTTGAAGAAATGCGTTGTAAATATATTTTACAACAAATTAGTAAAGAGGAGTTGGCGAAAACAATTTACCGGAATGACGCGCTACGTAAGAAGTTAACGGAGATGCTGCATTTATATGAATTACTGAGCGTGGTCGGGACAGAATTCTTTGCGAAAATCTTAGAAAGTGTTAATGTACAGGAAGCATTTATTACAGAAGTCATAACACAGTGTGAAGAATATGACCGATTGCGTGATTACTGTAATAAACAGTTTAAGGCGATTAGTTTAACGTATAATCAGACGGTACCCTGTGTTAGTAAAAACTTTGTGATTACGTCGAAGAAATATACGTTTACTGTGAAGAAGGTGAAAAAAACTGCGGAAGCAAATGAAATAGGTGCAAATGAAATAGGTGCAAATGAAATAGCAAATGAAATAGCAGAAAATGTTATAATAAATTAAATAGTATCAAAACAGTTATATTTTACCACAAATTTTTTTATATATTTTGCTGCACTTTTTCTAAAAGTGCGTTTTTGCTGCACTTTTTCTAAAAGTGTTGCCTACCAGGAGCTCCACCCGCCTCCGCCCATCTCATTCGCCGCCATTGGCTCCATCATACCCCCAGGATGCATAGACCCTGGCATCGGCGTCGGATTATTTTGATACATGCCATTAAAATCGGTATTGGGTTGCTGTTGAGGCATGGCCGTTAATTGCGGATTGGATGGGAGAAGTTGGTTACGATCTAAATAGTCGGCCTGACTCACTTGATGTTGTCCCGCGAAAGGTTGCGTAATTCTCACCGTATTTTGCCCGCCCTGTTGTTGCTGCCCCTGCGCCTGTTGCGCCTGTTGCCCTTCTTTTTTCCCATGCCATAAATTAATCACACGATCAATGAGAATATTCAATTTGGCCCCGAGTTTGGTCTGCATAGTGGCTAAGATAATAATAAAAGGAATAATGAAATTGGTCTCGTTAAACTTGCCGTAGTATTCACCACTATATGTCGGAATATAACGGATAATTTTATTAGTAAACCAAATCGCTAAAACGATGAGGATTATTTGCCCCACGCTTTCTAAAACAATCTCTAAACTTCCTTTGGTTTCATCTTCTTCAGGAATAATATATTTGATTAGACGAAGCGTAATTAACACAGGAATAATCGATAAAATTGTGTATTGTATCATATTCATGATGCTATTCTTATTTTCTTCGTCGAAATTAAAGACATATTTTAAAAAACCCAATGATTCCGCTGAATCTGAATTAATGGCATCATTTAATTTCTCCATATATGATTTATAAAAAGAAATTAAATATAACAATTAGTAATTATAGAGTTATAAATTTAGACTATGCTAAATATTTAGCTCATTTTATATCTTTATGCGTAAAATAACTTAATGATAAACTATTATATTAATTTATAATGAGTGGATCTGCTGGGTTATCTTCTGCTAAAAATAGACGCTCAGGAAATGAAGTGAAAATTATTGGACAAAATAAACCACTTCCACAGCAACCACAACAGCAAAACGCTAAACAACCACAGCAAAACGCTAAACAACCACCACAGCAAAACGCTAAACAACCACCACAGCAAAACGCTAGACAACCACAGCAACAGCCTCAACAAATGATGCAACCACCCCACCCTTTAGAAATATTGAAATCCCATGAATTAAGATTACGAAAGATAGAGTCTGAAATATATACTGATAATGAACCGACTGATGAAAATGATTTTGAACAAATATTTTTAGCACACAAGACAGATTACAATGAATTTAAGAATGATTATTCATTATTTAAAAATAGGGTTCTCTTATCTGAAAAGAACAAAGTGGCGACTCTTGAACATTCAATTAAAACTACTCAAGTAGACAGTGATTTGTTGACGTTGCATAGACGTATTGATGATTTAACTAGAACTATTGAATTATTGTCAAGAGAATTGGCCCGTGTCAAAGTATGTGATGTCAAAGTATGTGATGTCAAAGTATGTGATGTCAAAGTATGTGATGTCAAAGTATGTGATGTCAAAGTATGTGATGACAATAAAGATGTAGGTTATACAGTATGTGGTCCTACCGAATACAATGATAAAGAATTAGGATCTACAGAACGTGGTACATCGGGTATAAAAATTATTTCCGATAGTAATATTACAGAACCAAACATTCATTTTGAAATTTTGGATTATGACGCAAAAGAAAGTACTGCTTTATAAAATTATATGCTTTATTAAAAAATTGATTTAAAATATACCTATATGTATATTTTAAAACCAACATAAAGAAAATGAAGATCGTTATTGAAGACATGCGTAAGATCAACAAATTTGCAACGATATTTTGCCATTTAAAACCATTTACAGATAATGTGGTAATTTACTTTAAGACTAGCGGTCTCTACATTCAGTGTATGGATGATAGTCATTGTTCCTTATTCGAATGTTCATTAGATAAAACCTGGTTTTCAGCATATGGTTTTTCAGAAGCCGATGATATGCCGTCAATTAGTGTGAATATAGACATGTTATATAAGGTATTAAATACGCGCGAAGAAGAGCAAATTCTGGCTTTAGAACTGGATAAAGAGCAAGAAGATCAAATTAGTATTTCCTTTACAGGCGGGAAAATGTGTAAATATTTTGAACTGCCACTGATTAATGTGGATAACGATTTATTAAATACAGATAAGATTAAAACAACTGATATCGATTTAACGATTGAGTCCAAGACGTTTTGCGATTTGATTAACCAATTGATGATATTTGATGAAGTGCTGACGCTGACGTTTAAGGAAGACAAGATTGATATGAAGTCTTCGGGAAATGACGGGTCAATGAAGGTGGAAATGAACATTGATGACCTTAAAGAATACGCAATTTCGGAGGATGTAACACTAGTACAGTCGTATAGTTTGAAATATATTCAATTAATGTGCCAATTCAATAAATTATCGAATGAGATTACTATGGGGTTTAGTAAAGATAAACCAATGACGATGAGATATGATTTACTTTATGAGAGTTATGTATTGATTCATTTGGCGCCAAAAATAGCGGAGGATTAAAAATACTTTTATGTGAAGTAAACCTAAAGTATAAAAAAAAACTGATTGTATTACTAATTACGTTTACACATTATATTTTCTTTGTATATATAATGTGTTATTTTGCTACACTTTTTCTAAAAGTGTAAAGTAGTTATGAATATAATATTTAGTATACTAATATTTTGCATTGTCTTATTCATTTATTTACATGTCCACTTTCATTTAAAAACGAGTGACGACTTGGAACTCTATGAAATTGAATTACCGTCCAAGACAAAACTGGAAGAAATATGTGATATTAGGCAACCTGTCATGTTTTCTTTTATGAATGAACGGATTCTTGAATCATGCCAGCAGAAAACGATTTTAGATACCTATGGGGCTTTTGATGTGAAAATTCGGAATATTAAGGATATCTCTGATGACAGTGAAATGTATATTCCTTTAGCTTTGTCAACTGCCCTAAAAGTCTTAAATGACGACACGAATGAAAAATATATAAGTGAGAACAATAGTGATTTTTTAGAGGAAACCGGCTTGATAAAGAGTTTTTCTTATAACGACGAATTTCTGCGTCCGCCACTGGTGTCTAATTGTATTTATGATTTGACATGGGCTGCCGAACATTGTAAAACTCCCTTTCGCTATGAAGTGAATTATCGCAATTATTTTCTCGTGACTGAAGGCGAGGTAAAATTAAAACTCGCTCCGCCTAAAAGTGCGAAATATTTATACGTTAATAAAGATTATGAGAATTTCGAATTTAGGTCACCCATCAATCCCTGGCAGGTTCAAGTGCAATACAGACCGGATTTTGACAAGATTAAATGTCTCGAAGTAACAGTTACCAAGGGAAAAATGCTATTTATACCGGCTTATTGGTGGTATAGTATGGATTTTTCCCTAAATACTACGGTTTGTAGTTTTAAATACCGTACTTATATGAATACAGTGGCTCTCTTCCCGCAAATATTCATGCGAATTTTACAAAGGCAAAATGTTAAACGGAATATTATTGAACAGGTTAAAGAAGATATTGTTATAAATGAAGCAACACCTATAAATGAAGAAATTAAACTATAAAATTGATTGATTAATATAATAGTTTATACTATATTAATTTAATGAATAGCGATACGCATACATTATTCTTTGATGGTTGCAGTAAAGGTAATCCTGGAAAAGCCGGCGCCGGAGCAGTTTTATATAAGAATGGCAATGAATTCTGGAGTAAAGCACACTATATAAGTAACAAACAAACCAACAATTATGCCGAGTACATGGGATTAATTATTGGCTTAGAAGAAGCGGTAAAGCAAAATATAAAACATTTAATAGTTAACGGTGATAGTTTATTAGTAATTAAACAAATGAAGGGAGATTATAAAGTCAATTCGCCGAATATAATAGCTTTGTATACGAAAGCAAATGACTTAGCCAAATGTTTCATAAATATTGAGTTTAATCATGTCTACCGTAAAGATAATAAAAGAGCGGATGCCTTATCAAATGAGGCCTTATTGATTATTTAACTTTGCTAACTCTTTAAGATATATTATTTTTCTTAAATTTGTTGTCGAATAAGTATGATTTGATCTGGGATGAAAAAAGATTTCTATCGGTAAATCGGAACCGGTAAATTTTTTCCCTACGTAATCATCGCCAAGAAAACGGATATTAGGATCTAAGGCGAGAAGTATATCATATAACGATTGTTCCGTGTCATAGACAAAATAATAATCGACATAGCGGGAGCTTTTTAATTGAATTTCGCGTTCTTCTAAAGATTGGATGGGATAATTTTTTTCTGGTCTGTCAAGAGTAGGATCGGTCTGTAGACCCACACATAAAATATCGCAATTGTCTTTTGAATCTGATAAAAATAACTGATGACCTGCATGTAATAAATCCCAACAGGAAAAGGTTACACCAATACTTTTATTGATATTAATATTTCTAAATGTTGATAACTCATTTATGCTAATATTAACAGCCATTTTACTTGTGTATATAAAATATAATTAAATAAAATTGATAAACATAACTAATTAATGTTTATTTATAAAAATCTCTTTGGCGATCCGTCGGATGATTTTATTTTCACTATCGCCGATTTCGCCATTTCCTCCGGTCGATTGCTTAATCAATTTCATATATTTGTCATTGAGTTTCGATTCGCCGTCCATGCTTTCTGGGTAGGTACTACTCCACAACCCCATTAGTTTCATATTATTAAAAGAAATGGTTTTAATAGCGTATCGCAATTTGGGATTGTTGGCTTCTTCTTTTTCCCACTTGTCGTCGTCTTTTACATATATAATCTCTCTCTTCGCATCACTACAATGGATCGGTCGTTTATAAATATCCATGCTGTTCAATCGGTCCAACATAATCTTCGTAATCCCTTCGACATAGCCGAGTTCGCCGACGCTCTCAAAATCCGACAGCTGGAGGTTTATAGAGTTGGCAAAATCACTAATATTCATCGCATCCTTGCATTGTTCATTGAGAAAGAATTGCAAATTGAAGGTTTTGTTATTAGAATTATAATTATTACTATTAATAATATTATTGCTATTTTTACAGACATCCATAAGTTGTTTTTGTAAATCGGCATTACTTTTCATTAGTTCCATGACCATAGTGGTTAGAGATTTTACTTCTTCTGGCGATTCTTCCTTGATATTTGGAGTACATTTTTTCATATGTCTCCATAAACCCGATCGACTCTCGTATTTTTTGTTGCATTGACTGCATACATGATGCGGGGAAATATTGGGAAAAGTGTGTTGCGGATTTCCCATGTTTTGGTGTTTCAGTGTCAATGTGTGTTTTGTGTAATCTTTTTTGTTATTGAACGTGGTGTGACATAATTCACATAAAAACATGGGAGATTTAGTGTTGCTAAATGTTGCCATTTGTTGCTTAATTAAGCAACAGACTATTTCCCTAAACCTTTTCTAATATAAAATAGTTAAATTTGAAAAAAGTTATGGTAACAAATATTTTTTCAGTTTTTAATTTTTTAAACCATCTTCCTGCAAAACGTGTTTTTTCAGAATTTCTGGACTGAGGACAGCCCCTTTTGAAAAAAGGACATTTTTAAAATGTCCAAAATGAAAAATGAATCACCAAACCTGGAAAAAAAATAGACCAAATTTCTTTGTTTAAAATAGTAAGATACTCCGGTTTATAAAATGACACCATATCTCGTGACATTTTATTTATTTTAATTCTGCTATGTAAATTTATTTTTTATCGATAAGTATATCTTTAACGATCCGTCGGATGATTTTATTTTCACTATCACCGATTTCGCCATTCCCGCCGGTCGATTGCTTAATCAATTTCATATATTTGTCGTTCAGGTGCGATTCGCCGTCCATGCTTTCTGGGTAGGTACTACTCCACAACCCCATTAGTTTCATATTATTAAAAGAAATGGTTTTAATAGCGTAGCGGAGTTTTGGGTTGTTAGCTTCTTCTTTTTCCCACTTGTCGTCGTCTTTCACGTATATAATCTCTCTCTTCGCATCGCTACAATGGATCGGTCGTTTATAAATATCCATGCTATTCAATCGGTCCAACATAATCTTCGTAATCCCTTCGACATAGCCGAGTTCACCGACGCTTTCAAAATCCGACAGCTGGAGATTAATAGAGTTGGCGAAGTCGCTAATATTCATCGCATCCTTGCATTGTTCATTGAGAAAGAATTGCAAATTGAAGGTTTTGTTATTGGAATTATAATTATTATTACTGTTAATAGTATTATTGTTATTTTTACAGACATCAACTAGTTGTTTTTGTAGATCTGAATTACTTTTTATTAATTCCATAACCAATGAAGTGAGAACTGTAACATCTTCGGATGATTTTTCTATAATGATGTTTTCTGATTGTTCATATTTACATTTTTTCAAATGTTTCCATAATCCTCCGTTTGTTAAATAGACTTTATCACATTTACAGCATATATGCTGTTTGTTTTCGGTGACATTTTTTATATCCAAATTACTTCCATTGACTCTGGACGTATGTTTTCGAGTCAAAATGTGACGAGACATTTCACTTTTTCTACTACATACTGTGTTACAATATTTACAGGTTAAAATATCGGTGAAATCCGTGAGTTTTTTTGTATCCATTTATATCCTATATGGATATTATACTTTTCACCTAAATCATTTTAAGTAAAATATATTATTTTTTGAAAAAGTTATGGTAACAAATATTTTTTTGTTTTTAAATTTTTAAGACCGTCTTCCTGTAAAACGTGTTTTTTCAGAATTTCTGGACTGAGGACAGCCCCTTTTGAAAAAAGGACATTTTAAAAATGTCCAAAATGAAAAATGAATCACCAAACCTGGAAAAAAAATTGAGATAAATTTTCTTTGTTATAATAGTGAGATACTTATTGTTTATAAAATGACATGATATACGGTGTCATTTTATTAATATTGTCTTTTGCTAGGTAAATTTATAAAGATAATGGGCATATATCATTCATAACTAATTGTAAACCGGAGGATAATTGCGGTTGTTGAGTGTAACCATTGTTTGCTAAGGCGGTTCGAATAGTTGTAAGCAGTTCAATCCATGAAATGTTTTTAGTATTGGACAATGTATCAAGAAAAGACCACGACAAGGCTCCTTCCCAAACATTATTTATAAATGTATCCGCACTAGTATCAAAGTCGGTACAGCCGCTAATCATAATTACTTGTCCCTTTGTAACTAATTCATCCGTATTTACAGCAGTATCCTGGTTGCTACTGGTATCGCCAGTATATTGATATTTAAGATCAAATACCGTTCCACTGTTACATGCATCAATAAGCGCAAATAATGTCACACCGGATTTTAAATAAGTATCAAGTAAAATTTTAATTTCCGTATCTTTTATTAATAAATATTCACCTGAACTATTTTTATAATCTGAAGGAACCAATTCTGTTTTTTGATTATATTTTTGTGAAGTGTTTACGTTTAAGGTACTTGTACCGTGTCCGCTATATGTAAAAAATAATAAATCCCCTGCCGTACTACTATTTAATAAATTAGTCAAAGCTTCTAAAATATTATTTTTAGTGGGTTTAATTGTACTTGATTGTTCATCGGTAAGAACTCTTATATTTTCACTTCGAAACCCACAATTGTTTTTAATAAAATCAGATATATTATGTGCATCATTTACGCAACCATTAAGTCGCTTATCTGTTTCATAATAGTTGATTCCGATATGTAATGATTTTTTATTAATGAAATTTGTCACAGTTGTAGGTGCATACACATTTGTAGGCACATTTGCAGGCACAGAGGCAACTTTATTAGTATTGAATTTTATAATTTCATTCATACAGCTTGTTTTGAATTTAGTTATAACAGTATTTGATAAAGATTTAATACTATTTATAGTTGATATTTTTGTACCAATTGAATTACGTGATAAACTGGTTTTTTGTATTAATGTATTACAATAAAAAATGTGTTGAAATATCAATTTATTATACTTATTAGTAATTTGCTGTATATCTCCCATTTATATAAATACTTTTATAAAAAAGCAATATTTATATAATTAATTATAAATAACTAATCAACTTCTTCTGTATCAGGCATGTCAGTTTTATTAGAAGGTGCACCACTGTACATTTTTGCACTAAATTGACTAAACATGCTCTCACACTCTTTCAGTTTGTCTTCAAACTCTTCTTGTGAAGCACTTGTATTTGCATCAAGCCAATCTTGCACATCTTTCACACGGGATTTAATTGTATTAATATCATCTTCGCCTAATTTTTCGGCGATTTCTTTATTATCAACTTGATTTCGCCAATTGTAAACATAACTTTCTAACTTATTCTTTGCTTCGATCCGCTTTAGATTGCGTTCATCTTCATCCTTTAAGCGCTCAGCATCTTTAACCATTTGTTCAATTTGTTCTTTTGACAGACGGCCCTTATCATTTTTGATAGTAATTTTTTCACTTTTCCCAGAAGATTTCTCACATGCAGAAACATTTAACATGCCATTGGCATCAATGTCATAAGTCACTTCTAATTGTGGTACCCCCCTAGGAGCGGGGGGGATGCCGGTTAATTCAAACTGCCCAAGTAAATTACAATCAGTAGTAAAAGATCTCTCACCTTCGAAGACCCGAATGGTTGCGACCGGTTGGTTGTCTGCATATGTACTAAACGTTTGACTTTTTTTGGTGGGAATAGACGTATTGCGAGGAATCATCACGGTCATTACATTACCTGCGGTTTCAATTCCGATAGATAAAGGTGTCACATCGACGAGTAGAATTTGATTAATCGATTCGGATTTGTCACCGGTAAGAATGGCCGCTTGGACGGCTGCGCCATAGGCAACGGCTTCGTCTTGATTAATGGATTTACACAGTTCTTTCCCGTTGAAAAAATCCGACAACAACTTTTGAATCTTCGGAATACGGGTGGATCCACCGACTAAAACTACCTCATGTACTGAGCTTTTGTCCATTTTCGCATCCCGGAGTACTTTCTCTACCGGATCGAGACAACCACGGAATAAATCCGCACACAACTCTTCAAAACGCGCGCGGGTAATTGTGGTATAAAAGTCTTTTCCATCAAAGAGCGCATCAATCTCAATACTGGCGGAGGAGGATGAACTGAGTGTACGTTTGGCTTTTTCACAGGCGGTGCGGAGACGCCGAATGGCTCGCTGGTTGCCCTTAATATCGACCTTTTCCTTACGTTTAAATTCATCGATAAAATGCGCCACCATGCGCGTATCAAAGTCTTCGCCGCCTAAATGTGTGTCACCAGCGGTAGATTTTACCTCAAAAAGACCATCGTCCAGGGTTAAAAGACTCACATCAAACGTGCCGCCACCTAAATCAAAGATGAGGACATTCTTTTCACTATCGCATTTTTTATCTAAACCGTATGCTAAAGCGGCGGCCGTCGGTTCATTAATAATCCGGAGGACCTCTAAGCCACAAATGCGGGCGGCGTCTTTTGTCGCATTGCGCTGGGCATCATTAAAATAGGCGGGAACCGTAATAACGGCTTTGGATACTTTGTAACCCAAATAATTCTCGGCGGTTTTTTTCATCTCCGCTAAAACCATGGCGGAAATTTGCTCAGGATAGAACGTCTTGCCATCTTCTATTTGCACCATAGGTTTATCGTCACCATCGGGTACGACTTTAAAAGTATAATGTTTCAAATCAGATTGCACGGTGGGGTCAGAGAATTTACGCCCCAGTAGACGTTTCGCGTCATAAATTGTATTTGCCGTATTCATTGCTGCTTGTGATTTAGCGGATTGCCCGCATAAATTCTCCGTCGAAGTGAAGGCCACATAGGAAGGCGTTGTGCGATCACCGTCACTATTGGCGATAATTTCACATGTACCGTTGTGAAAAACACCCACGCACGAGTAAGTCGTTCCGAGATCAATTCCGATTGCTGTCGCCATATTGTATAGTTATAATGAAGAGTCTTTAAATATTTTAAGCTTTATAAATATTTATTATAAAAATTGAAGTAAATTCTATAATAAATTCAAACATAAATAAAGGATGGAATTAATTATACATGATAGACATTACGAGACATGGTCTTATACGCCAAAAGAAGTACCAAATAATTCATCAGTATTCAACCTAGTAGATTTTGATCCAATACATTTTGATCCAATACATTTTGATCCAATACATTTTGATCCATTAGAATTCAAATTATTTCACGGGGATATAATTTTATTAAAGGCATATGAACCAGTTATTTCTAGTCCATCGCCTTACCGCAGTAACGACGCAATACCGGGCATTTTAATTGTTGATGGAAATACATATGGCAGATTAAATGACAATAAACTACTTTATAAATGTATACCTGATGACAAATGTTTACCCGCCTTTTTAATACCTTATGAGTATAAAGGCAAAGATTTTAGTAAAATAAAGATAAATAAATATATTACGTTTAAAATCAAAACCTGGGAAGATAAACATCCCATAGGCACATTAACAAACATGTTGGGTGATGTCGATAAAAGTGACAATTTCTATAATTATCAATTAGTCTGTAAAGGATTAAACCAATCTATCACAGCCTTTACAAAGACAACAAAAGATTATTTGAAAACAATGGACAGAGAGAATATAACGCACGAGATTATATTAAACAAATGTATAGAAGACCGGCGTGATCAGTATGTATTTTCCATAGATCCTGCCGGAAGTAAAGACATTGACGATGCGATAAGTATAGTAAAAAATGCGAATAACACAGTAATAAGTATTTATATTGCCAATGTACCCATACTCTTAGATTATTTACAATTGTGGACACATTTCGGGGAGCGGATTTCAACCATATATCTTCCAAATGGTAAACAGACCATGTTACCGGCTATATTATCCGATGATTTATGCAGTTTATTATCAGGCAAAGAACGTATTGCGTTCTGCATGGATATATGTTTACAAAATAAAAAAGATATAACTATAAATTTCAAACCAGTAACAATTAAAGTTAGAAAGAATTATGTATACGAAGAAACCAGCTTATTAACAAATGAGGCTTATATACAACTTTACCAAACGACGAAAGCATTGAATATGCAGTATAAATTCGTCGACATAGTAAAGGATAGTCACGATGTCGTAGAATTTTATATGATTTTCATGAATTTTGAATGTTCTAAAAAACTACTTAAAGAGAACACCGGCATATTTCGTTCAACAAAAAAAATAGAAACTGTATCTGATATACCGATCATTGAAAATATACCGATCATTGAAAATATACCGATCATTGAGAATATACCGATCATTGAAAATATACCGATAGAAATGCAGAAATTTATGCAAACATATAATTCGATGAGCGGGAATTATTGCGACGTCACTAATGTATCGGCACATGCGTTAATTGGACAAGGCTTAAGTAGTTATGTTCATATTACCTCACCCATTCGACGTTTAGTAGACCTCATAAATTTAATCGAATTTCAACAGGAATACATGTCTGAACCGGCGAAAGCGTTTAGTAAATGTTGGTTACAGAAAATAGACTATATAAATTCAACAATGAAAAAAATAAGAAAAGTGCAGAATAATTGCCTTCTATTAGATTTGTATTTGAAGGAAAAAACATCATCGTTGCACTTAGAATATACGGGTTTATTATTCAATAAAACAGTATATAATAATGCTATATGTAAATATTCGATATATATACCTGAATTAAAAATAGTATCAACAATAAAAACCAAAGTGAATATTTATAATTATACAGTGGTTACTGTATCACCTTATTTATTTAAAAATGAAGACAGCTTACTTAATAAAGTGCGCTTTCAAATAGTGTAATAATTATATATATAATGATTGATTGGTGACTACGTACTTTAAGGTGTAAGTTGGAATTTGTTTTATTTTTTCCAGTAAACTTAGATTTCCATTCATTTCACAGATTTTTTCAATCTCACTGCAAATATTATTTATCTTTAAAATGGCTTTAATAAATTCCCCTAGGAAGATATGTTTCTCTCCTTTAATGTCTTGGATAACTAGTTTACATTCTATTTCATTTGTACATTCACACCACCGTATAATATACGACACTAAGTCAAAATTAATATCATAGGAAGAACCGGTATTGATTATATTTTTTGTTTCCAATTCATAGTAATAATCCAATTGTTTTTGCATAAAATTTACTATTTTATTTACTTTATTATCATTTACAGAGTTATTATCATTTACAATATATGTCTTGAATTCATCACTAACATTTATATTATTAAAACAGGAAAATACAGCAGCAATTTCAATAGGCGTAAACTCAGCAAACCCCTTTGTTTCAATGTATGTATCGGCTAGCATTAAGGGATGGACCTCTTGGATCTGTGACGCAATCAGCCCCTTTTCTGAGAGTTCCTTTGCCTCATTAATAAATTCATTATCGAAGAGAATATTTTCAACACAATCAATAATGCTTTTAATATAACCTTTATTATTCTCTTGTGTTAAGGTATTATCTTTTATTTTTTGTTCCGCATCCATGTAAGCCTCCAGATATTTCATATCTTTTGAGAGAAACTTATGTTCGACTTCCAGGGCATTTAGTTCCATGCGTATTTTTTTTCTGGCACTATTGGTAGTACTTTGTAAAGCATTTTCCAGTTCTTTGTATTTCAGTAAGACTGCCTTTGGGGTGCGTGATAAATCTAGACATATTTGACTATGTTTTAAGGCTTCTACTAAAACTGTTTCTTCTTTTATATAATGGGTTAATTCATTTTTTATATCAGAAGAGAGTAATGTTTTACTAGTAAAATGTTCTAATATATTATCATGTTTACAAGTACAAATGTTCAAAGCCAAATTAAAAGATATTTTAAACTTTGAGGTTAGTTTCTGTGGTGGACCCGTAAGCATATGTTTATAATCCGTGGAAGAAGGCAGTTCAAAGAGATTATTACAATGAAAAACATGACCGATCGTATCTATACCTCGTCGCCCTGCCCGGCCGGCCATTTGCGTATACTCATGAGAATAGAGCAATCGCATAGTCTGCCCATTGAATTTCGTTAACCCGGCGAAAATCACCGTCTTTGTCGGCATATTAATACCGACGGCGAATGTTTCCGTCGCGAAGAGGAGCTTTATATAGCCTTTTTCAAATAAAAGTTCAATCATCTCTCGTAACACGGGCATTATCCCTGCATGATGAATTGCAATACCTTTTTCCAATAGTTTAACAATCGCTAAATATTCTGGTAATTCCAGATATTCTTTATAGTTGGGTAATTTAGTCATCAAAATATGTTTGCATTCTTTGTCAATGAGAGCGGGAATGCCACTATCTGCTTCAAAGAGACTAAAACTACATTCTTTGGCGGCTTGTTCGACGTGCTTCCGAGAGAAGACAAAGCAAATAGCGGGGAGCATATTATTTACATTTAAATAGCGAACTAAACTATCTAAGACAAATTGTCTTTTCACGTAAATATTATTTTTATAATTATAATCGAGAATATCTTTGACTTTATAAAAATTTGTTTCATTATAAACACCCTTGGCGTCGGCAATTACAATCGGTTTACTGTTGATGTCTTCTAATTTTTTCTCATAGGGGGTTTTCGCGGCTTTATTAATAGTGCCGTTATGCACGGCTAACCACATATAATGGGTTAAAGGCACAACGCGTTCATTCGTAGAGACTAAATACATATTTTTAACAGATTTATTTGAAGCTATGGCTTGTAGCTGTTTCTCTCTGGCAATCCAGGAGGCGAATTCATCAGGGCGGTCAATAGTAGCTGACAGCATAATTAATTGAACATGAGGCGGTAACAAAAGAATAGATTGCTCCCAGACGGAACCCCGGTCCACGTCATTTATATAATGGACTTCATCAAATACTACGGCTGCGAGATCATTTTCAATGTCTATGTTGAAGGATAAAGGCATAATGCTTTGCTTATTATTGCCATGCTTATCCGTATTGCCCTGAATATTAAATAAGGTATTTCTAAGAATCTCTGTCGTCATTATTAATACATCGGCCTCTGGATTATCTTTACAATCTCCCGTTAATAAACCAAATGAGATATGCGGGTATTTCTTTCGCATATCATACAACTTTTGATTGGATAATGCTTTAATGGGTGAAGCATAAATAACTTTCTTCTTTAGTTGATGAAAATGTTGAATCGCATATTCAGCGGGTAAAGTCTTACCTGAACCAGTGTGAGCAGTAATAAGTACGTTATCACCTTCGACAATACCTTTTAAAGCCCACTTCTGGAAAACACTTAAATTATAATTGGGGAAAAACTCATTAGGAAATTCAGAAGGAGGGGAAGTGCAAATGATAACTGACATGACTAATACTATATATAGAGGGAAGTGTTTAAATATAAAGAATAAAAAATACATAAAGAGAAAGTAGTATAATAAACTAAAAGATGGTGCAAGGAAGAGTGAAGTGGTTCAACGCAAAAGCAGGATACGGATTTGCAACAAACCTGGAAGGTGGAGG